TATGGAATTTAAAGGAACAAAAGATTTATCATACTTTAAAACAAATGCAGAAGAAGACTATATGTATACACCAATATCTGTTTTAAGGTATATATCAGAGCTTGAAAAACAAGAATCAACTGAAATGTTAGAAGCCTTAAAATATTTTGTAAACAGGGTTGAAGAAGGTTCTATAAGAAGTTACACTACTTATAATAAGTATAAAAAACTAATTGAGAAAATAGAAAATCAGTGACTCGATTTAAACGTAAAAACAGAACAGATATAGAGTTTAAAGGTTGCGGTGGGATAACAGATGCTTTAGATGATATGTTAAAAGATTTGTGGAGAATAAACGATGAGGAGTTAGATTACTTAATAGAAAACCTGTCTGATGATGAACTTAATATTATTCTTCCTGCATTTAAAGATATTAGTCAAATAAAATCCGCGATTAAAATTGTTAACGATAAATTAGAAGAGTATGAAACACCAAATAACACTTTGTAGATTTTTAAGTAGTTCTGCTTCCCCTCAAAAGTTCATTCCTATGGAAAATAATAAATTATGGGGCACTTATTCTTTGGAAAATGAAACTTGGGAGAATAAGGAAATTTTCGCAGTAAAAAGAGAAGACGGAAAGGAATTTAGAATAGGTGATCAAGACATTTACAGATTCAGAATTTTAGGAGAAACAATAACAGCAGATAAATCTAATGGAGAGTCTGTTTTAATAGAAAATTTATGATACTAGAAGAATTTATAGAAAAGTGGTTTCCTAAAACTGATGAATGGAGAAACGTAGCTAAGTTTATATTAGAATCTGGAGTTGAAATAACAACAGAACAAAATAAAAAATGGCTACCTGGATATACTAATATCTCTCAATCTTCCAAACCACATCATACAGATGAATTTACACGTTATATGGAAGAACAATTGTTTATGCTCCATGACACAATACATCAAATATTTACTATTACGGTAAATTGTAGTGAAGAAGAGTATATTAAACGTCAAATTTATGGAGAACTATTCGTGTTCTATTTAACAGAGTATGTTATACCTAAAGTTGGGGATGGGGTTCAAAAGAGTATCAATATGTAGAAAGTAAGCGAGATGCTATGGACTTACTAAATATTATTTTAATTGAACAACCTAGATACTCTTATAATATTATAGATTGGATGTGGAGAGTTTTTATAGAAGATGTCGAATTAAAATATATGGATAGATTAGGGGAAATACACTTAGAAAAATATAGAAAAATGTTTAAAGAAGACTTGGAAAACTCTAGAAAAAATTATAAATTTGTCCAAGATTTAGTCATTGACAGAGATTGCTGTATTATTGGTAAAACTTCTCAAAATCATATTGACTTTTTCGAAGCTGTTATGAAAGGCGCGATAAAAAACATAAAGAGAGATTTTAATTTAGAACTACCAGATAGCTGGAATTAATTATGAAACAGATTATGTTAAGACGATTAGAATTACTACAAAATAATATTTGGACAAAAGAAGAAACTCTAGAAAATATTATGGAATTAATAGAAGACTATTCAAAACAATTTATTATATTTGCAGACAGTAATCCAGAAATAGAAGTTCTTGATGAATTATATACTAAGTTTGAAAATTTTTATAGTCAAAATACAGATATAAATGGTAATAGATTATGAAAGAATGTCAACTATATGAAGAAGGTTTTTGTAGTTGTTATCAAATGATGTGTGAAGATATACAAGATTGCGCGCCAAAAATAATAACAAAAAGAAACTTAGAAACAGTTAAAAATATTATAGATGGAAAATAAAATAATAGAATTTATAAGAGAGTTTAATAGTAATTTAGAAAACAGTAATGGTAGGGTTCTATTAGCTCACGAAGATTATGGTTTTCAAGAAGGGATAGTAGTTCCTAGCTTATATTTATGGGATGATCAGAATTGTAATATAGAAAACTTTAAGACAGTTTCTTTATCTAACTTACTAAAACAAATAAGCGAATTAGAAGAAGTTGCTAATAATATGCTTGTAGAGGAAATAGATAAGTTTTTCGAGGAGATAAAAAATAAAATAGATGAAAAATTCACTTATGCAAGATTAAAATACGAAAGAATAGCCAAACTAAGGTGGAGACTTATAATCTCAGGAACATATAATGAAGATATTATGGATGATTTTATAGAAGTTGTGGCAGAGGATTTTAAATGGAAGTTTGATGGTTTAATTTTGGATTATGAGTTAAGTAATTAATTATGAAACAAACAATTTTAAATACCATAGAGGATTTAGTTTCTAATTTTGTCTATTATGACCGAAAAGAAGATGAAGATTTGTCCCAGGAAGATTTAGAACAAGCTGTAAAAACAGGAGTAATTACAGTAGATGAGATTATAGAAAAATTCGCGGAAAAAATTAAGAATAGCTTAGGAAGATGAAAGAATGGTGGAATAACTTAGATATGAACGACAAATATTTGATTCACCTTTATTCTGGAATGTTTGGAAGCGTGGAACAAAGAATAGAACAACTATATATAATTAGAAACAGTTTTAATTTTAAGAAGAAATGAATTGGATATACACAAAAGATCGTTTACCTCGCGTATGGGTAAGAGGAAATTGGGATGGATTAAAAAGTGATGAAATATTAGTAGAAGATAGAAACGGTAAAAGATATATTGCTACTCTATATTCAGGCTTTATTGATGGCGATGATTTCAATGATTGGTATAACAACAATGATTACGAAATTACAGAAGATATTGTTAGATGGATAGAAATACCTTATTAAAATGAGTAATATATTTCCGCAAAAAGAGTTAGAACAGCAATTAAATTATGTAACATCTATAGACCCTTATAGTGAAAATCAATTCTCTATTTCTGTGGCTGTTTGTGATGGTAAAATTTTAGAGTATTCTGCCCGCGACCAAGAACTATTTGATCAAGAAGTTGAAAGAATGAGTCAATATTATAACTGTGAAATTGTAGAGGAAAAAGAACGTGTTTACGAAAACGGTGGAAAAATAAATATAAGTAAAGAGTTTAAAGAAAGAGTGTTAGAGTATGCAAAAGAATACTTTAGTACAGGCAATTGTCAAAGAGAGTTAGAATTATTTACTAACTGGGATTTGATCAATGAGATGAAGAATTACACCACAAAAAAATAAGAAATATGAAAATATACGGCAGCACTCAATATTTCGACAGAGATAAAGAAACAGAAACTTACTATCAACTAAGTGTAATAAGTAAATGGGATTATTGTGGAATAGCGTCTCAAAAAGATATTATTAAATTGGAGTTGTTGGAGAAATTAATTTCGGGCGAAAAGAGTTAAAAACAGAGTAAAAAATATGAAAAATAAATACAGTTTCTTAGTTAGATTATTTATAGGTTTACCAATACTATTTATAACATTTATATTTTGGTGTATAATCTTTTTATGTTCTGACAGAGATTTAGGAAAAGTTTTGAAAGAGACAGGAGACAATTTATTGAAGGAGTAAAAGAAAAATTTAAGGAGGTATGATAAACGAATAAACTTATGGATCTAAATAAAGTACTTATTGGAGATATTGAAACAAAGGGTTTTCTTGAAGACATTCAAGGTTTAGAAACCGATTTACATGTTTTAGGAATTGCTTTCACCAATGAAGATGAAAAATGGGTTGTAAAAACAACTAATAAAAAAGAAGATGTAAAAAAAGTATTTGAAAATCCAAATAATACGATTGTAGGGCATAATTTTTTTATGTTTGATATACCATCTTTAGAAAAAATATTTAAAGATATTAATATGCAAGCTACAATTATAGATTCCTTATTAGTTGCATGGTATATTGAACCTAATAGAATAAAAGAAGGTAGAAAGTATGGATTAGGAGATTATGGAGAGGAGTTTGGTGTTGAGAAGCCTGAAATAGAATCCTGGACAGATTTGACTTATGAAGAATATGTTAACAGGGTTACCGAAGACTGTAAAATAAATACAAATACTTGGATTAAACACTTAAAAATGTTAAGGGATTTATATGAGAATGATGATGAACGTATTAAATCTTTATTAAGATTTTTGATGACCAAAGGAAAGGTGTATAAAATGCACCAAGATAATCCCTTAACACTAGATATAGAACAATGTGAAAAGAATCTCATGCTTTTTGATGAGATGATTAAAGAAAGGGTGGATAAACTTAAAGAAGTTATGCCTAAAATACCTAACCAAGTTGCAAGGACAAAACCCAAAACTTTATATAAAAAAGACGGCTCTTTGAGCGTTGCTGGAGAAAAATGGATGAATCTTGTAAAAGGTTGTAAATTATCCGAAGATTATGATGGAGTAATCAATGAAATAATAAGTTATGAAGAACCTAATCCTCAAAGTCCTTCTCAAGTTAAGGATTGGTTATTCAGTTTGGGTTGGATTCCTGAAATATACAATGAAACTAAAAATAAAAAAGGTGATACAAATAGAGTTCCACAATTAAAAGATAAGGAAAAAAATCTATGTAATTCAATTATCAAACTTGCGGATGATATACCAGAGATTAGAGAATTAACTGATTTAAGCTTATTACAACACCGTAGAGGCTACTTCGTTGGTTTCTTAAGAGATAGGATACGAGAAGATAAAATAGTGGCTAATATTGCAGGTTTTACCAATACACTAAGAATTAGACATAAAACTTTAGTTAATCTAATTAAACCTTCTGCCCCCTATGGAGAATACGTAAGAAGTTTATTAAAACCTCCTGTGGGGTTCAAAATGATAGGAAGTGATATTGGTGCTCTGGAAAGTGTCACAAGAAACAATTTTGTTTATGATATAGATAGAAAATTTGTAGAAGATCAATCACATCCATTTTATGATCCACATCTTGAAATTTGTGAAATTGCAGGGATGATGAGACCCTCAGAAGTGTTTTTTTATAAATGGTGGAAAGAAAAAAGAAAAAATCCTAATATAACTTTTGAAGAAATAGGAGAAATACCAAATGATTTTAATTTTATTTTAGATACTTACCTTACTGATGAAGAAAAAAATGAGTTTCATGATAAATTAGATAAAAAAAGACATTCAGGGAAGAGTACAAATTATAGTAGCATGTATGGCATTGGAAAGGTAAAACTTGGTAAAGATTTAAAAATTACTACAAAAGAGGCAGAAAAACTTATTGATGCCTATTGGATAAAAAATAAATGTGTACGTATATTTAGTGAATCTTGTGAGACAAAAACTGTAAACGGTCAGTTGTGGGTGAAAAATCCTTTAAATAATTATTTTTATTCCTTACGTGGGGAGAAAGACATCTTCTCTACTATAAACCAAGGGACTGGTGATTACATATTTACTTTGTGGCAACACAATTTAATGAAAATGGGTGTAAGACTTTTCGGAGGTTTTCATGATGAAATTATAACTTGCTGTAAACCAGAGGATTGTGAAGAAACTGTTGGTAAATTAAAAAAAGCTATGGAACTAGTTAATAAACAACTGAATTTAAAGGTTGCTATTGGGGTTGATTATAAGATAGGAGACTCATACGCTGATGTTCATTGATGATTACAATTAGTTTAATAAATTTGGTTTGTATTAAATAAATAACTATATTTGCTACTTTAAATTTCTTGGCGGAGATTTTTAGAAAACATATATAATTGAAACACACATAAATAAAGAGATGCCTGTATGATGCTACCGCTATAGCTGACTACAGGTTTTCTCGCTTATATGCGCCAAATGGAAAATAGTAAGTGGGTTAAATTAGTCACAAAAGAAGAAATAATAGAAAATTTAAAACAATTATAAAAATGAAAACAAAAGAAAATTATACAAGACAAGAAGCGGGCTTTTTGAGTTTAGTTTCGGTAGCATTAAAAGAGACTCCACATACATTTCAAGGCAACTGTGCTTATTACTCTATAGTTAACATAGATTTTGAGAAAAAAGAGCTTGTTTATGATATTCAAATTGATGACCATTTGCTATATTATACGTTAGTAGGTATTGCTTTTGCTCATAAATATACTTTTATAGAAAATTTTTAGTGTTTTTTATTTTGCAGTTTAAATAATATGTTGTAGGTTTGTGGTGTGGAAGACGGTTGTTCTTTGTTTTCAATCTTTTTTCGCGGAAATTTAAAAATAAGATTATGACAAAATCAGAAGCAATACAAAAAGCCTATGAAAAGCTAGGAATGGATTGGGATCAAATTAAAAACTTAGTAACAGAAGGTGGTATTTTGGTATTACCCACCCCAGATTATAAATATTCACTCACTGGATATGAAAATTTAATACTAGACAAAGATCATTTTGTTTCATTTGGAACTAATGGGTTAAAATTAATGCCTTCTTCTTTATATGGATTATATAGTAATAGGGGCTGGCTCAAGGTAGAATCCGAAGAAGACTTCCCAACAGATGAGAATGTAATGTATAGAATAGGGATGTTTTTGAATGATGGAAGATTTCATCAAGATAAGAATTTAAGTACATTAAAAACAACTTTAGAAGGTCTCTCATGGAATTACACTCATTATATGCCTGTTCCACTTCCAGAAGACGCAATTTATTAATTTCAAACTAGGAGGAAGGGTATAATTGAGGGTTGGTTTCTTGCGCAGGTTCGATTCCTGCTTTCTCCACTAAAAATAACGAATTATGAAACACCTAATACAACAAAGAATAAATCATTATAAGAATTGTCGCCAGGAATGTGAAGATTGGAGTAATCAGCAAACGGTATTTACAATTAAGATATTAGAATTAGAGTGGGTATTAAATTTAATGGAACAAAAATTATGAAACTAGACTTAGATAATTTTACTTTTTTAGATGGAAGAGCGTTTGAAAAATTTAAAAACGAGTATGACGAACATTTCCGTCAAAGTTATTATAATGGAGCAACAAGAGATGAACATATGGATAATGACTTAGAGTATTTAAAAGTTGCTTTTGAGTTTTTCTTTTCGCGCGGATATATAAAATAAAAGATATGAATAATATAGCAATTTACTCAAATGATGACGAAGATTCAAAACTTTTATTATGTACTCTTTTAGAAAAAGGTTATCAATTAGATGAAGATATTTCTTATAAAGATTTTACATATAGAGTTTATATTCCAGATTTAAATATATTTGTATCTCATTTATGTTTAGAGATGCATTACCCTAAGTACGAGCAAAATTTAATTTATGTAACCGATTATTTATGAAATACATAGAAAGTTATTGGGCAGAAGAATTACCAAACGGAGTTATACATTTGTTAATTAATTGTCGTCAAAGAGAGATTTATTTTCATGCTTTTGCTGACGATTGGTTTTTAGTTTGTGGCACAGAAGAAGAATATGATAATATGGAAAAAGATTGTACCCTTAGAACAGAACAGTTTATTCCCAATAATAAAGATGTGATTTATATTAGAAGTTATATGAAGGAGAAAGATCAGTTGAGTTTCTTCTGGATTCCTTTTGAGCGCGGGAAAAGAAGTAAAAACATAATTTTACAAAGTAAAAAATAATAAGATGTTGATTATGAACACTAACGAAATCATAACAGAATTAGAAGATTTCAGAATTTGGCAAGAAGAAAAACCACAATACGATTTATATCCTCAATCTGATAGATTAAAAATAGCTTTAGAATTAGCAATTAAAAAACTAGAAATTCAATGCAATTAATAGACTACATAGACTTCCACTCAATATTTGAAAAAATCAAAAAAGACCAACTTGAAATGTATCCAACAGCACAGGATTATATTAAAGAGTTAGAATACTATGAGGAAAATTTTGATTATGTTGAAGAAATGTATAAAGCTTTAACTACAGATTTAATTCCAGGAGATGCTGAAGCTAACAATTCTCAAACTTCTTGTGACGCAGACACTATTTGGTTATTAGAAAACAGATTAGAGTTGGTATGGACTATAGGAGGTAATAACGCTACAGAAAATGGCGACGATTATTGGGGATATGGGTGGCGATTTACAATAGATTTAGATAACGAGTTATTTGTAGGATACTCAGAAGAAAATTATAGTTAGTATGACAACACAATTCATAACAGACACAGATCTAGAAACCAACGTATTTTATTGGTTAGATCACTATACAAGTCACGGAGAAAATCATTATAGTGATACTTCGGAGGAAAGAATAGTAGAAATATATTATGATAAAATTGTAGACAGAGTATTAGAAGATTTACCTGAACTACAAGACGATGAAATTGAGGATTTAACTGAGAGGATTAATAAGATAATATGAAAACAATTATTATAATAACCGTCCTTTTCTTTTTATGGCGACAGTATAAACCAGTGATAGAATACATTCCAGAAAGTAAAATATGGGTGTTATATTATAATGGAAAACAAACAAGAAAAATGTTTATATTATGGCAGAACTAAAAGAACCGAGATTACTATATAACTGTATTCTCACACCAGACGGGACAGCTTTAGTATCCAGGCACAGACATGATTATGTAAGTTATGTTGATGATAACAAAGAGACTTACGTAAATGACGGAGGGCTGGATTATTTAAGAAGATCTGTAAATAAAGAGCCTTATATTGATATGTCTATTTATGATACTGATGATTTTGAGACAATTCGTTTTTATTTTGAACGCTGTGGATATGGGAAGAATGGAGATGAGCCTTTACATTATACTAAGTTAAAGGACATGTCAGACGACCATATTCAAGCTGTTATAGATTATGAGACTGAGCGTGGAGGAAAGTTTATTGAAATTTATAAAAAGGAGCAGAAATACCGTAAAAAGAAAGGATTATGACACCAATACAGGAATTACTTAAGCAATTAAATGAAGTTAAATCTGAAAATTCTTTTATTAATACTACAATAAATTTAGTTATAGATTTGGTGGAAGAAAAAATAAAAAAAGAAAAACTGATAATAAACAAAGCTCATGCAGATGGAGTTATGTGGGGATTACAGGCTGTTACAGGAAATAAAGTAAGTGAAACAAATTATTATGAAGAAAAATATGGAATTAATCGAGATAGTAAATAAGTTAGTCGGTAGAATAGATCCTGCTGGAGATGCGAGCAGAGATGATCAATATTTTGAAAATCTAGTTGTAATGTGCGATTTAGTAAATGAATTAGTCACACAAATTGATAATGTAAGTTATAGAAATAAAGATGCATATGAAGCTTCTGTTGTAAAAGCTAAAGATTATGCGTTTAATTTTTTAACTAAAGATTTAGGAATATATAATGAATAGTCCATTTGAACTGTATTTACTTATTTTAGGTGAGCGTTCAGTTGATTACAGTTACACACCAGAAATAATTTATGAACATCTGGATTATTTTAGAAATTGTTGGGAGAATAACTTATCGTGCTATAAAGCACTTGAATTTTTTAGTTTTCAATTATATAAAGATGAATAGCTATTTAGATTTAGAATTCCCGTGGTATCAGAATGGTATCAAAACTATCAAACCGTCAGGGATGATTTCTTTAAGAAAGTTTATCTCAGCCGTTATTTCTCCAAAACCTGATATGATAGAAGCTTTTAAACTTATTCAAGAGGCGGGGAAAAGAAAAGATAAAGGAGAGAAAGACAGATTGAAAACTGAAAAATTATTTTTTACAACACCATCTGTCATAGTTGATCCCATACGTAATTATGAGTCAATAAAAAAATTTCTTCCTTTTGCTATTTTGGAATATGATGATATACCCTATGCAGAAGAATTGAGAGATTACATTTTTGAGAAAAGAAAAGACTGCATTTTTGCTTTTGTTTCACCGTCAAAAACGGGGAGTAAGTTTATTTTTCACATAGAAACTCCTAAAAGTATTGAACATTACAAACAGCTTTATTTTGGAATTGTTTACGACCTAGACAAATTCAAGAATCTGGATTTGAGTAATGAGCGAGTTACCCAACCATTATTCAATAGCTATGATCCTAATGCAAAATTCAGAGAAGATGCTTTAGTTTCTAAAAAACGAGGTTATAAAGAAAATGCTTTCGATGCTAATAAAGAGATAGAGTTCGAAATTCCAGAAAAAATTGATGAAACAGTAGAGAAAAAAGTTATAAGTAAGATATATTTTTTAATGGATAGAATTGTAGATAACGCTCATCCTCAATTATTAGGTCTTTCGTTTTTAATTGGTGGGTGGTCTGGCGCTAACTTCATAGGTCAGGAACTCGCCTATGATACTATGGTAGATGCAATAGAGCAGAATGATTATATGAGCAAAAATGTGCAAGGATATCTATTAACAGCCAAACAGATGTTTTTTAAGGGATTGAATCATCCTGCTGAATTTAAGACTAATTGATTATGACCAGAGAACAAAAATTGCTAACCTTATTACAACCCAAGGATTATGTTTCGAAAATTAAGCTATTTTGTCCTTATTCTAATTTTTCTTGCCGAAAATTTGGTCAATCCGAAAAACTTCCTTACATTAGCCGAATAATTATAAAACCAAGAGAAAATGGGTAATTTATTAGAAGATTTAAAAAAGTATTATACCGAAACTTCAGAAGAACAAATTAAAAAAGATTGGGCTAAAAGTGAAAAGTACGATCAGGTGGGAATTACTGTTGATGACTTTATAAAAATAAATAAAAGCAATATGAATGAATTAGAAAAATTAAGAGAAGATTTTAAAAAGCCTAGATTCAATAATTTCGAGTTAGAGGACACCTTGCGAGCTATATTTATTGACGAAACTAAAAATAAGCTCTGGGCTGAAAAGGGAGACGGAGATGCAAATTTTGCTGAAGAGTATGTCTTTTGGTTAGAAGAATTAATTTTAAGTAATAAATAAAAATTATGGAATTAACAGAACTAATGAAAGCCCTGGCTAAGAAGAACATCTCGACATCTATAAGATATGACCCAGAATACAATCAAGCATATCTAGATTTAGAGACAAATGCAAAGAGTCATTTATATTTGTATGAAGATGAAATATTAAGAGGCAGGTATCAATATGAGAAACGAATAGAAATATATTTTAAAACCGAGGATGAAATAATAACGGAATTGTGTCGAGAATTCATAGAAGCACTGCATGGTAGAGGGTATTATCAATCTGGTTGGGGAGAGATATGTAAAGAAAAGGGTATGGATTTAGAAATTATTTATTTTTAGAGTTATGAAATACGGATTATTTGCAACAGAGAAGATACGAACAGAATATACAACTATAGGACATTATTTATCGGAAAGTTGTTTTGAGTATTTGTGCTCATTCGATTCTGTAGAGGAAGCTAAAGAAGCTCAGAAAAATTATTCAATTAATACTATTATTATACCTCATTATTGATATGACAAAGAAAGAACAATTCATAAATTATTTAAAAGAGCAAGGACTTTTAAAATTATTTTTACCTGTAATTCCAGATAAAGACACTCTAGTTTTTTATAGAGATGTATTTATAACTACTTTTCAACTTTGGTGTTTGAATCTAGCTATTTTATTCTGTTTTATTATGGTACTCCCTTTATTAGTTAAACCTCAATATATTTTAATTGATATTTGGAATGTTATTGTTAAATGGATAACACATCCTTATCAAATTAATTACCTAGTATTTTGCTTTTTTCTTTCACTATATTTAACTTTTTTAGAATCATGAAATATTTATTATTATATTTTGCACCATTAGTGCTTACAAACGCTTTTTATTTTTTGTTCCGCGCGAAAAAAGATAAAACAGATTATTCCTTGTTCATGCAACTAACTCTAGTACCCTTATTAAATTTATTAATATTAGGTCTACAACTAAGGATTTTGTGGGAAGATTATGTAAAAATTAAAACAAGAGAAGATGAGTGATATGATAATATATACAGAAGATGGAGAGTACAATCTACATAATTCTGAACTAATAGAACATCTTGAAAACGATGGATATACTATAATAGGTGATGGTTTACATACCGTTGATTATGAAGGGAATAAGATGCTTAGAGAAATTATACAGTTGTTTCTTGTTTCTGATATTTTTGCGCGAGAAAATATTTATAGAAAATTATTTGATAAAGAAACTGAAGATATAGATTTTACTTTAAATAAGTATAATAACTATGATATTTTTAATTATCTCGACTATAATTCTTTTGACTTCTTAGATAATATAGATAGCCAAGAGACAGTACGCCATTTAGAGGATTGTGGATATGTAGTAAAAGACAGGTGGGAAGAATGAGTAAACTTTTAATATTTGAAAATCGTTTAAAGAAAATAGGAATAGATATAAAAATGTATGGAAATATGCCTTGGATTTATATAGATTATATAAACGGTAAAAAAGTAAAAGAAAAGTTTCAAGGAAATCATGGTTTTACAATAGCTTTCTTAAATAATACTCAAGAAATAAAATTTACAGATTTAAAAACAATATTTAAATTAATAAGACAGTATATATGAACAAACTAAGACAACAACTAAATGAATTAGAAAAAGTGTGTGATGATTTTGCAATAGCTTTTGTTAAGTACATTGATAAATCTTACTATCAACACCCAACTAAAAGGAATTGTTATGCTAAATGTGAAGAAGATTTTCACAGCGGGGAAACATATACAATAAAAGAATTATTAAAACTATACAAAAATGAATAAACCATATATAAGAACAGAAATAACTATAGCAGATGGTGAGCAATCAATGTATATTCAACCAGGTGTAGGAGAGAATATAGAAATATATTTTAAAGAGATAGAAGATCAAAAACAGAGTGATTTGTTTTATATTTCTAAAGATGAGCTCCCAGTTATTATTCAAAAACTACAAGAAATGATGGACTATAATTCGGCGGATAAAAAGTAAATATGAGAAAAGTAAATGAAAATTTTTCGTCAGTATTAATTAATTATTATTTGACAGAATTGTGCACTTTGAAAAAAGGTAAAAAGAAAGGGTTGGGTTCTAACCAATCAGTTTATAATATTACTACTGAGATGTTATCAGAGCATGGCTTACATTCAGATGGTGCAACTACAATTGGTGATTTAACATTTATTCATTTCAGACTAAATAGGAAATTTCCTGCTGAAAATTCAGAATTATTTGATCAAATATATGGTTATGATAATTTAAAAGTAGACATAGGATTACCCTTTGAAACAGACCAATGCGCTTTTAGTTTTGAATATGATACTAATAATAAAAGCTGTACATTGAGGAAAAATGTATGGGGTAGGGTTGAAAAACTAATGTATTTCGAAACCTTTAATGATTTGTGGGTAAATTATAAAAATGCGAAATCTTTTGAGAAGGTTTTACAAATCGCGGAAAAAGAGATAAAAACAGAGAAATAAATACGATACAATCAATTTTAATAATTTACAGTATAATTACAGGTGTTCATTTTCTTGCGACAGGGCTATACCTACTACAAGATGATATAGATGAAATAGATGGTTTTTGGGATTGGGTAATATACAATGTATTTTGGATAGTACAACCTATAAAAGCTATAATTAAATTCGTAAAAACAAATATAAAATAAATGGATAAACAGAGAAAGTATTCAGAAGAACAAATTAAATATGTCCAGGATTTAGTAGAGGCAGGAAATAATGTTACACCTTCTGCTAAACTAATGTGTGATTTTTTTAATATTCCCTATAACGAGTCTGTCGGGAGGGTTTTTAGAAATAAGATGCAAAAAACAGGAGTCACTGCGAATACTACTTCAATAGAAGATACAGATGTCTTTAAAGAGGCTCAGAATAAAAAACATGACTCTTCTAAAAAACGATTTTTAATTAGTTGGGCACAGTCAGAAACTAAGGTGCATAAAGGATTTCTTAAAAATATGGAAGCTTATTCAAATCATATTGATGCTCAGATTCTTATTGTTGCAGGAAGGTATCGGAATCCGACATCTCTTTCCGCAAGTAAAAGTATAGAGGATAAAGAGAAAAACGTTAAAAATTCGTGGGATGAGTCGGTATTACCCTATTTAGATGCTGCAAGACATAATATACATAAACATTTAGTAGTTTTATCAGATGTTAAAATACAACCAACTGCTTCTACTCCTATTCAAGGTTTAAATAATATTACAGGATTGGAAAGTTGTATTGTAGGTCATCCTAGAGTGCAATTAAGGTCTTTACCTGTAGTTGAAGGTTACCCAAGTAAAATGGTTTTAACTACTGGAGCAGTTACTGAATCAAATTACACTGATACTGCTATAGGAAAAAAATCTGAATTCCACCATCAATTAGGATGTGTAGTAGTAGAGTTAGATAAAGATATTTTTCATATACGCCAAATAACCGCAGATGATAAAGGGGATTTTTACGATTTAGTATATTGTATTAAATCAGGAGAAGTGCATCAATGTAATGAAGGTGTTCCTGCTATTGTTTTTGGCGATTTGCATATTACAGAGCATAACCCTGAAGTAGTAGAAGCCTCCTTCGATTTAGCTAAAAAATTAAAGCCAAATAAAATTGTTTTACATGATGTTGTAAATTCTCACTCTATCTCTCATCACGAAAAAAGAGATCCTTTCTTACTATTACAACGTGAAGAAGATGGTTCCTGGGAGCTTCAAAAAGAGTTAGACACCGTTATTGAATGGTTTAATGATCATCCTAATTTTAATTATGTGGCTGTTCGTTCTAACCATTGCGAGTTTATTGACCGCTGGCTTAGAAATGAAGATTGGAGAAAAGTGAGTAATAAACGATTATATCTAGAATTTGCCAATCTTATAGCTGAAGGAAAAGCCACTAAAGGAATTGTTCCATATTATTTAGAAGAGAGGTTAAGCAATGTAAAAGCTTTAGGTATTGATGAAAGATTTGATATAAAGGATTGGGAATTATCAATACACGGTCACATTGGTGTTCATGGATCTAGACCTAGTCCAATACAAATGAAAAATCTTCCGGTCAAAACAATTACAGGGCACTCACATGTTGCTCATAGAGTAGACGGGCATTTATCAGTCGGTACTTTAACTTATTTAAGAGTTGGTTATAATCAAGGAAGTAGTGCATGGAGTAATTCAAATGTTGTTATTTACCCTAACGGTAAAGCTTCACATGTTCATATAATAAACAATAAATATACAACTCTATTTTAATGAATTTCCCTCTCTAACCCAGAGGGATTTTTCATTTACACTCTATTTTATTTTAAAAATTTTTTACTATTTCTCTTGTGTATTAAATATATTCTTTGTAGGTTTGTCAAATATTAATCTGCTGTTTATCTGTTTATGCGGCGAAAAAATTATAAAATATGATAAATTATGAAGAAATAAAAGCTAAAATGGATGCTTATCTGGAATCTGAAGAATGTAAAGAGTATTTCCGTAAGATGAGGGCATGGAATAAACGTGAAAAATATCACTCGGAAAGAGTACATGAGTTCATCAAACTTAATCCAATATATCTTGAGAAATTCTTAATATGGGAAGAAAAGTATCAAGAACGAAAATATAAACAAGGTGTAATTACAAATTCAAGACTGTTCAATATGATATTTGGTATTTGGTCACAATACGGCAAGGAAACAAACAAAGATTACAAAAAAGATAAGTATGGATTTTTAGGGGGATCTTATAAGTATTTGGGGTATAAAATGCAGGTTTTTATAGGTCAAGGTAGTTTTCATAGGGTTTATAAACATAAAGAATGTATATTTCAAAGTAATTAATAATTTAAAAATAAATAAAATATGAGAGTATCTGACGAAGCAGTGAAACAGCCATTAAAATTAGATGGTAGGAAAGTAATTGTTCAAGAAATTAGTTGTTACGAATACGTTAAAACGGATAAAGCTTTTATTTATAGAAAAGAAGTTATATATCACTTCAAAAATGAGGAAGAAGCAACGGAATATTATTATAAAAATAAATAAGAGAGGGAAATACAAAAATAGATATGATAAAATTAGACGAAAATTCAAACGCACAAGCTTGGGAATTAGAAGTAGTTTGTAGAAATAAGAAATATTTAGACGCTGTAGTAAAAGCTATTTTAAAATATGGCTGTATTGGTTTTGAAGTAGAGGCTGGAGAAGGTGGTTATAAAAAAGATATATGGGACGGTAGATATACTGTTTTAATTTGGTGCAGTTGGTTTAGTTATTTGGGAAAATTAGGAGTAGATTTGTCGGATATTGAAGAAAAATTAGAAAAAATATGAATTACAAAACAAAAAGAAATTTAGTTATTGCCTTAGACATAGTTCTTTGGATTGCATTATTATTTTTTGGATTTAAATATTTTACAGGATGTTAAAGAAAATTAGAGAAAAAAGAATTGAACAGTTTAAAAAAGATTTCCCAGATTTTAAAGTTGCCAAGAAAACAGGATCTTTGTATATTCCTATAGATGAGCAAAAGATTCCTAAAACTATTAAATATAATGGTAGAGCAATTACTAAAGGAACGATTAATAAACTAGGAACATTTCAGCATTGGGATATCACAACTAACAGAAGAGTTTATTTGATGAGTCCAAAAGGAAGATTAATGATTAAGTATCCTAATAAGAATTTTAAATCCGTTACACTAAAAAGTTTAAGAGGAGATTGTAATGATCTCTCTAATGTCTTTTTTATAGGTAAGAAATATGAATGGTTGAAAGATTATGGAAAATTACAGGCTTACAAATTCTTTCAAGGTTTTAATTCTTTGGGGGAAGCTAAAAAATTTTTAGGTTATTCTTTTATCTCCGATGAAGATTTTGTTAAATGTTTTTCGGAGTACGATGTTGATGCTCTAGAAGTAATGATCTTAGCTAAAGAAAAGAAAAACGCAGTGAATTTACTTAAGGATATAAAATCTGAAACTATAGATATTTTAAGAGATTATATCAGCATGTGTCAGGATAATGGGTTATCTATTGAAATTCCCGCAGGTAAAAATAAACTAGAGGAGCTACATGATTCAGCTAGATGGGAAATAAATAAAATGACTGCTGAATATTACTCTAAAGAATACAGATATGGTATTAAAGAGGATTTTACAGAATTTTGGAAAGAAAGTGGACTTGTTTTTAGACGTTTAGAAACACCATATGAAATGTATACGCAAGGTTTGAAACAACATCATTGTATAGGAACAAATTATGCCAAAACATTACATCAATACGCTTTTTATACTTTTACTTTTGAAGATAATGAGTATGATATGCAGATTTATAGAGATGGTACAATAGGGCAGTTTTATGGAAGAAAGAATTGTAGTCCTCCTGAAAGTTTGCGTGAAAAAATAAAACAAACTCCTACTTTAAAATTTCAGTTGGAAGATACTAAACCTGGATTGGACAACTATCCTATGATAAAGGAAGGAAGTAATGAAGAACTAATACCATTTTAATGAAAACAAATATAAAAATTATGATAGGAATTAAATGTAAATCAGGGCACGTTTTTTCAGCGTGTAATGAAAATTATATAGACGCGGAATGGAAATTACAAGAAGCTTATTATAAAGCTCAGGGATGTGAAATTGAGTTATCTGACGAGGTTAGATTCTCTGAATGTGATTGTGAACATTGTCAGTCTTTAGAACATGAATTTGAGAATTTGATTGAAGAAATTATTACTAATAGCGAAAATTAAAAATTATGTCAGCAACTTACGAAGGATTTGAAGAAAAAGACATCATTACCCCTGATTTAATAGGTGAGAAAATAATAGAATATGCTAAAAAATACGAAGGTACAGATAAATATGGGGCAGTTATGCTAGCCATAGAATTTGGTTATGAGTTAGCTTTAAAAAATCTATAATATGAAAATATATAAATTTGAACATAAAGGGATAGGCGGAGAGACTGATTGGGTTTGCGCGCCTAATATAAAAGAAGCAAGAGATTTTTATTCTGGTGAATCAGGTATTAGGTCTTTTGAGAATTTTATTGTTAAAGTTTTAACTAAGGCTGAATTAGAAAATAGTTACTTACTTGATTTAGATGAACCAGAGCCAGATTGGGATGAGTATGAAGGAGATTTAATTGAAGATGATTTTTGTTGCGGTTATTTGGTTATACAATCTTTTGCGGAATATTTAAAAACAGCTAAGTATACAGATATGGTAGCTACAACAGCTTATTAATTATGAAGAACGATAAAGGATTATTTATAAAAGATCCAGATAAATTTCGAGTACCAAGAAAGTTAAAAAAACAAATTCCTAAAGATACTTTTTATTGTTATAAGCCAACTTCGGATTTTCATTATCTTAAAAGTGGAAATTATGGTTTTACTGTTAAAACTTGTCCTTTTTATACTTGGAAAGCATTTAAAGATATGAAACCATTACCTTCTTGGATAGACGATGACTATTTAGAAGAATTCGGAGATGTTGAAAATGGCTGGTGTAAACTAGTCAAATGTGAAATAGAGGATCAATGTAAAAGTTGCGGATTAAAAACAGGGTATTAATTATGGATCAAATAAAAATAAAGAGAATATGAAAGAATCAATACACAATCTAGTAAAAGTACTAGAACAATTAGAAGATTATTTAGATTTTACTGTATTTTATACTTATGAAGAGTTTCTTTCTTCTCATCATTTTTGCCCCGCTTTTGACTTTGAAAGGGACTACTATGAAATCCAATATGATAGTGATAATGATTTGCAGATTTTACGATGGGTTTTAAAATCAGGTAATTATGAGAAAGGGTTTGTTTTAAGTGAAATAGAGATAAAAGAATTAACCTCAAATTTAGTTACAGGTTGGGCAGAAAAAGTTTTAAAAACTAATAAAGAGGGAATAGAAAAAATAAACGAAGACAACTGGCAACATTTCTTAAAAGGAGATATTATTACTTCAGAGTTTAGTGAAGATGTAATTTATTCTATAAGAACAGAAAAATTAAGCAGAGAAGAAATTATGGACAGATATAAAATTAAATTATGAACTGGAAAGAAGAAAATGATGAGTGGTATTTAAACACACCTATAGGGAAAATGAGGATAAAGAAAGACTCTGGAACTTACGATGCGTATTGTAATGACAATTTACTAGGTTCTTATTGGGATTTAAAAAATGCACAAGACGAAGTTAAAGTAAATTTGTCTGTAACCTACTACAGACTTAAAATATTATTAGAGTTATGACAGCACTCCAATTCCTAAAAGAAAAACAAGAAGAGCATTTCAAATTACATGGTGTATATGCAGATGTAGACAGTAAGATAGCTCAGTGGATGGAAGAGTATAAGAATTTAGATAATTATACGGATGGCGTTTATAATACTTTATTGAATAACATTAATAGGGTGGAAGTAATTAATCATAATTCTTCTAGATTTGATATTGGTTGTATTTTTTCTTTTCGCGGCAATATTGAGTTACAATTACAAGACAATAATAAAACTATAAAAGTGTTTATATGAAAACTACATTATTAACTACAACAGCCATTTTCTTAATGATTTTGGCTTTTTCTTTTAAGTTCGAATTCGCGCCGAAAAAAGGATTCAAAAAAGTAGAATTAGATCAATCTATAAAAATAATAAACTTAACTTCTTATAGGTATTTAGACACTATAGCTAGCGTAGCTGCGAAAAGCTTACGAGTAAAAGATGTCACTATTATAATTACAGATATTCCAGGAGAATATTTATATGAAAATGCTTTACTAGCTTATACAGAGAAAATAGATGATATTTATTATATTAGAATGAGATATGATTATGGAGTTTATTTAGGGTGTTTAATTAGTTGTCATGAAATGATCCATTTATCTCAAATGTATTTTGGAAGGTTGTTTATTACTAATGATGGTTTTATTTTTGATAATGAATTTATTCCATTTACTTCTAATTATGAAGATAGGAAGTTTGAAGCAGAAGCTTTCATGTATGAAATGTCATTAAAATACGAAGTAGATTCTATTTTAAGCCACGATTATTAGATTTGTATATTCGTCTATCAACTTATAAAAAATAAGCCCTTAGAAACGTTAATTTGTCTCTAGGGCTTTTTGGTTTTTCAACTCTAAGTAACTATAATAAAATTTTCTGCATAATATAGATTCAATTTCTTTTAACTTTTTTTCTTTGTGAAGCAATTTTGCCTCTTTATATTTTCTTATATAACCTAATTCTGTAATATAAAATAATCCTGCATAATCTGGAAGTAAATCTTTTACTTTTTCTAAAAGAGTGTAAGGTACGCAAAAATAAAACCTATTGGGAATGAATACAGGAATACATTCTCCTTTTTTATACCAAATTAAAAGACCATCTTCTTTTCTTGCATAATCGCTTTCTGCGACGACAAAACCATTTTTTAGGATACTGTGCTTACTTTTCTTAAAATCTGCCTTAAAATCGCTAAAACTTACCTTAACTTCAATGTCTAGGCAATAGCCATTCTCTTTTACTACTAAAAAATCTGTTTCTTTATAATGATGGTCGAAAACATATGTATTAGAAACCATGTATCTGGAGTTATTTGAAAAATGCGATCTCAGTGCGTTGTCTATATCTTTTGCGGTCATACTAATTTGTAGGCTTCTGTATTCTTTGTAATTCTTTTCTTAGCCTTTCTTCTTCCTCATACTCAAGACTTGTAAAAGCTTCTACATATTTATCAATCAATATCTCAATACAGTCATCGTAATTAAAGCGTCTTATATTGATTCCTAACTCTTGCATTTTATCTAGGTTTTCTTTAGCTTTTGGTGTCATAATACTCTATTTTAATTACTGCTTTTTCAATTAATTCTTCCAATACTTCATGGGTCTTCTCTTGATAATACTCACGATATCCCAGAGTATATTTCAAAGACCCTATTAAAGCATTCATTGCTTCTCCTTTCTTTTTCCAGGAAAATTTTCCAGAGTTCATTACTAATAAATCTCCTTCAAAGTATATTCTATAACCTGCTTTTGAACTTGTTTTTAACTGTTGTAGTTCTTGTAATATTTTATCTGTCATATAGTCTTTCTATTATTGCTATTTTTAATTTTGTTTGTCATAATTTACCTTGTTTTAAAAGTATTCTAATATACATTATCAATCTTCCTAGATTATTTTCACCCACGTTTGGATTCTGTTTTAGATCAACTCCCCAAAAAATGTCATTCCAGTAGTTTCCTTCCTGTATATTTTCATTACCTGTGTTTAATAATTTACTTCTAAATGGCTCTTGAGTAAACTTTTTGACCAGTAATTTATACATTATTTCAAGTTTAACCTCTTCCCAATCTTTTCTTATCTGAATATTTTTAGATTCTTTTTTAACGACATTCGGTGGGTTTTCCAGACAAAATTTAAACCAGCTAACATCATCTGTGTTCTTTTGTGCCATATAAGCATTTTCAACAGATTTGTAGATTAGCCCATTATGTATAATATCACATGAATACATGTTGGATAGCCAATTATATTCTCCTCTGAAGTTACTTATCATATTCAGGTATTTCTGTCCAACGTTCTACTATCTCATAACTTTTTCTCCCGCCAACACAATACCAATTTCCATGGTAAGATGCTATTCGGTATTCGCTCCACCCAGGAGTTTTAGTATTATTTACCCAAACTAATACATGTCTGTCATTATCAGGTGTTTTGTCTTCTACAAGATGCCATTTATTTCTCATAATTCTCCCATTTCTTTTAACTGTTCTCTGACTATCTTCAAGTCACTTTCTGTCTGCTCTCTTATTTTCTTGCGCAAAACTGGGTCACATTCATAATTCAAAGCTGTAAACACTGATCTCGGCGCATTTTTAGGAAAAGACATTTTAAGTCTGTGTTGTTTGTAATACTCGTAATCCTCTAAAGTTTTACAATAATCTCCCGACCCTGCCCAAATATGGGTGTGTCTTCCCCAACCGTTTAGGTTTTTAAATTCATTCCAAGTTAGTTTACTCATAATAAATTATATTTAATTAAAAATTGTCTGTGCCTAAATTCTATTTCTTCATCAGTTAATACCTTATCCCAGAAATCTATTGAAATACCTAGTGTGTCATACAGTAATTTAAGCATACGCATTTGCATTCCTTGATATTCTTGTATTAATATTGGTTTAATTTCCATTTCTATAGAATCTGGGTGCATCATTCATCCAATAATATTTTTCATATTGCTCATACCATATTCCATTTATTCGAAAATTTTTACAACCTAAATTCCAGCTTATATCTGCATTAGGAAAATATTTTCTAAATATAGGAATTAATCTACTTGGTAAATTACCTATGTATACCTCACAATTTGCTATAACTGAATTTATATCTTCTAAGTTATTAGCATCTAATTCTTTATTTTCTATAAAACTAACTGACATTTATTTAAATATTAAGTAAAACTTCGGAAAAATATATTTATTCGGCGCATAAAAACTAAGAGTATTTTCATGAAAATCATATCTGAATTTTGCTTTGGAAATAGGTATATAATCTTTAACCAATTTTAAAATCTCTTCTTTATTTTTATCTTTATTTGCACGAATTAAACTTTCATACTCCCAGAAAACTTTAGTATCGTTAAAACCTGAACTTCCGTATTTTGTGAAATACTCATAATCGATTTGGCTGTAACTTTTTGTATATTCTACTCTCATATTTGTTATTTTATAAATTCTATTACTGCCCACATCCAAATAAAATGAAATACCTGATCCACTACAAAATGACCCCAAGGCAAAACTCTTTCATATTGATTATTGGCAACTAAAGCATTGTGTTTTAATTCCCTTTGAAAACTTCCCATAGTTTTACACCACCAAGATACAAAATTTGTTCTGTCTTGTATCCAATGTTGTGCGTAAATTAATAGTATTTGTACTGGGGTTAAATTTGTTAGAAGAAAAGGTAGTATATAAAGAGTTACATGTAAAGTACAACTCCAATTGTTTTTCTTTTTATTTACGGCTTGCCAATCATTTTGTAATAAAAAGTCGCCTATAAAATGGGCTAAAACCCAAGGTAAATTTATCATAAGTGGTATTTTGGACAATTATTACTATGCTCTCCTGTGGTCATATAACAGCAGATACATTCATTATTTACTTCTGAGTTTTCTCGCTCATATATTTTATTTTCTAACCATTCTATATAATTTTGATTAGAGCTTAAAAACATATATTCTACAGAGTCTGTGGTTTTATTCCAACACTCTGATTCAAATTCTCCTCTTAATGTCATAATTTAAGTTTCTTTAATAGTTCCTCGATTGTTTCTAGCGTACTTTATTTTATGTAATTATGTGATGCTTTACACAGCTCAGTAAATTTTTCTTTTAACCAATTGTTTCTTAAATCTAACAGTTCCTTTTTAAATTCTTTTTCCGCTGATTTTATAGAATATTCTTTCCCTATAGATTCTAAATTAGTTTCATCTAATTCGGTTGTAGTGAATATTTCTTTTGAGTCATCGCATTGCCAATAAAAGCTAATATACTCTAAATGAAGATTTTTATATTTACAAGTAGCAATATCAGTTTTTAATACCATTGGTTTATTTGTTATTGGACTGTTCATCTCTTTCTGCTTAATATCTTACTTATCACTTCTTTATCAGTATAATTATGTCCTAAGAAAGTACTTAAATCTTAGGTTGGTAGTGAATCTACCCTCGCATTCGGATGTATACAATAAGACTCTTCTTTAATATATGGATTTTCTCCTATATAAGTAAAAGTTAAACCCATTCTATATTTACTTGGTTTCCATTTTTCATATCTGCCTGTTTAAATACAAATTATATCTAGCCCATCTCTCCATCAATTCAATCTTTTGGTGTTTAGCTTCTCTTAATACTAATCTCCACCATATTCTTTTAAGTCTTTTCATATTTTATAATTCTAATTGGTATTCCTTTCTTCTTAGCCTTGGAAATTGAATCTGCTGTTCCATTACTACCTGTTGTTATTGCGATAAGATAATCTGAAGCATCAACTATTTGTGTGTTTCTTAATAAAGGTGCTAATTTTGGTGGATTATTTTTGTAGTCGGGTAGAAATTCAATCATTTCTAAATTAGGTCTTTCTTTCCAGTATTCTCGGCATAATTTATCGACCCCAGTAGCACCACCACTTACTAGACAAATATTTTCTTCTATATTTTGTAAATAATAGTCTAAAGTTTTAAATACAAATTCGCGATCTGAAATTGACCTTGAACCTACTACAGCTACATATTTCATATTTATTTAGTTTTAAATTCTAGAGAATGATTTTCCCAATTATATTTCGTTATTCCTCTGCCATAGTTTTTCATACATAGTCTAATAAAATCGAAGTAGCTTATAAAAACACCCTTATACTCAAATCTTAGATACTGTACCATTAAAACACTTTTAAAGTTATCATTTCTTCATCATTTTCGATCATCAACTCAAAATCTTTATTTACAATAAACGCAAAGTCTGGATTTTTAAATACAGTCCGTAATGCTTTCCAATCATCATCTATAGAAAAAGCTAATATTAACTCTTCATTGTCTGATACACCCAAACAATCTAAGTATAAATCTGTTTCTAAACTTATTTTTACATTTTGTGTTATACTGACATTTTTATCCCTCCAAGATTCGGCGAATAAAATTACTCTGCCATCCTTCTCCTGTATCTCGCTATTTCTTAAATAACTTGAAATATGTATTAGTTCTAGCATAAGATTGGCATTGAATCAGATTGAACACATCCAGGGACAGGAATCATATTATCGTTATTCATCATAACTGTAAATTTTTCATGAGTAGCTTTACTGAATCCATTATACCAAGACTTAGAATATTTAGCATCTATTTTACTAAGTTCTATTAAAATATGATAACCCCCTCTTGTTTTAATAATACTATTAGCAAAAGCATTCGAATTTACAATATTATTTTGAATAATCCAACTAAATAACTCAGTTTCTGATAAATTTTCTCCTTCCTTTAAATCAATATCTATATCAAAATATTTTCTAATTCCTGAAACTTGCGTCATATTTAAAGCAACCGATTGAGGGTTATAAATAGTTTTACCATCTACTAAAAATTTAGTCAGTTCCTGTATAGTTCTAAGTCCTGCCTTATGCATGTCTCTAGGATTAGGTGTAATATATAAAGCTAAACTATCCTGATTTACAGGTATACTATCGCACTCATAAGAACCTAATTCAACCTCTAATTTTCTTATTTTGTTTATTAATTGTTCCTTAGAGGCTGTGAACCTTTTAAGTTGCCCTTTATCGGCTTTGAGTCCTTCAGTGTAACCATATTTTTTCCGCGCAAAAAGAGAAACATAAAATTTTTGACCATCCTCTAGCTTTGGTAGCCAATCAATAAATCTTTGAAGTTCTTTTTCGTCCTTAATAATATTATAATTCATTATTTCTTATTTTAAGTTCTAACTGTTTTGTATACTCAATGCCTACTTTATCAGGTAAGTTACTGTTTGTGTAAAGTTCTTCTAAATCTTTAGTCTTTTGTGTCCACTCTTCAATAATTCCTTTTAAATCTAGATCTCCTCTCTTAATGCTTAATAGGTAGTCTCTGTCTTTGGTTCGGTCTACATTTATCGTATTTTCTAAAGGAATTTCTTGGGCTGTCATAATGAGTCTCACTAAATGTAAAATATTTTTTGAATCTAATTGTTGACCGTGTTTTTTATTTGTTGCAGTTCTATTTTCATTTCTATTCTTAAGCCATTGTTCATATTCTCTATATTCTTTGCAATGTGTTGAGTAGCTTTCTCTATTCCAATAAATAATACCTTTCCAATTATTAATAAGGTATTTTTCAATCTCAGATTTTCTAGGTTCATTAGAGTTGATATCACCAATACCTTTATAATTTCTAGTTTCAAATTTTAGATCTCTAGTATCATTAACCCATTTTATATCGTCGGTATAAAGACGGTAACTGTCTCTGAACCCCTCTATTCCTGCTAAACCAATTTGATTTTGATTATAGTCATTATTTTTAAGCCAGTCTTTAAGAAGATAAGTTTGACCATCAGCTCTGTCTACAATTTTACAAAAATCTAAAATATCTTTTCTTACTACTCTACTTTCCTCCCAATTGTATTTTTTATTTAAACCTGAAGCTTTTATTAATTGCGTTTTTGCATATCCTGAATAAGTTTCATAACATTTTTTAGTTAAGAAATTATTTCTATTTGCCTTTAAATATTCATACTCTTTAGAAATTTCTAAAATACAATTTTCGGGTAAGAATAAAAGTTCAAGAACATTAGGATTACCAGTAGAGACTAACTCTAAAAAACGTCTTAATTCATAAGCCACATCATCTTTATTAATATCTATTTGAGGTATATAGTTATTAGAAAGAATATCCTCATTACTTTGAATATAGATAGTTTTGTAATCTATATCGGATGTTTCAGTAGCTAACCCGTAACTCTGACTCCCCACAATTCCTCTAAAAATTATTCTTGCATTTTTTGGTAAACTGTTTATCATACTTCTTCTATATTATATTCGTACCCTACCACTTTAGTTTTATACTCCATTCCTAAAAACTTTTTTATTCTTTGTATTAAGTTTTTTGGCGCGAGAACTTCTCTAACATCACTTACTACTTTATAGTAATATAGATTAGGTGTGAAATGTGTTGTCATATCTTCATCAATCCATATCTTGAATGATTGTGGATTTGTTCCTGGTTGTTCGTTCATAGTTTATTCTTTTAAATATTCCCATAATTTGCTTGATGATTGATGTTGTCTCATATCTTTCAAATAAAACCTACAATCATAAGAGCCGATCCAAGTATCTGATGTGTAGCTCTGATCGTGTAACCCATTCCATTCTTCCCAAGAATACTCTTTTGTACAACTACCTAAACATAATTGACCCTTATTCTCGGTATATGTCATCACTCCTATTTTATAACCATATTCCTTTATATACTGTTTTAGATCCTTTTCTTTAAATGTTTCTAAAATTAAATTATAATTTTTGGGATATTTTCTTTTTAACCATTTATTGAAGTCCATTTTATATTTTTTTAGTTTTCAATCTATCAATTTGTTTTTTGTAGTTTTTCTATTTCACTTTCGATACGCGGTTTTTAATATTTGTTCTTTCATATATGGTTAATTTATTTGACAAATATAATAGGTTTTTAATTAATACACAAATAAAAAAGCGGAAAAGTTACTCTCCGCTTTATTTTTTAAATTTAGTTTTCTTCTTCGTCAACCAGCAATGGGTAAACGCTGAGATAGTCTAGCGTTTTATTGTCCTCCAAGTTAAAAAAACGATATGCGTTTAAACTTCCTGACACATCTCTAAACAAAGAATTATAATCCTTGGCTAGCGGAACATATTTGTAAAAATATCGCTCTCTTTCAGTTAAGCCACTGTAACGTCCTTTCTGAACGATTTCAGAAGATCCTATGTCCCCTATATCAAACGCCATATCAATAGTGTTAAGCCCGACCACCGCATCATTAAGTGTTCCGTAAATATTACTTGGTACGCCTATCGAACTTGACATCACCTCTGAGGTCGTTCTCATTAAAAATAGATTAGCCACTTGAAAAGCATAACTATCTTTATCATCGTCATCAAGTTCTTTAAGTCCCATAACAAGAAGTCCAATCATAAGATTTAAAACTGTCATTTCTGTAACACCTCTTATTAGGTTTTTTCTTGTGGTTGTATTCCCGTTCTCCCAGCGTTCTTTTATATATTTTACTATATCCTTTGTTTTACCGCTTTTAACATCATCTACAATACTAGACACTACTCTCCACGGTGTTCTCCAGCTTCCTTCTTCAATGTTTCCACTTAAAGTATTTAATTGCCTTCCTTTGAATTTAGATTGCGCCGCCAAGTATAACCAGCTTCGGTGAGTGGTTAGAAAGGAGAATATTGCATTTCTGGCTGCCATAGAACGATCAGATTCAGAAATTTGTTGATCAACTGCTTGGATAGCAAGTTTAACTCTTGAAGCAATTCCTGCATCTTTACCATCCATAAATTCTTTAGCTTCTTCAGCTGTCATTCCTGTATTTAGCTCGTCTGCAATTTTTTGATAGTCGTAAGTTACAACTCCTGATTCAGATACTTTGGAAACATCTGTTATGTCTTTATATTGTTTCCATATTTCTCTTATTTCTTTATCCGATTTTCCTTTGTTATTTTCTTTAAAATCTCTGTATTGAATGAGTTTGCCATCTACAAATCTATGATCACACAAAACTGCTAAACCTGTTCTTGGATTTATTGGGAAGTTAAACATAGTGTGAGCTACATATGCAGAACGACCTAAACCTCTCACTGCTTTACCGTAATTAGAATTGTTGTATTTTTCTTCTGTTTCAAACCATCCCCATTTAGCTCCCATAGAATTTAACCATGAAGTAGTCTGAAAATCCATTACTTCTCTTGTAGAATCTCCTGCTGTATCTTTAAATATCTTATTGGCGCGATCTAAAGCCGATCTATCCACTCTCTCTCCAACAATTTTTTCTATTCTTAACTGTACTGATCCTGATAAAGCAGATGTGATTGGAATAGTTAAATTATAAGCTAAATTTCTAAATCTAATAAATGCACCAAAAGATTTTAAAACACTTCCCCAATTTCCTTTTACACCAAATAACTGGAATTCTTTACTAAATGTCTCCTTCACTCCGTAGAAATTATGTTTCATAGAATCTTCAAACATCTTATAAACATTACTTGATTCAACAGCTAAGTTATTTTCAAATTGAGATCCTAATAAAGCTTTTTTAATAGCAAGCATATCCCCAATATTAGCTTTACGTGCTTTATATAAATTAGATTCTTTATTCATCCAGATATAAGACTCTAGCAACTCATCTGTAGCTTCTCCTTGATTTAATTTTCTAAGTCCAAGTTTGGGTATAGAAGATATTACCATGTTTTTAGCTGTATTTCCTGCCGAATCTTGTCCTAAACTTGCATCGTCTTCTCGGAAATTTATAAGCTCATCTACCAATCCTCTAACTCCTTGTTTTTTATTTACTATGTCTTCCCATTTTCTAAGTTTTCCTTTTTCTTTTTGAGGAAGTAAATATATATTATGGGAGTTAGTCATTCCATAATTTTCTACAGTTTGTTTTTGTAATTTTACAAATTCTTGTCTGGCATCAAATTTATCCTGTATTTGTTTAGGAGTACCTTCTTTAGTGGTTTCTTCTCCTGTTTCGAATAGTTGAACTAAATCTATATTATATTCTTTTAAGAATTCTTTATTGACATATTTGTTTAATTTACCTTCCTTGTAAAGTTGATCTACAGATTTATTTTTAACATCCTCTAAAGTCGTATCTACCTCAAATGTTCTAAATAAAGGAGTTCCTTGTAATTTGGCTTGATTGAAGTGCGGATTTTTGTTATTAGCTTCATTAGCTTGTTGAAAAGCATAATTAGGAGAAATATTTAAATACTCATACTGCCCTTCTTGATAATTTTTAAGGAAATCTGATGCACTTATTTTATTATTTCTTAAATCTGACAAAGCTATATCTACACCTGTTGGTTGTGATTTTCTAAAATAAGGTAAGAGTCTTGTATAACTATATTGTAATAAATCATTAGTCATAGAAGCAAAAAGCTGTTCCTCTGACATTTCGTTATAATCTGATTCAGATAAATTAAAAACTTTTTTATATTCTTTAGGTATTCTGTTTATAGCCCCTCTTGAAAAATCTTTCACAAAACTTCTTAGTTCCAACACTTTCTTTTTATTCTTTTGTGTTGAGTGTTCAATTATTTCAGAAAATATTTTATTTATGTTATCTACTTCATCTTCGTTCAGATACTCTTTATTGTAGTCTAACTGAAAAACTAAATGCTTGTCTGCCATATAATTTACAAAAGACTCATTAGGTATAGTTTCGGATATATTGTCTTCTTCTATTTCTTCTGAGCGTGAAACTAAATTACTAGCTTGGGAATAGTAATCCTCTAAATCTTGGGCGTACTGTTTTACCATCCCTACTTCAGTTGATTTTTCCATATTCTCATAGCTAACTTCGGAAGGATTATTCATCACTTTATTAGCCTGTAAAATGGTATTCATTTTTTTGGTAGTGGATGCGATTTTATCTATTAAATTTTGTATTTTCCAATCATTATCTCCTCCAAGTTCATCATTTAATTTATCTAATATAGAAGGTCTGTTTAATCTATCGTAATACTCGTTTGTATATCCTACGTAAGCATTTAGCATGAGAAAGTCATAAGCATCCGAAGGAGTCATTTCACTTAAAGTATCTACAAAAGTTTGAGAAAACTCTTTTTCTTCGTTATTTTCTTTTATTTCAGCAAGTCTTAAATTATCTAACTTAGTTAATTCAAATGAAAGAATAGAAGGATTATCTGTAGTTCCTGGCTTTAAAGATACAAAGATATTATTACTAATTTTTACAATATCTTGCTCTGGGCTTAGTTCATATTCAGCTTCTGTTCTGAGTTCGATACCTTCTCTTAAGTCTCCCTCTATGTTAAAAACTGATTTATCATATACTCTCTCCTTTTTACGTTGCTCATAATCGTACTTCATTTCTGTCGTAAAAGTGGGTACGCCATTCACTATCTCTGCATTTTGCATTAGATTTGCATAAAACAAACTACTGTTTCTTTCGTAATTTTGTGTAACCAAAGAGTAATTTTCAAGTCTTTTTCTACGCTCTCTTGTTTCTTCAGGACTTAAAGCACTTAGAGTAAAATTATCTAATTGCCAATCTTGTAGTTTTTTATTGAAATCGGTTTTTTGAGCTGTTGTTAGACCACTTAGTTTTTTCTTTTCAAATTCCTCCTGTGTTAAATCTTCTCCTGAAATTTCTTTATAAATATTGTATCTGGCTTCTGCTAATGCATCTTCCCTAAGTTTATCATTAAATCGGTTTTCAATAAATCCGTCTTTTGCGAATTCTTTTACTTTATTTATCCAGCCTAAGTCTTGTAGTTTCTTAACGAAAGGTAAAGTCTGCTCCAAGGTAGCTTGTCTTTTCTCGTGATCTACTTTAGAAGATACATGAGCAGCAGCATTTAAATATAAATTAGAAGAATGCATTAGAGTACCAAAATTCATAAAAAAGAAATTAGTCTCAGCCTGTAAGTTATCAACTTTGTTTTGTATAAAAGCCCTTTTATCTTGTGATAAATCTAACCTTCTTACTAGTAAATCGACTAAATGATTTTTATAATTGTTTTCTGCTGTACTAACCTGACCTTTTAGTTTTTCTATGGAATCAGATACTTTATTTACTTCTTCTAAAATTCTGTTCTCTGCTTTGGAACGTAATTTTTTATTTTCCAAAGTGTGTTTTATAGAAGGTAGTATTTGATTATCAAATTGACTTATTAAAGTATTGTAAACTGCATCTTCTTCGGCAGAAAAATGGTAATTTCCTTGCTCATTTCTTTTAACTGCCCTCTGTAAGTAAGTTAATTGTTTTTGGGCAACATTTGTTAAATGGGAAAAGGTTGCAGCTAATTCTGATTGAGCTACTTTCTCTAGCTTACCTTTTTCAACTACATCTGTTGTTTTTGCTATTTGCTCAAATTGCTCTCCGACTCTTCCTAAAGACTCTTCCGCTTGAGTTAATTGTTGTCTTTGAGCATAATCATTTCTGGCAATCTCATATGTTTGTGATCTCAAGAGATTAAGAGTTTCTTCCGCCTGTCTTTGTATTTGCACTAAATCGTTGCTTAAATTATTGCTGGAAGAATACAGTCTAAACTTAGTTCCAAAATTTTGATTAGGATTTAAATCATCTACTAATTCGCCTGATAATAGCTTTACATAAATATCTTTATTCAAATTGTCTATTTGAGTTTGAGCATCTGAATTAAAATAAGTATTTAATCTTTGAAAAAAAGTGTCTAAAAACTCTATTATTTTACTGAATATAGACTGTTCTGTTAAAGTAGCGTCTTGTGATAATTGAAAATTATTAGCTACAGCATTTGCCATGACTTTACCTAATATTTCTCTTCTTACCATTTCTTCTAATTTATTACCAGAGTATTCTTTACTATAAACTTCATAATAATGTTGAGAATGCTCTTTCCATTCAGGAGTAATATGTATATTTCTTCTCACTCCTTCTGTGGTTGTAGGATCTAAACTAGCTTCAATTAAGTGCATAGTTTCTTCAATAAGGTCTTGTCTGGTTATATTACCGTCCTTGAAAGCCATTATTTTATTTACAACATCCATTAAAGCAGATGATGTTGCAGGTACGCCTTCATTTTTTAACTTGTTGTTATTAATATATTCTTCTATTGAAGTTATTTTTACTCCTAATTTGTTTAGAAGGCTTTTTATTGATCTTACTAACTCATCTTCTGTTTTTATTTCAGTTTCTTCGTCGATTCTTTTTTTAAGATTGTTTGGTAATTTTCCTTTTTCAAATTCTCTTTCTACTTCTATTTCTATAGCTTGTTCTTCTCCGAATTTATTTTTTAACTGTTCGAAGCTTAGTTCAGATATTTCATTCTGGTCTACTTTTTCAGACCCTATTATCCTGGTATTCAAATTATTTTCCAAAATAAAATCTCCTGTAGCTAATCTTACTACCGAGCTTTGTCCTAGTTGTTTAACTAATATATCTTCTGCAATATTTGAAGATAATTGTCGTGCTGTATCTGTTTGTCCGTTTACGTTTGTTATAACATCTCCATTTACATCTAAAGTTCTGGTTCCATCTAAGACACCATTTTTAATTAAATGATTCAATATTCCTGGATAGGTGTCAATACTAGTATCAGAGTTAACCTGTCCCATTACTTTATCACCTACTTTTAGAGAGATCATTCCAGTGGTACTATTTTGTAGTGCTTGTTGATAGGTTGAGAAACTTTCTCCTGAAAGTGTTTCAAATGTTAAATTATTTTCTTTTGAATAAGTTTTCTTCCAGTTTTTAAAACTTTCTATATCTTCTTCTGTTCCTAAAATATGGATTTGATTCACGTTTGGAACCACTACTTCATCATATGCCCTTGTTTTGTAAGATACTACTACCCCATCAAAACCTTCTTGGTTTAATTCTTCTTTTGATTTCTGAGAATTCATATCAGGATTCTCAACATTTACAATAACTGGTATAACTCTGCCTACTTGGTTTCCTGTAGACATATCAATACTATATCCATACGCTCTGTCAAAAATTTCTGTAAAATAAAATCCTTGCCCAAAATCTCCTATGGTCTTATTTTTATCAGATTCTGTTCCAATTTGTTGCTCGTCAAAATTATTGAAATCTCTTTTAGTACCGTGATAAAGTACGCTATTTACTTTGGTATTCGGAAAAATAGATTTAAGATATTGAGCATATTCTACCTCTGTCCCTATTTGGGATAGGTTTGCATTTTCTTTAAATATATAATCTATATTATTAATAGCAGAATCTTCAATATTTGATTTTATGGAAAAGGTGTTTTGATAAACTTGTATAGACTGTTCTAATGTTAATATAGGTACATTAAAAATTTGTTGAAATAATCGAGATGTCTCTCCATTTTCGTCTTTTACTTTATTTATTTTTCCGTTTTGTGCTTTTTCTATTTTACAAGCCATTGTGTATTTTTTGATTTTAAATTGAAAAAAGTCTGACTATATTTCAAATCAGACTTCAAAAGTAATACTATTATTTTAATTTTGCAAATTTATTATAAACAATCAAAGCTATCTCCTATTTCAGATGATTTCCATTGTTTTTTAATATTTGTATATTCTTTTTGCTGTTGTAAATTTGTTTGTAAATTAATTATTTGTTCTACGGGTTGTAATGGTAAGGTATTGTTATACAGTAAATTCAAGTTTTTCTGTATTTTTGTATAGATACTTGTACTGCCTTCTTTTCCTACTAATTCAAAAAGCTCGTCCTCATTATTAATAAATTCATTTATGCCATTTTTTACTACTGTAGTGTTTGAATTTAATTTAACTACATCACCTAATTCAACAGGAATTTTTGAGAAGTTATTTACCGCCCAGATTCTGTTATTAAATTTATTTGTCAGCATCTGAGGATTATCGTTCATAAGGTTTTCCATTTGTTTAGATATAACACTATATTCTTGCAAAGGTTGTGTTAATTTAGTTTCATCAATTATGTGAGCTTCTATTTCAGCCATAGATAAAGGATCGCTATAAATTTGTTCTATGCCCTTTTCTGTTATTTTGAATTTATTATATAAACCATTATTAGGATTTTTAATTTTTTCAATATTAAAATCGGCTATAAAGTCATTAGTTAAATAATCTAAGCTATATGTTAATGCTATCGGAGGAAATGTCTGTTCCTTAATTACAGGGTTTGTGTTGTAATTAAAATAATCTTTATATGCTTGTAACTCAGTTATATCGTTGGATAAATTAAAAGATTCTTTCATTTCCTGAAAATCTACCTTCTCTATTCTGTGGTAAACATTTGCTACCTCCGTTTGTAGGAGATTCATTTCATCAAATAATTGTTGTTCACTCTTAGTTGTTTCCATGTACACTAAGTCCCTATCTTTGTTCTCTATTTTGGTAACTCTTTCTCTTTGTTTTACAGGAATATTAAATATTTCTCTATACTTGTCAGAAAATATCTGAGTATTTATTTCTGAAGGGTTTTCTATGAATAGTTTTAAGCTTGGCAACAGGTCTTTTGTAAATCCTTGGATATTTATACCATACCTTAATAACCAATTTGAAAGTTTTTGCTCTACTTTAGTAGTATCTACAATTTCAGGTGCATTAAGTAGTGTATCCACCGCTTCAAATATTCTAGAATCATCTACTATTTTAATTGAGTTTGGGTATATAACTTCTTCAACTATAGGTGTACCATTGTCATAAATGGATGGAATCCTTTTAAACTGTGACAAATACTCTTCTGTTATAGTTCTATCTTTTATTTCTGATAGGTCTGTTTTTTCTACGCCTCCATACCGCTCTACTATATCTTGTTTTATAATGTAAGGATTTTCATTTTTTAGTTTTCCATATATATTTAAATCGTTTAATTTATATATTGCAGGTAAAACAGTTGTATTATATATTTTTGGTGTTCTTTTTAATTTTTCAATGCTTTCTTTCACTTTACCTAAGGCATTTATGTCAGATAATATTAAATCTGTTTCATATTTTGAATACAAAGATTTTAGCGTATCCTTTGTTGGAGAAAACAGTCCGTTCTTGTAGAATGCTTTAGTTAATTTATCTGCTAAATCATCTGAGTCTTCAATGTCTGGAAACTCTGCCATCATTATTCTTGTTTCTTGTTGATCTACAAAGTTTAAGGGCTGTGTGTTCTCATTTATAGAAGTGGCATATTCCAAGACATTTTCCGCTAATATTTCTCCATTTTCATCAAAAGAGTTTAAAGGCTTGGCATAAATAATCTTTTTAGTTTTATCTGTAACGCCTAATTCAGAAAAATAGTTCCAAATATTATCTGCTGATTCTGTACGGATTTGATCACTATGAAGATTTTTGTTTTCGGAAATCATTTGCCTGGCTACATAACTATAGATAGCTTTTCCATATTCTTCTTCGTTTACAAAAGCGGATTTTATTTTATATCCTTGTTTGTATGAAGTTAACTGTATTTTACCTTTTACAGATCCATTTTCTATAAGTTGAAAAGTTCTATTTTTAATAGAACCTGTCTCTTTAAAATTAAGATTTGCGGGTATTTCAGGAAATTTGTTTTTATAGTTATATATTAATTCAGACTGTACATCCCTAATAAAATTAGGAGTATAAGCAAGCACAAATAAATCCTGCGCTTGCGATTTACCTACTTTTTGTTCTAAATCATTATATAATTTACTTTTTTCGCCGTTAGGGGCAAAATATTCACCGTCATTTATTTGGCACGCCATTAGTTACAATTTAAGTTTCTTTCTGTTTCTTTATTCTTTTGTGTTTTAATCTGACTTTCGTAGAATTGAAGTTTCTTTAACTCGTCTCTAAGATTAGTCAACCTCTCTCTTCCTATTATATCAACTGCTCCTCCTCTTACGGATTTTAGCTTACCATCCTCTGTAAAAAATACTTTTTTAATGAAATTTACATCTTTTCTATTCATTATATCAATACCTTTATTTTCCACCACATTTTCATCAAAAGCCTCTATTAGTTTATTTCTATCAGGTATTTCAATAGAAGTATTAACTGTTCTCTCAATAGCTCTTAAATTATCAACTATTTTTTGACGTAGATTTATAGCATCTGCTTCTGTATCTTCTAGTTTTCCTAGTGTTAAGGTAGAGTAATCAACCGTAATCTTTGGAGATGAGATCACTTCATCTTCTAAATCTACTTTTATAGTAGCATCGGAAATTAAATTACTTTTATTATAATTAACATCTGCTATCTCATCTGCGGTTCTAAATGTTTTGTAGTTTTGTAATTCTCCTCTAATTTTATCCTGCTCTTCTTGTGATAGATTTGTAACTCTTGTATTCAGACCTAATGATATCATAAGGTTATTAGTCAACTTAACAGCTTCTATAGGAGTTTCGACTGAAGATAGTATATCATCAAATAATGCTTCTTTACTATCCTCGGTTTTTACCATTGTTATAGGGAAAGCAAATTGATGTTTTCCTTTTTGTAATACTACTACAGGTATTTTTAACTCAGGGCTTGATTTAACCAAGTTAGTTACATATAGTTTAGAAATATTTTCCGTATTTAACTTTTTATCTGATAAAACAAAATCTTCACCTTTTATATATCCTTGAGTGATTACAGAATTTAATCCTCTTTCAGTTATAGGTAATTCTAATGGTTTTAAATTTTCATCTAATTGAAAGTTAGGAGTACCAAGAAAAATCTCTTTCACGGCTACATCTGCTTCTAAATCTATTTTATTAGGTAAAGTAGCTAAAGCTTGTTCTGTTTGTAACACCTCTATAAATTTATCAGCATATTTTTTTCTTAAATATATGAAATTGTCATCCATAACACTGTCATACAAGGCTTTTAAAGTAGAATTGTTTTTATTAAATTCTCTACTTGTAATTTCTAGAGTATTTTGTATTCTTTCTTTAAGTTCTTCTGATATTTCTCCATTTTTTTCAATATCTGATAAAGATTCGTAAATTAAATCCTGATTCCAATTAGTTTTTAAATCTACAAATAAATTAAGGTTATCTCTTGGTTCAACATCGTACAAATAATCCGAAATTGTATTGGTATCAAACTCTGAAACTTTTTTTCTTGTAGTCCCATCGTCTAATCTTTCGTATAAATCAGCATATGACCATTTTCCAGAATTTGAATCAAAATAATAAAGATTTATAATGTCTTTTACATTGTTGTAATCTTCTAAAGACATAACTATGTTTCCCCTCTTACCTATAGTAATTTTTGTATTACCAACAGTAAAAATAGTGCCTGGTATTTTAATATTTTTATCCAATAAGTTTCTGGTTAGATCCTGAGATTTGTTTAACTTACCATCTTTATTAACTGTTTGAACCGACGCTATAGATACATTAGGTAACAGCTTATCTATAATTGTTTTAGGATTGATATGGACAAAATGAATATCGTTATCTATTATTTTAACTACAGCATTTCCTGATATGTTTTGAAGAATATCTTGTCTTTCAGTGGAATGTGCATCTTTTTGTTCAGCTGTTTCCTGAGTTAATAGGTCATTATCAATTTCTGTTACTGTTTCATTTCTATCTAAAACTGTTTCTAATTGTGAAAGTAACTCCACCAAATCTGCAATAGTCATACCTCTCACGGGAAGTGACTGAGCCATGAACCATCTTTGCATTCTAGGCTGTAAAGTTTGAAATTCTTGTGTTTCTTTTTCAGTAAATGTATTTTGTTTATTATAAAGAGTTTGATATCTTTCCACTTCTTCTTTAGAAGGTTTCCCTTTAATCATTTCATCTACGTCTTGGGTAAGTAGTGGATAGTCTTTTTTAAAAGCTTGATTTATCTCTTCTCTTAATCTTTCTGCTTCGGAAATTGGTTTAACTTCCTCTACATCTCTTGTAAGATCAGGTTTATTAGGATTTTGTAAAAGTAAGTTATTAATTTCTTGGGTTTTATCTGAATATATCTCTTGCTCTCTAGTGGTTAGTAAATCCTTTATTTTAACTTTTTTAGCAATACTAGATATAATTTTTGGAGATACTGCACCTGTTTCTAAGAATGTAGTATAATCTTCATTTGATATGATATCTTCTGTTAAAGATTGTTCTGCTGACCTGGCGGTGCTATTTACATAATTGTCGTAACTCTCTTTTAAAAACTTATTTGTAAAATCATTTGTAGGCTCACCAAATTTATCAAAAATTTTGCCTAATAATCCTCCTGCATTTTTAAATTTAACAGCAAAATCTCCGTTAATAATAGAATCAATAGAATTTTGAAAACTAAAAAAACTTTCTTTAGCTTTTACATATTGTCTTTTTAAATCTAGGAGATCATAATAAATTTCGTGATTAACTCCTTGATAAGATTTAATTTCGTCTTCTATCCTTTGAAGTTTTTGATCGATATTTGATAAATCCTCTCCAGTAATAAATTCTGTATTTAAGTCGTAATTTAAATCTGATGACTGGATACCTCTTCTTCTTTTACTTTCTTGGCTGACTTGTTGAGCTAAAAGCTCTCTTTCATTTTTTAAATCTGTTAGGGTTTCATTTGCTTCAGTAAATTTCTCTTGAACAGATTGCAGTCTTGTCCCTTTATTCTCATCAGAGGATAGTTGAAGTTTTTGTAGCTCTTTTGATAATTGTTTTATCTGCTCTTCATTTGAAACAATTTGTTCATTTAATCTTCTAACCTGTTGCTGTTTTGCTTTGCCCATTTTTTGTAGTTGGGTTTGCACTTGTAAAGCTTTTATACTATCTTGACCAATTACTTCACCCATATCCACAAGTAAACTGTCCATCATCTTATTGGCTTTTTGACCACTGACAATAGAATACGTTAAAGCGTCTTTTAAGTGTTGGGTATCTATATCCTGACCTAGTATTTTACTTTCACCTAGAACAGCATCTGCAAAATCAGAGGCTTTGTCATATGAAGTTAATAAGTTTTGATATCCTTTTAAAACCTCATTTTTATAAGTTTGGGGATCATTAATTCCTTGCTCGGAAAAGGCTTCTTGTGGTACAGCATCTAGAGCTGTCTTATACTTCGAGAGTAGGTCTTTAGTATCTTCTCCTATAGATTTTCTAAACTGGATTTCAGCAATTAGTTGATCTTGTTGAGCCAATGCTGCACCTACATCATCACCTGTATCTATAGCTTGCTTTTGTCTTTCTACAGCGTTTTGAGTTCGTGCGTTAAACATTATTTTTTTAACTATCGAATCTGTAGCTAGCGCACTTTGGTCTCCAAATTGATTTAATCCTTTGGCTACGTAATCTTCTTGATACTGCTGTTCTTTATTAAATTCCTGCACTTCTTGGAATTTTCCTCCTCCAATAACCAGAGATGAACCTATTCCTATTATAGCTCCAATACCAATTTCTTTCCAGCCTTCTTTACTTCCATATTGATCCGCAAAAGCCTTATAAGTAGCGTCAGATAAAGAAAGAGTTTGATTATTATATTTTGGATTATAAGTTGAAGATATCCAATTTTCTGCTGTTTTTGTTGTAACTCCCTGTAATCCCTCTTCCCATAAACCTTCTGTTGCTAATGGTTTTAATGCAGCATATGTATATTGGGCTATTTTTTGTTTACCTGTAGCTTTTAAACCTTTATATGCTACCTCTCCTGCCTCACCAACAGTTTTTTCTACGCCTATTCCAAACAAAGACTTATTCATAGATTTAGCTAGTCCTTTTACAGGGCTTTCTATATTAAATAAACTTCCAAACATTGCGTAGTTTGATGGTATTAAAATAGCCATATTAGTTGCAAATACAACATTCGCAGAATTCTCTAAGTTTTCATTGAATTGCTCTATTTCTTCCGCGTTAGGGGTTCTTCCATTTAATTTTTCAAAATCTCTATAGAAGTTTTCAGTTTGTTCTCTTTTATAGTGAAGAGCTTCTATTCCCGCCTCGTTACCAGACGATGTAGCTAAGAATCTGGCTGTATTTAAACCTTTAGCTGTATTGGCGAAAAAATTGGCTGTAGTGGTCTTTAGGCTGGCTGTTGTGAAAAGCTTATCCATTCCACTAGCGAGAAACTTTTTAGAATTTGCCAATCCAACTGCTGCTTCTTCAGCTCCTAGAGCTACTTTACCCCAACGTAATTTATTTCCTAATTTTGCTCCTTGTAATCCCCATTTTGCAGAATTAGCTATACCTCCTGTTGCATATCCCCAAATAGCTTCACTAACAATAGTGCCTAAAGTGAATGCTAATCCCCCTGCAACATCCTTAGCCCAGAAATTTGTTGTTAATGCACTCTCAAAAAAATTGTCATCCATCTCATCCTGAGATACATAATTAGGAAGTTGATAATTTAACTTATCATTCCAATCTGCTAAGGTATTGCTGAATTTATTATCAAAGACTGCATTCCAACTTCCCTGTGCTATCCCTTGAGTGGCTCCATACACAAACCCTACAGTATTACCTGCAATTGTTGTTAATAAATTTGCACCAGCTTTTGTAAGACCATTGGTTAGTTGATCAAAAGAAGATTGATTTTGTGCTGCATATTCAGCATTATCTCTTCCTACTTCATAGGTAGGGTATTTACTTATATACTCATTTCCTACTAAATTATATCCTTCTTCTATTGGTACTTGATATTCTAAAGAAGGTTTTTGTACTTCTGATTGTATTCCTGTTCCTCCAAACGTAGGAGTTTTTAACGAGTCATATAAAGAAGTTGTTCCTTGTTCTTTAGCTATAGCTTTTTGTTGAAGATTTTGTTGCAACTGTTGTATAGGTTGCATTTCGTTATTTACTATATTGGTGATATTTAATTCTTCCTCCATTTAAAGCTTATTTATTTCTTCGTCTATATTGTTTTTATTTACAAGGGCAGAGTATAGTAATTGATTAAGTACATATACTTGAGGGTACATTTCTATTGAATACTTCAAATCATATGAAAGCTTATCTGTACCTAAAAATGAATCTGATATTCTTTTATTATTATTGTCTAGAACTTCTATTGCAAATTCATTTTTAAAACCAGAATTCGGATTAGGTTTTACAACTGTTTTTATTTGATATGCGTCTAAATTATTTAACGCAGTATTTTTGTATATAGTTGCTTTTTCTTTTGATACTCCTGCTGCAACTAATCTATTTACAATCTCTTCAGACGCAAGCTCTTTTGTGGCTAATCTCCCTGGTTGAAAGTTGACAACCCCAAATGCTTTTTTAGCTGAAGCGGGGATGTAATTTTCTACTTTATAAGCCATAGTTTGTTGACCTGTTCTACTCGTAGAGTATGATGGAATTGAAACTTTTATTGGTGGTATTTTAGTATCTTTACTAGCTTGAATATAATTTTGATTTGATGTTGCGTCTAAATTAATGTAATTTGATAGTTGATTATAAAGAGAACTAACTTTATTGACTTTATAGCTTAATGGATAGGATTTTGCATTTTTTCCTGTTCCTTCTGATTTTAATTGCTCTATAAATACATCTTCACCTCTTTTTCGTATAGTTACATTTTGTTTAGGATCAAAATCAGACCCGCCTGTAACTTCATTACTTACAACGCTTTTTAAAACATTTTCCCTCACATCATCATCTATAATGTTAAATTGATTATATGCACTCATCATAACACCTTTAGAAGTCTTGCTTTGAATTGTTTTTTCTATCTCAGAACTAGCATCTTTTTTTAAATCACTTACATTATATGCTCCTTTACTTATTTCTGATAAAATTTCTGAAAATTCTAATAGTTTTTCAGGGGAGCTTTGTAAAGTACTTTTTAGATTAGCCCAACCTCCATTACGTTTTACATACTCCTCTGCTTGAGCAGCTTCTTTCCAATCTTTGTCTGATGAAATTGGTCTTCCTACCATTGCATCGTAATAGTCAATTAGTTTTCCTGTCTTTTTACCTTCTATCATAGTTCTTAAAGAGTTGATATATGTATCAGGATTTTCATTAAACACTTTAGGTAGTGATTCTCTTCTTACAGTTAGTAACTCCTGTGATTTCTGTCTTTTTACTTCATTATTTTTATACATTTCAGGAGTTGTCTGTCCTGTTTTTTTAAATGATTCATAAACCGTGTTTGCTAGTGAATTATTTAAATTATTTGATGGATTTTTAAACCTGAATTGGTTTCCTACTACTTCAACACCTCTTAAATTTAATTCTGCCTTTACAGTATTTACATCTTCATCTGTAGCTGTTTGCATGAAGTTACTAGCATCTTTTAGTATATTATTGTAAGCTCTATTATGCTCTTTAACTAATGTATCTTGTCCTGCATTTTCTGCCGAAATAGTTTCTGCTAATACGCTTTCCATTGGAGTGCTTGATATAACACTATTTCCTCCTACAGGATTTCCACTAGCATCTACTCCTGCTTTTTTGAACTCCTTAAATTGATCTAATTCAAATTTCTTAGTATCTAAAGCTAATTTTTGTCTGTCAATGTCTAGTTTTTGATTTTCAAAATAAACATCGTCCTTTTTATATTCTGTGCTCCATTCTGCTTGCGCTAATTGAGAAATACCGTTTAAGTAATTTTGTCTATCTAATGTAGAGGCTATTGTAGTGGTATCTAACTTAGATGAATCCATTGCTTTAAATGTATTAATAGATTCTGTTAATTCTGCTGACTTTCTTTTAGCCTCTTGCCTTTGATTATCAGAGTAAGATGAATTATTTATTATAGCATCATTTACTTGCTTTTGGTTATTTAAATAATCTATTTTTTGAGCTTTATAGCTGTTATATTGAGCTTCTATTATAGGTCGATTAGATTCTATGTTTATTCCTCCACTTTTTTGCCAAGCGTTTATCTTCATTTGCTGTACTTGTGGGGCAGTCATGGTAGACCCTAAGTACTGACTAATTTCCCAATCCTCTAACCCGTCTATTTCTTTACGTACTATCTGACCAGGGTTATTTGGATCGGGCATTTCCATAAACCTTTTACCTTTTATGTCTTTAATAGTTTTTAAAGCCTTTAAGTTTTCTTCTGTTACATCTACATACGGCTGATATTGCATAGCTCCTAATTTCTTAGTTTTTCCTTGCATATAATCGTAATAGCCTCCAGAATACATTCCATATTGATAATTAGCTGAGTTAGCTAATTCAGGATTCTTCTTTAGTATATTTTGATATTCTGTATCGTATGCTTGTTTGTTCTGGGTAGATGTTATAGCATCTTGGACAATCGGATCATCTACAATGCTAGTAATAGCTGTTAAAATACTATCCCGTGTACTGTTATAAGCAAGATTACCATTCTTCATTTTATAAGAATCAATAGCCGAAGTGACTTCCTTCATACGAGCCGAAATATACTCCTGATCTAATGGACGTAATGCTTGTAATTTAGAACTATAAGCTCCTAAAGTTTGTTGAATCAGAGCAGAATTTGCATCAAATTTATTTTGTAATGTACTAAGGGTTTTATCCACTACGTTAATGTCAACATTGCTTTGAGGCTGTTGTATTCTATATTCTTGACTTAAGTAATTACTCATTATTAATCTTTTTCTATTTATGCAAAAATAACACTTTATTTATTACTATGCAAATTTATTATATTATTTTTGTTCCTTGTAATCTACTTTTTGCAATTTGTGATTTCTTATAAGCGTCAATTTGCTCTGGAGTCATAGATAAATAAGCATTTTCGTTTAAACTTGGTAAAGCTAGATTTGTTTTCGGAGTGTTTATATACTGTAATCCTACTCCTGGTACGTATTGAAAGTTTTCATTTTGACTATTAATCATATTAATATTTTCAATATCTTTATAATTCTGCCTATTCTGCAAATTTTGTTCGTTATAGTACGAACGCCAATTATTCTCATAATTATTAAGACCTCCTAACACTTGCTGCTCATATTGCTGATTAAACTGAGAATTTGTTAAGTCTTCTTTTGAACGTTGCCCCAGATTATATTGATCAATTTGGGCTTGATTTTGTGCATTAAAACTTTCTATTTTGGATATTGCGTCATTAGAAGCCATTTGAGAAGAAGCTAATCCTTGTGAAAGTAGGGCTTCTTGTGCTTGAGGTGGTAATCCAGATGCTTGTACTCTTGCTACGTCAGTTCCTCTTTGTCTTTCCTGCTCGGCTAAATACGGCTCAACAGTCTGTTTGGTAGGATCTAACCTACCAAGAGTTATTTGCTCTTTATATAATGGATCAAGTGCTGACGGTGCTAAACGTAAATCATCAGGAAGAAGTGGTAAAACATTTTTTATAATGTTTCGTTGTTCTACAACAGGTTTACCATCAACTACTACTTTTTCTTCTACTTTAATTTCATCTCCATTTGCCTTTTTAAAATCATAAAGCGGTCTTGTTGAAGAGAATGCACCAAACTTCCCATCAAATTGCTGAACTCCTCTTCCAGAGAAACCTACCTGATTTATAATGTTATTAGTTTCTGTCTTAGATATTCCTGCTTCTTCTGCTCTCTTTCTTAATTCTTTATTATAAGCATTTTGAAATTTTAAAATCTCTGGTTGTTGCCCTTCTTTTTTAACTGCATCTCTGAAAGCTTGTTTTTTAGCTTCTGTGTCAAAATACCATTTATGTAGGTTAATCGTATCTTCTACATTTCTCATTTGTGCACCATATCCTGTCCCTGTAAAAGGTTGGGTTTGCTCTACATTTTGAAGCATGTCTTGGTTTACAATAGAATTTCCAGATACGTCGTATCCTGGAATTGTTGGAGTATATCTTGTAGAAAATGAGAATCCTGCTTGTGTTCCTTCCTGAGCCATAGGTACATCCCCTTCTGCTGGTTGTTGTAATTGTTGCATTACTCCTTGCACCATTTGAGTGGCTGTATTTTGATCAATACCTTGAGAAACTAATTCTTTTAATACTTCTTCTGGTGATGATCCTTGTGATAATGCCTGAGCTATGAAATTCATTATTTGCTCTTGATCTGATGAGGTAGGTTGTTCAGGAGTGCCTCCCTCTTGCATAGCTAAAAGTTCTTGTGCACGTTCTTCTGAAATTCCATATTTTGCTGCAATATTTGATATCTCCCCCCCTTGTTGATAATTTTTTCCTTGTTGAGCGACTTCTTTACCGTTTTCGTCAAATATTTGAGTACCATCTCCTTTTTTTGGAATAGACTCTTGTATAGAAAATAAATCATCAAACACCATAGATTGAGGATTACTTAACATGTCAAGTTTTGCTTTACTTGTTTCTATTTCTTTAGATAGAGCTATTTCATTAAGTCTTCTCGTAGTTTCATCTTCTATGTTTGAATTTTTACCGAATTTTTCTATAAGCCCTGATAAAAAATCTGTCTCTTTTTGAATGCCTAGTTTTTTGTCATATTGTTTTTGAGCATCAGAAAAAGTAGCACCTTTTTTTAATTTTAAGTCGTATCTTTCTTTAAGCTCTTTTATATTTTTAGCTGGTATTTTAGTATAATCCGATAGTACTTTATCTCCACCATCTAATCTTACATCTACACCCTCTCCAATCTTACCATTTTTAATGTGTTTTTCACCAACAACTTCCTGCACATTCCCAGTATCTGCTTTTTTAACAAACTCTCCTGATTCTACATTATAATTAGGCATGACTTGATCAGTCAAGTATTTTCCTGTAAGAACGTCTGAATTTTTTATTTCACCACCTTGTTGCATAGCGGTAAAAGGATTATAATAAGAATTAATATAGTTATTATATTCTGGGTTACTTTTTAAAACATTCTCTATATCTAATACGTTTTTACCATATAACGGATTCTTTTTCATATCTATTCCTTCCTCTGGAATAGGAACTCCATATATTTTTTGCATATTAAAGCCGTGTTCGTTTTTTTCTGTGTTTGAAAAAACTTTACCCCGACCATTGTAAACTTGGATCTTATCTTCTTCTTTTTTTAGGTTAAGTCTATTAGCTGTATTCATTTTCTCTTGGTAAGCATCCACAAATCCCTGTGCATCCCCTGCATAGTTTAAAACTCTGCCTATATTACTGTCAGCCTTTCCCATACCTGTTTCTGCCATAGCAATTGCTGCCAACCTGTCTATATCTTCACGTGACATGCCTCTCCCTTTAGCTATTTCTATTACTTCGTTAAAACGCTGTGTAGGATAATTACCTGTTATTAAATCTTTGTTTGGATTAATAGGTTTATTAGTTGTTGCTCTTTTTGTGCGGTTATCTTTAATATGTATATTATCAGGCTTATTGAAAGTGTTGAAATCTTTTTTTTGCCCTGCTAAATCGAAATCTAACCAATAAGTACCTCCTTCTTGAGCGTATTGATAGTTTATTTTAGGATTATAAATATCATTAAACTGTTCTTTTCTAACTCTGTCACTTTCTTTTCCTGAAGCGTATCCTGTTAGAAAACTTCTTGCTCCTTTTAATACGGATAACCCTGCTCCTAATCCTCCTTGGAAATTATTACCTGAACCAAATCCTTGACCAGCATAATTTAAACTGCTCTCTAAATCTACACCACTATAAGGATTTACTATATTATAACGTGTAATATCATTATATTGAGGCTGATTTCCTGCGATTTGATTAGTTAATTGTTGCCTTTGTTGTTCTGTTAAGTTTAAATCTTGACCTGAGAATTGATATTGACTGTCTAAATAATTTGTAGCTGGTGTAGCAGATTGGGAAGTAAAAGGTGACCCATTGAAATCATATTGAGGTATTTCTGGCTTTCCTACATAAGGAGTTGATGTGAAATTATTTACTATTGACGGATAGGTCATAGCATAAGGACTTGGATATTGCCCCCCTTGTTGAGCTTTATTCCTGTCTTTTTCCATGCTATAAGCTATCGCCGCGGATTGAGCTGAACTATAGCCCTCTTCTTTTAATTTTTTTATCTTGTAACTTATGTATTCTTCTCTGTTCATTTTGATGATATTTCTTTTAAAAATGCTTTTTCGGCTTCTGTTAATTATTTAAAAACACCGGTATATAAAAGTGTTGTTTTGTTTGTTCTCTTACCTGATAAGTAAGCTTTTATGGTATTGTAATTACTAAACCCTAGTTCTTTACATGCTATTTTTAGATTCTTATATGCAATACTCGTAGATGTGTCTATAACCTCTTTAAAAGTCCATTCAGTAACTTTTCCTTCTTGAGCTTTTCTCCTATTTTCTATCTGTTGTTTTGTTAGTGGTGCGCGTTTTTTACCCCTATTACCATCCCCTATTGCTTTTTTATGCTCCTCTGTTAAAGGAACTCCTTTTCTTTTATTTTTTACATCTGATTTTTTATGTGGTAGTGGTTTCCATTCATCATATTTTTTATCTATGTCTTTAAATATCCATTCCTTACTCACAAGTCTATAACCTTTATAATTTTCTACAGTATTTTTTTCTAGGAGATTTAATCCATAACGTGTCAATGTACTATTTTTTGTAAAATTTGTTATTGAAGTAAATTTATATAATTGATTATTATAGGATACTGTGTACATGAAACCATTTTGAATTTTACTTGCCTCTATTTCAATATAGTCTTTATATTCGTCTTCATAGCAACACCACCATCTATTATCATACAAGCACTTATATTTTTTAAGAACCGAGTATAACATATTATTTGTTGTTTTTTCATTTTTTATTATAGACTTAGGTAAATTATTTTTACACCATATATGTAAATCATAAGTCTTATATGATAAATTATTTATTAAATCAAAAATTAAAATACTTCTCGCCCTATCATTTTTTAAACGGTATCCTTGACTCGTTTGTTGATAACCGAGTAGTAATTTATATATACTTGAATCATCTAAATTCTTATTTCTACAAAATTCTTTAATATTTTCACCTGTATGTATATTACCTTCAAAATCTATTAATTCAAAAGACTTTATAGATGCTATATTAAAACCTCCCACTCCACCTATCGCAGTGTTATAATTATTCTTTCTTTTTATGTATTCTAAATTAACTGTGTTTTTCTCTACTTCTAAAGCTTCTTCATATGTGTCAAAAAATTGTAATACTTCTTTTATAAAATTATCGTATCCATATTTTAAAACGGCTTTTACAAAAGCAGATTTACAAGTCTTATTTATATTTTTTGCACCATTTTGACTATAAACTCCACATCCTATGTAACCATCATTTATCTTATTTGTTTTATGAACCCCTATGTATTCTTTACCATTAATTATATTTATTGTTTTATAAATGTAATTATAGGTCTTACTCTCTGTCATATTCTTATTAGTTTTCTAACTTAATGGATATTCTGTAAATTTTGTAGCATTAGGGAAAGTATATTGTCCTGTATTTGCCTTTATTATTTTTGGCTCTCCTTTATCAGGTACTACATATAAATCTATATTCCCATAACCCTCGGTTGACATTACATTACCTTGTATTTCCGTAATTTTATTTGGAAACAATCTCTGTCCTTGGTTATTTTTTATTGTTGAACTTTTTACCTCCTTTAAAAATGCTAATTCTGATGGAGTTATCTCTCCTAAATTTATCCATTGATCTCTATCTTTGTTTATCGTAATTTTTTTTCCTTCCTGCGCGTAAGTATTACTATCTGTAGAATTGTAAGCAGTTTTGTTTAATAAGTTTAATAACTGATCTTTAGAGAAATGTTTTAAATTATAATCCTCTAAATTATAAGTTTCTACGTCTTGTGGAGTTATTACTTGATCTGGTTTCAGTTGATAATTATATCTTAATCTGTTTAATTCTGCCTGATTTTCATCTATATCTCCTCTATAATTATTCAAACCTTGTATATTTTGAAGTTCTTGCGAAAAAGGTTCTTTAATATATTTATTATAAGTTGATGGATCTACATATTTTTGAAATCTATGGCTAAACTCATGTACTGGTATTCCTTGTTTATTTTGAAAATTATTATCTAATAAAAGTCTGTCTGATACTCTGTCGTATTCTCCTAAAGTTGTTTCTCCTTCATTTTTACCATAATTTAAATCATCTACATAGATATCTGATGAAAATGGTATTTGTGTTCCAGTGTTTATTTTAACACCGTCTACAACTCTATTTTGATTCCAATTATTTAACCATTTCCTTTGATTTTCTACTTCTAAAGTCTGATCTGGAGTTAGGTTTCCAATTGTACCTCCTTGCTGAGCATAATTATTATATGTTTTAGAACTATCTGCTATATTATTCATTAACCAAATTATATCATCATCTGTATAATTTTTCTGAAGTCTTGATTTTATAAATTCAGAATTTTTTAATTTATTTAAATGACCTTGATTAAATTTACCATCAGTTCGTGTATCATAAATTCCATTTTTATACATTAGATATCTTAAAGCATCTATATCTGCTTTATTTTCTATTGGTTGAAAATCATGATCCATTTTGTTGTAAACTTTATTTTTTACAATACCCTCTAAATCTTGTTTTCTAAAATCATCGTCTAATTGAAACTGTCTTTGTCTACCGAAAAGTTCTAAATTATCTTTATAGTTTAAATTTACTCCTGATTGTAAAGCGTGACTAAGTTCATGCGCTCTAACAGCTTCTGTACTAGGATTAGGTTTAATTCTTTGTTTATCTATAGTAGGGTTTAATGTTAATTTATTATCTGAAGGTGAATATCTAGATCCTTTATTTGCATCTGGAAATCCTTGAAATTCTCTATATAACTCTTGAAAATAATTATCATTTGGATTTTGTATATATTCCTTAACTGTTTTTAGTTTATTTAGTCTGTATTTTACGACTTCTTGTGGATTTTCATATCCTTGCTGTCTTAGTCTTTCTAAATAAACTGGAGAATTTAAATAAGATTCTAAATAAGCTTTTGGATCAATATTTTTATCCTTTATTATATCTGGCTCTAGATTAGGGATGTTATCTTTAATAACCCCTCCTTGTTGCGCTATTTGAGTATCTATAAAATTACTAACTTGATTATATATTCCTGTTAAATCTGGTACTTCTGTTTGTACAATGGGCTGTTCTTGAGGTATTGGTTGTTGTGAAATAGGTTGATTAATCAAATTTTGGTAATCTTTCAAAAAATTGTACTCATTAGTTTGCTTTTTTACTTCTTCAATATCCTCATCCTTTTTATCAGGCTGTTCTTCTTTAATTTCTTCTGCTAAATTAGTGTTATCTGCTGAAATATCAAAATCTTTGACAGTGGTTGTTGGTAAGTTATCAAAATAAGAATTAGTTTCAGCAATTACTCTATCTGATATGGGTGTTGAAGCCATTCCTGAAAATGAAGAGTATATCTTGTTGACTTTTTTCTGCCTTTCTGGATTATTTTTGTACTTTTTGGCAGGAATCTCATATAAATCTGAAAACACTTGTCCAGCTTGATAAGCAGTAGTAGCATTCTTCAATCCTAAATTAGCTTTTTGATGGGTTGTTTCTAGTTCATGTCTAACAAAATCTAATTGATTTCCAAAATCAGTCCACTTATCCCCATATCTTTTCTTAAGGTCTTGTAATCTTTTTCCTCTAAATTGAGCTATACCAAATGACGAGCCTCCTCGGTATCCAATATCTCCCTCGGCTGATGTATTTAATCCACTCTCGTACACTAGATTTCCTACTATACCTGCTGTAGCTTCTGGGGAATAACCTTGAGAAATAAAATAATCATAAGCTATTTTTTCCTTTTCTCTTTGTTTTTGATAAGATTTAACTGTTGGCATAATTTAGTCTGTAATTGTTTCGTTGTGTGTGGTATTTTTAAGTATTAGGTTATATCGGCTATCAACAGCTCCTGATAGATTTATTAAAAACCATTCTCCTTTCATTCTTTCTAACACTTTTTTTCCCCTAAACTTAACAGCATTTGTATTTATAGTTTTAAAAATATTGTTCTCATCTGTGGTGAACATTGGAATGTTGTTTTGTGAATTTATTATCCTATTGAAAAAGTAGTTTATTGATTGCTTTCCACTATCACTTGTGAAAAGTATTTCTTGGACATTACCATTAGTTTGAGGGTATTTTCTATTATCAGATAATGTAAGTTGTGGATTTAATCCTAATAAACCAGAATTATTGGTTTGATTAAATATGAATAAATTTTTAAAACTCTTATTCTTGTCTTGCGTCCAGTCCCAATCATTTACATAATGTATAGCATCTATGTTTAAAGATATAGAATTTAATATTTTATCTACATTTTCATTTGCAATAGGTAGTTCTATTTGGGGTATGTGTTTATTTCCTTGAAATATGCAGAAACTACTTCTGTTTAATAAATGATTCCAGAGTGTTTCTTTATCTTCTCCAAAATTATAACCTATTTGAAAATATCCATTATGAGATAAGCTATAATCAGGATAGAAAGTATAAAATGAATTCCACGTTCCTTCTACTACATTAAAAGATATAGTCCAACTCACTTCTTTAAAATAAGTATCGTCATCGAAAAAAACCTGTTGTTTACTACTTTTTATAGTAGGAGCCACAGTTTCAGTACACGAGCATATTACGTTATTATCTTCAGTAATGATTGGTGTACAACCTGGAGGACAGGATACAGCTTCTATAATAGTAGTACAGGTGCAATATGTTACACCTGATACTATTTCTTGATTACACTCTATGCTGGGACAAGTACATGCCATAATTTTTTACAAATATAAGTTATTTATTTTTATTGTGCAAATTAATTAGTTAAAACCGTTACACCTTTTGATATTAATGTGCTAACTGCTGAATTTGAAGCCGATGTTCTTGGAGAATTACCTCCTGTCAAGTCTACTTTTCCGCTAGATGCCCATGTAGGAACAGAAAGATTAATTAATAGGTTATCTACTTCTGTTGAACTTAGTGCACTGGTTGCAGATTTTATAGTTACTTCTTTCATATTATTTACCCAAGTTCTACCTGATGTATAATCTGCAATTGTGTTTGTTCCTTGTATACTAAATATCCTTACATTTGGGGGTATTAAAGCTACATTTCCAGTTAGTGAATTTTCATCTAAGTCTATAACAGTCATTGTTGAAGGAAATCCTGAAATATCCCCCGTAATATTATTTCTAGTAGCTATTAATATACCTAGACTAGTTAGTTTTGCTAACTCACTTACTTTTATCTCAACCTTTCCGTTATTCAGAGTATCTTGTCCAATATTCATAGATCCTATAGAATTAGCATATACTGTAGTTATGATTTCTCCCGTATAAGACGTAGTGTAATTATGACTGAGCGTATTTAATCCCGCTGGATAAGTGATTATAGTACCATCTCCCCAATTTACTTGAAACGTTGTTGAACTATTTACACTATACAAAGAGAAATTATCCAAATCTGTTGCATATAATTTAAATTCTATAGGTAGGGAAGGGTTAACTGTTACTATTACTTCTTCTGGCTCAGGAGTACAATCCTCAAAATGTGGGGTGATTGTATATATCACTGTTCCTACTATTGACCCGCTGTTTGTTAAAGTTTGAGCTATAGAACTTCCCGAACCACTTCCAGCACCACTAACTCCACTAGAAACTGCTGTCCAAGTAAATGTGGCTCCTAAAGTCGAACTTGTTAGAGAAATACTTGTGGTATCTCCACTAGCTATGTTTTGTACAGAAGGAGTAGGAATTACATCAACTGTGCATGAACAGTCTGCTGGTTCAGTAGTTATTAAAGTACAGGTTTGATTAACTTCATCGTAAACATAGTTTGGAGGACATAATGGTGCAGATGTAGTTTGTCGCTCACAAAGTTCAGTTAATGAATTATAAGTAAATCCTGGTGGACAAGTTGTTGTATCTTCTCCACAAGTATAATATATTCCTGTTTCTTCATCATAATCCAGACATTCTTCGTCCTTCACAATATAATCTTTTTTGGTAATAAAAAGTCTTTCCCCTCTGTCATCATACCACATATTGTATCCAATACCTTTATACTTATTATCAGTATTCAAATTTGGGAATTGTTTTAGTATTTTTAAAGGAAGTTGCTCTTTAAACCATTGTTTCATGTTAGTTGGTTGACCCCCTGACTGTTCTGAAATAATCTCTACTCCCTGACCATTTGATTCTAGTTTAAATATTCTTCCTCGTTTTGCATCCACCCAAAAATGTCCATATGGTGTACTTACAATATCTGTATGTTGAGTTCCCATGAATCCTAAATCAGTTGACTTAAATTCAATAGGTCTTTGGTAAAACATTCCTGAAATCCCTGTTTCTCTGTTTTGAGGTGTTAGTTTCTCAGAAAAAACATCTATAGCATTATGTAAAAGTAATCTGTTTTCAAATCTTGCTATAAACTGATTACTTTCAATGTTATGCATGTCAATAAGCTTACCATTATTTGTCTTGAATTCATACCAATTTAAAGGTTTATATACTAACCACGGATTAGTTAAATCATTTTCATTTACTTCTTTTTCAGACCAGGTTACAGCGTTATTTTGTAAATTTCTTTTTCTCCATATCTCTTTACTGTAAGTTTTATCAAAAAATTTATATGGTGAATTTGAAACACCTAAACTATATGAATTATTATAGTGAAAAGTATTTGGTTCTGACATAGGCAGGTTAGCTTCCTGTAACCATGTACTTAGATTTCTATGTTGTGGATAAAACCATTCCTTAGGTTCATTTTTGGCATATCGGAAATTACAATTAATTTCTGACTCAACCAAAAAATCTACTATTCCGTGTACAAATAAATAAAATTTACTAGGCGGTTTATAATAAAAATCCTTTCTGCCTGTCTCGCAATCAAAAGCTGTTTCTGATTTTATGTCTGGGAAAGGTATTCCTGTATTGGTATATATCCCTCCTACTTCATAATCACAATAAAAACGTGGAAAAGCCATATTATCGTTTTCAGAGTACAAAAATGGTAATTTATCTGCTAATTTTACTGCATTACTTCTAAATATAGGGGCTTTCTTTCTCCAACTAAATCTTGATATTACCGAAGTTCCGCCTAATATAGGGCTACATTCTGTATTTTGATCTAAGTCAAATATATAATTAGTTGTAAGCCATTTTATAGAGTCTATTTTACCCCATTGATCTGGAATATAATTTTTTAAAGTAAAATAAGGAGACGCTACGTTTCTGTCTGCTTCTACTCCTAATTTACAGTTTGTCTCGGATGAAATAAAATTACTGCCTTTATTAGACTTATTATTATTGTCGTATGCAGTGTATTGAGAATAAGAGGAATAGTCAAATGGAAAGCTTTCACCAGTAGATAAGAAAACCGAGTGCTCTCTTAACCAGTTATTAATTTTTACCATTTCTCCTGTATTTTCATCAGTAAATGTATAATCTCCTTCTCTTAAATGTTTTTTTATGGCAAGTTTTCTAAGATACTCTGAAGAATATTGGTCGGCTTTTAAGAATTTATTATATTTTGCAACTCCTGTTTGCATATTAGCATAGTTATCCACTCTGCCTAAGTCTCTGAAAATAGTTAACCAGTCATATCTGTATTTACCGATTCTTACATAAGCTGCTGCAATCATTCCTGCTGCTGCAATTCCTGCTCCTACTGCTCCTAAACTAAATACAAAACCTCCTTGTTGTAGGGCTATTAGCTCTCCAGTTTTTATAAGTACTTCCATTACAGCCTCTGCTATAGCTAAAGTAGTGGCAGTGCTTCTTGATTTGTCTCCTAAAACTGTCCATTGTGAATGCTCGTCTACTTTCGAAAAGCTACTCGTGCTGTTACCAAAAACAAATCCTTGTAAACTTACTTCTGTTGGTAAAGAAGGTCTGGTTAAAAAAATATCAGGACTTAAGAAAGAATACATGTGGTTTCTTTCTGAATTATATGGATGATTTATAATATTTCCTTTTGGTTTTTCAAGCAAATATTTATTCTTACCTAAATCATTAAAAGGAAAATTACTAAAATTTATAGTTTCTCCTTCTTTCTCATAATTATAAAAATCAAAACCAATTCCATTTGCTATTACAGATTTGGATACTGAATTATCACCTCTTAATATTTCATATCCCTGAATATTATCTCTTTGTTTAGCTGTGATTAACCCATTTGAATATGCAATATTTATAACAGTTTTTATTACATTGCTGTCTATTTGAACTCCTAATGGAAATATGATACTATCTGCATTTTGTCTAAAACTTAGGGAATCTATTATATAAGGGGCAACAGTGTTATCAGGCATTTTAGGGTGTCTGATAGGCTGGCATCTAAAGTCTGCATTTTTTAGTATGTAGTTTCCATTACTGTCTAATCCAGAAGTGTAGTAATTTAAAAATTCTTCCCTGTCTTTTTCGGATAATAGGTTTAAATCAGAACCATTTATTTTTATTTCTGAACTATCCCACAATTCTTTATTGTCGTCATAAATTTCTGTAGACTCCCAATAGGCAGTTACTCCCTTTCTATAAGGTAGTGGATCGCAATCATTTACTTTAGGTATTTTGTACCTACATTGTGTAGAGTAGTCTTGTATCTTGTCTATTACAATACTATCCCAACTTACCGTTGCTGCCTCATATTCTGTTTCTCTAATGTAAACAGAAAAACACCCACAAGGAGGTATAACTTTGTATACAATCTTTGGATCACCTGGAAAAATATCACTGCAATCTGTATATATAGTCTCACTCATTATAGGTGAGTCAATTGCAATGTAAAAAGTAGGAGGTAAAAGAGCTAGTTGAGTTTCATTAAAAAATCTTAGCTCTCCATTATCCAAATCTACTATTTCTCCTCCTAAAACTGTTTTATTAGTGCAGTTATCATAAATAGTGTACCTTACTGTAGAAACACTTGGTAGATCGTCTCTATCATTACTTGAAGGGCATTTCGATCTTCTGGTTATTTCAAAAACCAAGCTTGATCTCTCGTTCTTATTTATCTTGAAAAATTGAGCTTTTTTGTGAAGTTTAGATTTAAAAACACTATTAGTTACTGCTACATTATAAGATGGTTGTAATAAATCAGCTTCTAAATCAGCTCCAGCGTAATTTAGAAATACACCTATTCCCGACTGAGATGGGTCAGATTGTACTAACAAACTTTCGGCATATCCGCAAATTTCGTTACTAAAATTACTGTCTCTTACATAGGCTTCTCTTAAATCTCCACCTACCTTACATCCCATAAAGTTTTCCTCAAACTCAGTATCCCTTTCATAACCTGATCCGTCTACGTCTCTTTTATAAGGGCTACAGAAAGATGGAGGAACAGATCTTAAATAATCTTCCTCTTCTTTAGGATCAAGTACTGTTACCTCATTTACTACGCTTGAAATAATATTTGTTTGATTATCTAGATTTGCAGGTAAATCACAATCTCCTATAAAAGCAGGTGAACAATTTCCTGGATAAGCGTTATTTAAAGCATCTGTAATTATAGATATATTAGGATCATCTGGATGAGTCTCCACATACGTTTTTAAATCTTCATAGTTTTGATCTATTTCTATAGTTACTGATCCAGTATTTATAGTATATACATTTTCTAAAGTGCATGAATTTGTTGCAGGTTCCTCTATTTCTGTAGCTCCTTCCTCTATGTCTATACATGTTTCATTATAAGCATACGCTGTATTATATACCTGCCATTTTTTATTTCTGTCTGTAGATACACACTGAGAGCTGTTGTTTAAAATACTATTTAAATTATTATCCTCTTCCAGAATATCATTTTCGCCTGGTAGTGCAGGTCTAGCAATTAACGGAATTGCTGTGGAATACCCTCCATTTTTGTATAAAAGTCGCGCACTGAATGGTTGAACTTCATCTCTTGTAAAGCCTTTATATTTAGAATTTGCAATTGCACTTTTATATAGATTCTCCGAAGCTGCCGATGTAGTCCAATGCAATAATCCTCCAAACAAGTTCATAACAGGTTGGACATTCAATTCTTCTTCTTGTACTAATCCTCCATGCCAAAGTACATCTCCACTTACCATAGTGAATTTTGCTTTCTCCCAGTTAGGTTTAATTGCATTCAATGTATTAAAATCCATTCTCTTTTTAAGAGATACGTTTCCTCTGGCAATATACAAATCATCATTACTGCTTCCGCTATGTGTATATATAACTGTATCGTCTGTTGTAGGGTAAATTCCTGCTAAAAACACTGATTGGGTGTTAACTACATTATTTCTTTCTACAACGGCTATTTTATAATATTTAAAATGCTTTACATCTAAATTCTCTACTTTTATTTTTATAGCAAAATTTGTAAATTCGTCTGTTTCTGTTTGAGATTGGATATTGTTATTTTCATCGAATATAGCGATAGGGTTAGTTGGGGAAGAATATTGAGTCATCTCATTTCCCATTAAATCGCAATAAGCCGCCCAAAACTCATAAGTTCCTTTTTTCAAATTACCACCTAATTGTTGTTCGGCAGGATTTAAAATTATTCTATTATGTTTAGGAAACATTAAAAGCTTATCTACATCTATGCAGTTACTATAGGTAGAATCTTCACACGGCAATTCTAGCTCAAATAAATAATTTTGTGCACCTTTTTCAAGTAAATTAGTTACATTTAAAAATCTAGGTGGATTTCTATAATCATTCCAGTATAAAGTTGTCCCTAATTTCTCTTGATTGATTTCTATCTTTTTTGCTGGAAAATTAATATCAAAATTAAGTCCTGCATAAATATCTAAACATCTGTCATTAACTAGTTCTATATATTGTAAAGAAGGAACTTGTGTTACTGTTTCTAAAGGAGTTACAATAGGATTAAAAGCTTTTATACCACAACTATCACAATCTTCATTAAAATTAGTAGTTTCCTCGTTTTTGTAATTTATATTATTTATATCATTATTATCTACATACCCAATACTTGAACGTTTGTAATGAACACTATTAGTATCTTCTATAATACTAGTTAGAAAGTAATACGTATAATTTGAAAGTAAGTCTGTTTTTTTTCCAATGACTTTATAATTTTCTGGGAATTTAACTCCATAATAATTAGAAGGTTCCAATTGGCTAATCTGGGTATCGCCTCCTTCATTACTAGATGTCATATTTACAGAAACTGTATATTGTATATTCTTTAAATCCGCTCCATTTTTATCGCGTGACATTCCTAGTCGAGGGGATGAAATACTTTTATTATGTTTCATTAATTTAGTTATTATGAAGGTAAATTATAGCGATTCTGGTTTTGTCTGTTTTTTTTATAAATTTGCTTGGCAAACTTTTCTTGGTCTATACCTTTCCAGTTTGATTCGGACATGGCTTCCAGAAATAACCTTCTTTGATCTTGTTTCCAAATACCTACCCATCTCATTAGAGATTGTGCGTTCTTTTCATTTATATCCAAAGTTTCTGCCAATTCTAATTTTACTGCATTTTTTATATGTTTTAGAATATCTCCCGTACTAAAAACAGGGATTGCTATCTCTTCCTCTACAGTAGGTAAACTGTTATATTGTAAATATATTTTTCCATCCTTAAAATTGGCTGTTAATGTACGACCTGTGATGCTGATTTTATCTGGGTAATTATTTCTTATTGCGGGATTCATATTTAAACAGTCAACTGCTATTGTATCTTTATTCATTCCCTCTACTAAAGACAACCATTGATAATTATACCATTTATCTTCGTATTCATAATTGGTATATATCTTTTCTGTAGTTATTTTTGATTGGCAGAAATCTACATAATAATCCATAGTAGCATTACTCCAATACGCTGGATTTTCTATTTTTTGTTTTTCTACTATCAATCTTTTCTCTGGTGTTTTTTTTATGCTTCCTTCATTAGTTAATTTTAATCCTAATATCATAGATCTAAATGTTTCTGGTAGTACTGCCTTTGAATTCTTTATTTCTACTATTGTTTCATTTTTAGTACAAATGTTTTTACCAAACTTCCTCAATTCAGTTATGACCCAAGTTTTTATCGAATTTCTGTCTATATCTCCTGTAGCTGCATAATTAGAGAAAGTAGTTTCAATCTCTGCAATAAATTCATCTAATGTAACTAACTCCATTATTTTTTAAGTTTTAATTTTCTGTGTAATAGTATAGCCTCTGCTTTATCTTCAGGTTTTTCTGTTTCTGCCTTTGAATTTGGTGTGTTGGTGATTATATATTGGTTTCTTAAATAATCATCCTCAAGATAGAAATGAGTCTCTTTTCTATGCATTCTCTTATGAGTAAATAAGCTCATTTTTTTCATATATTGACCAAAAGGTCTTTTATACATAACTCCTAAGCCTTTTAAATGAACACCGTACTTGGTTTCTGAAAGCATTTTTCTAAATTCCTCTATCATGCCTCCAATAGCTTTTTCAAAATAGTTATATTGATCTATTTTTTTAGAGGGCTTACGTCTTATTTTCTTGTAGAAATTATAAAATTCTCTTCCCATTAAAGGATCGAGGTATTCAAGTTTCTTTGCCATTTTTATATACCTATTGTGTAATTTGTAAAACATTCTGTCTTTGATCCGTTAAAAGGTATTTCAGGTTGGTAATTTAGGTCTTTCAATTTTATTTTTTCTACCACTTCTAAATCCCATATAAATCCTGCACTGCCTTTTACTTCGCTAATTACTTCATACTCATAGGGCATTTTATCAACATTATTATATCTGGTTTCAATAGTATTAACTGTTATTCCGATTTTATAAAACTCTTCATTTTCATTGAAACACCTCAAGGTATAAAAAGTGCATGTCCTACCTTTGGCTTTTTCTATGTATTTTTCACGAGTCCAACATGATTCTTTTGTACATTTTGAACATCCCTGTCCTTTAATGTGATTGTTTGGAGTTTGTCTAAATATCCCGTGGTGTTCACATAAAATATCTATTTTTTCTGTACCTTTGGTATACTCTGATTGGTAGTATGAATATCTACCATTATGTACTAAATTGGCTTCGTGAATAAACTCTTCTTTTGTTTTTGTCTGTTTATCTGACATAGCTTCTTTTCCACATTTAGTACACCCATGTCCATTCAAATGCCCATTGGATTTTTGTAAAAACTCTCCATGATTATGGCAAAATATTTTAACTTTACTGTTACTACCTTTATATTCTACTTTTGAGTAATCGTATTTGTCGCCATGAATTTCTTTCGCTTTTTCTATGAATTGTTCTGTGGTTTTTATAAGTTTACTAGATCTAGATTCATTGGCACATTTGGGACAAATTGAACCGTTTAAATGACTTTTGGGTATTTGTTTAAAATCTCCATGTTTTTGACAAGTTATTACTACTTTTTCTTTTGAGCTTTTATAAATAGTGTTTAAATAACTATATGTCTCATTATGTATCTCATTTGATCTTGCTATAAATTCTTCGGTTGTTAAACTATGTGCACATTTGCGACACTTACTTCCACTTAAATGTTTATTAGGAGATTGCGTAAATGACCCATGTTTTTCGCAGAATATTACTACTTTAGTATGATTATTTGTGTAATTTACTTTATCGTAGTTATACCTATCACCGTGTGCTTTTTTAGCTTTCTCTATAAATTCCTTTGTCTTTTTATCCATTTTAATTTCCCTCGATAGAATTTGGATTATTATCCTCTCTAATTTGTCTAGTTATCCCTAATTTCTCTAGTGTCATAGTTTTTACTACTTCTAATAATTTGTCAGGACATACGAACTCTTTACTCCAATTTGATCGACAAACATCTTTTTCTGAACAACTTGAACAATCCTCTGCATTAATATTATCTATTGTAAGAACTGTTAAGTCTACACTATATATTTCTTCATCTGGGATATACAGATGATTATCCGATCCTAAATATAAGTAAACTTCTCCTTTTAATCTATATTTTCTATTTTTATTTCGACGATATTGTGTTTCATCTATAAATGCAAATCTATAATTACCATCTAATGATACAATATCTTTTATACTACTACCTAGCCTAGAGAATAGTAATTTAGGAAGAGGTTTTTTAGACTTCATTAAAGTATTGCAAAGTCTGAATTCTATTGAAGGACAGTTTTTGGTGTTGATTTTTTCAAATTCAAAGCAAGGTATATTAGTATAAATATTAGTGTCAGACAATAAACTCCTTTCTCCCCATTTTTGAGATATTAAAAAAGTTGCCGAATCTTCCAGTAGTTTTAGTATAAATCTTCTAGGAATCCTGCTATCCTTATTATTGGTTCGAAATAAGTTGGTAACCTCAGATACTATTGTGTTTTTATCCATTTTGTAGTAATTTAGGCAAAATTAATTATATAAAGTGTATTACACAAATCTTTGAAACTTGTTGTAATAAAAAATGCGGACATCTATTACATCCGCATTAAAACAAAAGTTATTTATTATCTATTAACAAGGGTCTCCTTCGGGTTGTATTAGAGTAACATTACCATCAATAGGATAATTTACTGTTAAAAAATATCTAGGAGTGCCATCTATCCTTATATAATTATGAGGAATGGGTGTGGTTAGGGTAATATCAGAATATACTGCCGTAACATCATATGGAAACGGAACACTTAAATCTCCCACATAGTATACACTTCCTCCTAAAGTAGGTGAATTTATTCCTACTACTCCGCCTGTACAAGCATATGTTCCATAATAGTATAGAGCTGTATTTATAGGTGGGGCGGGTTCTTGATTATTATTAGTCTTAAATATTAATTTTTTTATATTATTCATAATTAAGCTTTTGTATTACCAAGTAAATCAAAGGCGTTAGTTGAACCAATTTGTTCAATTCCAACATGGAATCCTTGACCTTCTATTTTAAAACCTACAGGATTAGAGATAGTAGTGGATGAACCCACTATTGTAACATCCGCTGTTCCTTTTTGGGTAATTCCTACAAAGAAGTTTTGAGGTAATCCTGCTGGGACAGTTATTGTTACTGGAGTTGACCCATTATTTACTTTAATACTATAATTGTTGTCTGCACTAGTTAGAGCATAACTAGTGGTTATAGCTTTTTGTAAATTTACTGTTTCTATTACATAAGGTGAAGCAGTAGTTCCTGATCCTGTGACTGATGTAGTTGTTCCTGAATTAATTTTAGTCTCTGAGCCATCAGGGGCTGACATTGTGTTATTAATAATATAAGGACTTCCAGCAGTACCAGATCCACTTATTGATATATTAGTTCCCGCATTAACTTTTGTCTCTGATCCATCAATTGTAGAAGATATAATATATGGAGATGCAATTGTTCCCAACCCAGACACACCAATATTAGTTCCTGGATTTATTTTTGTTTCAGAACCATCTGAACCTGTGGCGGTTATTATGTAAGGAGAGCCTGTTGTTCCGCTTCCTGATATACTTATATTTGTGCCAGCATTAATCTTTGTTTCGGAACCATCTATAACAGGTAAAACATCTAATACCCATTTTTTGTTTACTAAAGACAAATCAGTAAAATTAGCAGAATAGTCTGCAAAATACTGAATACCTGTATTGTTTTTACTATCTCTAAATTTAGTAGTTTCATCAAAAAACATAAGTCCTACATACGGTTGGGCAGATCCGTCACCTATCCCTATATAAAGCCTTCCAAAGGTAGCTTCTGTTGCATCAACGCTAGATAGTGAGAGAAGAACTCCGTTAGGTTTATAAAAAATAAGATTTGAGTCATTTTCTAAGCTTACTAATGCATTTCCTGAAACAGAACCATCGTTATTTATACTATCTTGAAATCCTACAACTGCTGCCAATCCCTCTACAAATTCAGTCAGGTTTCCTTCATCTATTGTTATATTTATTTCATTTGTTGATTGACTTAATAGTATAAGATTCCCTGATTTAGTCAAGGTTCTTAATTGTTTTTTACCTAAAAGACTTTCTCCTGAATAAATTTGAATTCCATTACCTATATTCTCCAATTGAAAATATCCTTGTATCTCTGAAAATTTGTTACAATTATAATCTACTATATTTTTTAAATTATCTGCAAGATTTATATTTTTTAGTACTACCGCTACTCCGTTACATTGTATGTCATCTCCCTTATAGAGCACACATTCAGCACCAAGATCCGTAATAGGGCAGTCACAGTCAGTTTGTGGAGAACACTGACTACATTGTGTATATGTTATAGTGGTATCTTGACATCCACAATTTCTATCATCTGACATAATTTTATAAATTATCTATTATTTCTTGTAAATTATCCACTTTATTTCTTAAAACTATCAATGCGGTATATATTGCTTGATTAAACTGTTCTTGTGTTGAGTTAGCTCCTAATCCTAGTTGAGAGTAGGTGTTTTCATCTATTACACATTTAGTACTTTTACGATCCCCATTGCAATTGTCCTCTGATTGCACTACGTTTGTATAAGTCGGACATCCTGTTGTTGCCATAATTTTTATTTTTAGGGTTGAGGTAGATTATCTAAAATTAATTGTAAAGTTTCTGCTAAGGTAGATGGAGAATCCCCGCAGTCATCCACTAGTCCATTAAAGTCAAGATTACAACTTTCTATGTTTTTACTACAAATATCTGTAGTTTCTAGTTCTGTTACTCTATCTTTTAATGCTATTATTTCTGCATCTATTTTTATAAAAGCATTTTTTACAATAACCCTCCCTTCTGTGGTTTTTACATAGTTTAGTATACTATCTTCTAATGATTCTAAGTTAATTTCCTCCAGCTGATTGTAAATATCCTGAGTCGTTTCTTCTATAGATAGGGAACAATGATCAGATAATTCCGAAAATTTATTAACCTCTCCCTCGTATTCTACGCATGCACTAGGTTTTATCTCACCACATGTATGCTGTATTTTATTGCACTTATTTTCCATTTTAATTATTATAATTTATACTTATGTAAAAAACGCTTCCGTAATAGTTATTGCAATTTTAAACATTCCTATGTCATTAGGATGTGATGCAACGCCTGAATTATTTACAGTATGCCAAACTAAGTCGTCTCCATAAACTTGTGCTCCAATAACACTTTTATTTATTGAAAGGTCTAACGAAGATAATGGTACATAAGGGCAATCTCTAGATAAAGAAGCGGCTTGCATTATTGAATCTTTAGTAGCACTAACCCAAAAATTACCTGTTGTAAATATTTTCACAGAAGGGATTTTAGTTCTAATATAATCTATTAAACTTTCAATACTTGCCTGATATCCTGTGGTATTAGAAACATTTTCTCCTAATCTAATAATAACACAGTCTCTTCCTACTAAATCAGCGTCTAATTGCGTTTTATCCCAAGTAGTGTGATTTGCTTCCCAATCTGCTATATTTCTTCCGTAAACTACAGCGGAAGGGTTGCTTTTCTTCAATCTTGTTTCTAATACATGAACAAAATCTTTCTCTCTCAAACTTGCTGCCATTCCCCATTCTCCCCACCAATACGATAAAATTGGATGTTTTGTTATGGAATTTCCTAAAACTAATGTGTTGGTTGGGATATATTCGGACATTTGACGACTTAACTGAGTCTGATATAATTCAACTATTTTATAAAAATTGTAGTTATCACATTTAGTATTAAAAGAACTTCCAATAGAAGCAAAAGCACACTCTTTAGAAGAAAAAAAATCAGGAAAGGCTACACCAGTAGCAAAATTTTGAACAGCACCTATATATATCGATCTTGTAGGTAAAACAGGACTTGTAACATTAGTAGTTGCGGTAGCTCTATTTACTCCATTTACATACAATCTTAAATCAGTAGGTGCGGAGCTATTCCTGTTGTTTACAAAAAGACCTTTAGTATTTATAATACCAATAGCAAGGGCAAGTCTTGAATTTAAATTCTGACCAGTATGTGTGGCAGCGGCAGAATTTGTACTATTTGGTAGTGTCAATCCTATAATACTAACAGAAGGAGTATCTCCCACTACACCCATTTCAATATTAGCAGATTGTTGTATTTGTGTTCTAGAATAATAGCTAACATGTGCATCATATAAAGTTAGATTTACAGAAGGAATTAACTTAGTATCTGCATACGCATCTATACCATTTGGTTTAGCTCCTGTTGCTGAATGAACCCAAGTTCCGTTAAAAACTAATCTAAACGCTGCATCTAAATCTCTAGGATCTTTTAAATTGTATTTATGTGTTGTGGCTGTACCTCCTACAAAGGGGTATAAAGCTTTCATCTTTGTCCATAAACCATACCCTTTTAAATTATTTACTAACTCCCTAATAGCATTTACTTGTGTAGGATTTGTTATTCCTGTGGCTGTTAAAAAATCACTGGCTTCTGTGCTTGAGGCGTTACCAAATGATGTAAATATAGGACAAAATTCTTGATATAATATTTTTTTACTACTCATTATGATGGTTGCGTTATAGTTATCCAGTAAATTCCTGTACTTAAATACTCAACTACAATTTGATTTTTCAAAGTCCCTACATATGCACCTTTTATATTCCCAGACCATCCAGCAGGAAATGTTAATATGAAATTACCTGTTACATAAATCGATATAACTTTTGTTTTACCAGCAGCAGGTAAATTGCTTTCTGTAAATGTTGTGTTTCCTGTTAATATTAAATTCCAAGTGTCAAAACTGTAATCTAAATTGTAGACTCCAGTGGTTGCACTATTTGTAACAAGTGTTGGGATTGTTTGAAAATATAAAGCCAATCTAGTTCCTAAAGTTGTGATTAACTGCAAGAATGTTCTAGTCTTGGTTTTATTTGAATCAGCACTATCTCCTATAACAATATAATCAGCATCTACCAAGGTAGTAGCTTTAGCAGGTAAAGCAGAAATTAGATTCTCTTTAATCCACGTTATAATTATTGCCCATACTGGAAATTTAGTTGTACTTGCAACATCGGATACAGAGTTAGATTTATTAGTTGTATTCTCATAACTATTTGAATCTAAACTACCATCTCCTTTTTGAAACTGACTGGAAGTACCTCCTGTAACTTTATTTCCTGTAGTTTCAATACTACCACTTCTTTTTATTGCAGAAGTTTTATTATTTCCCGCAGGTATTGAAGTACCAGAAAAAAAGAAATTACTTATATCAGTTCCCACAGCCGTATATGTAGTGTAAAGAGAGGTGCTTGAATTATATGTCCAAGTAGAACTATTTAATCCTATATACAAATTGTTAACATTTACCTTAAGACTGTCACTGTTAACTGTTGGTGGGTTATTTAAGTCAAATATTGTGGCTGTGTTGGGATCATTCGAATTGACATACACTACATTAGAAAATACAGGAGGTACATCATCATTATAATATGAAATGATTTCCCAATCATATGAACTCCAATTATAACCGTATTCTAAACAGTATTTTGCTTTTACTGAAGTTGGATACCAATCTATAGTGTTGGGAGTAACTAAATCAGGTCTTAATCCTGGATTCACTACAAGGTTGGTCACACCTGCTCTAAACTTGATCACAAATCTTTTATACTTACTATAACCACTAGGTAAGTTTATTGTATAGCTTGCTACAGTAGAACCACTTAATATTACTCCGTCATCTGTAGAAGAAGGTGTAAAAACTCCTCCATTTGATAAAGTTACTTGGGCAATCCTGTCATTTCTTAAAGATTGCACATAATTTCTATTTATTAAATCGTTGCTCGTAGCATTTACATCACTATCTAATAAAGTTAAAGATTGTACTTGTCCTTCAGGAGTCCTCTGAACTATCGTTCCATTTAAAGATGAACCAGAACTATATTGTATAGTTGTCTGATTATTAGAGTTGTCTGTAGCATACACTATTTTAGGTGCTGAAACCTTATCTAATTTACCAGATAAATCCTGATCACCTGTATTGACTCCAGAAGTATTATTTAACTTAGTTTTATCTGTTGGTGATAATAGTCCTGCATTTGTTGTGTTTGCTAAATTAATAATTGCGTCAGTTCCTGTATCCGAAGTTACTGTTCCATTTATAGGAGAAGCAATGTAATCTAAATTAGTAGAACCCGTTATTGTTGGTAAATTAGAAAGATCATTATAATCTCCTGAAAAAGCTACTACTGCTAACTCATCCGTTTCTACATATGTGGAATTACCATCTGATCCATTATTAATTAAATTTGAAGTATTATCTCCTGGTTGCAATGCATTGTTTATAAGTAGCTGAAGACCATCCGAAACTTTAATATTTTTAGTAGAAAATCCTGTAATAGTTATACTTCCATCTGTATTTTCTATAGATTGTACTCCTGCTGAAACTTGTTTTAAAGCATAAGGAACACCTTCCTTATCAGTAACATATATTTCAAATTTATTTTCTCCTGGAACTTTTAAGTAAGCGAAGGAGTTTGGTTTTAGTCCAATTAAACTATTTACTTTATATGCAAATACTTGTTCCATTTATTTTTTATGTTTTACCATTCATTTTGAGTCCATGAAAATGGCTCATTAGTAGTGTAATAATTATTGGTAATATCTCTGTACTTTGTTTGAACTGTTTTTAAGTCAACGATTTCTATATTATCATCGTCTAAAGCTCCTCTGAGTTTTTTATCAAAAAATTCCTGTACTTCACAGTTGTCATTTCTGAGCGTTTCTATTAAAAGATTAATACCTTTTATCTTACTTTTACTTACTTTTCCACCCATTCTGAAGTGATTATAGTTAAACATTTTATCTGCTTGTTTTAAAGACTTTTTTTCTAAGTCATAAAGTAAAGACTGCTGTGTTATTTTATTTACTTGTAGCGTTCCCATAATTAAATTTTACAATCTAGATATCTGTTTAGCATTTTTTTACTTTCTTCAAAGAATCTCTGTGCCTTTACAAAATCTCCTAGTAAGGTATGGGCTTTAGCTTTATCTTCCCAGAATTTGACTTCGGTCATATAATCTATAAAACCTTCATCAAATATTTCGAGACCATAAGTAATCATTACCTTAGCATATTCAATATCAAAAGTATCTGTTTTTAGATGATATTTAGTTTCTTCAATGTTTTCATACCCAGATTTTAACGTAATTGTATAAATACCATCAGGTAATTTTACATATTCTTCTTCCGTACAATCTCCTTTTAAACAGCTAATACCTAAGTTATGAGAATTAAGTGTATTAATAGCTTCTTTTTTAAAGGAGTACGTTTTTTCTTTTGTTGATCCTGGCATTTGTATGACCAGATAAGAAGGCAGGTTTTGAGAATAAATCCAGTCAGAATTATCAAATATAGATAATTTGTAAGGACTACCTGTCTCTAGTATATAAAAATCTATATTTATCTTTCCTACTGTATTCATTATTATGCTGTTACTACTTTAACGTCTCCTGAAGTTGTACTGTAAATTTCCCCTACTTTTAATCCTCCTGCAACAGCTGTTGAATTGTTAGTATAAATTGGATATACTTTCGGAGTATTTATTTGTGTTAGTATTGTTTTAATCTTTCTTAAAAAATCAAAAAGGTTTAATTTGTCGATAAGTTCTTGTGTTGTCATTATTTTTTAATTAAGGTATAATATTTTTTAGTATTTTCGATTCTTTCTTTTAAATGATTCGGTACTTTTTTACTATTTTCATTTCCTAGATTTATAGCTTTACTTAATTTAGTAATACTTTGTTCATCTACTTTTTTAGCCAAATCCCATAATTTATTCTTTTCAAAGTAATAAAGACCTGTTTCCCAAAAGTATTTTGAAGCTATTTCTTCTGTTGTTAACTTTATTTTTGATCCAACCCATTTTGAGAAATCTCTGTAATTATCTGAACCAGTTAATTGTAGGCTTCCAGCTCCCCTATGCGTATAACCGTCTCCACTTGCTTCATTACCATTACCCATTCTATTAGCATAAGCTCTGTTGGCTATTTTTTTAGGTTGGCGGGCGTAGTTTAATCTGTCTTGGGGTGTAGGAAAGTATTTTAAAAAAAAGTCCTTTAAACCTTCCTCTGAATAGTTTGTATTTTCTTTATCTTTAGTGAAATTAGCAGATTCGATTGAAGTCTGTCCTAGAAAATTAGCTAATTGCTCATCATTAATTTTCCACAACTCTTTCATTTTATTAAAGGTATTTTTACCTAATATCCCATCTGCCACCAATCCATTTTGTTTTTGAAAATCTGCTATTTTGCTCATTCTTTATTTTTTAATTTAAACCATTTATATAGTTTTACTTTTACTTTTTGGTCATATATAGGATCTATTAATTTTTTAACTATAAAAACTATTATGAAAATAACAACAGCATTAAAAATTGCAAAACCTGATTTTATAAGTTCTTCAACTACTAGTCCTGACATCGGAGCAGATAAATTAAAATAAGTAAACATTCCTGTAAATAGAGAAGTAGAATATTGTACGGGATTTTGCCACACATCCTCAAACATCTCCTGACCGAAGTGTTTAACGCCTAATACTCCTAAAATAGCCAAAAATATAATTTTTAAAGTTGATAACATCTTTGTATGCGATATATAATGCGGAAACAATTACTAAATCTATTATAAAATAGTCTGAATACTCAAAGTAAGTTATACCTTGTAGTCTATCTGAAATATCTTCGAAAAGTAGTCCTATGAACACTAAACTTAAAAATTTGCTAAATCTTGTTTTATAATCACAGCTTAATAAAGCCAGGATAATGCATGTAGAGTAAATTATTTTTCTAAGTTCCCAATAATTGTCTATGTCTTGAGGAGAAGTCGTAGGGAAGCAGTAATTTGAAATTAAGTTACTGCCCCACCACAACATCAAAGAAAGAAATAGAAAGAAATTTTTGACCATTAGTCCTCTTTTTTTGGAGGATTTGGTTTTGTATCTGGGTTAACAGTAAAAGGTTGTACAACCTCTCCGTCCTTAACTCCGTATTTAGTAGTCATTGTTGAAATGAATATACTTGTTATACTTGCTACTATAGCTATTTGTGAAATCATGCCTGCTACTGATTCGGGAATAACTAATCCTGATGTGAGTAACAAACTAGATAGAGTGGTTATAGCAAATGATATTTTAATTATATTTTTAAAAAATGTTGGTGTTGCTGCTTTTAGCCTGTTTATAATTTCCTTCATTGTTTTATTAAGTGTTTGTGTTTTTCTTCGTCGTAGTATTCGAAAGGTGTGTTATTTGTTCTATTATTATTGGGATTTAATTTAGCTTTAAAATTAGCATATGTAAAACCACTTGCTTCTGCTGCATCTTTTACACAATCGTATAAAATACCCGTTAGTATATTTATTACTTTTTTAGCTTTCGGACTTTTACCTCCTACCCATTTACCTTTAAATCGTTCCGATACTATATCTCTTTCTTCCTGAGTTTTACTATACCAATTATAAGGTTTTATTTCAGGAATTATAGGGTATATATCATTACCTTCATCCGCGTAAATAAGATCGGTTTTATTTCTAACTAGTCCTAATAACATTGAACTTAAATGATTACTTTTTATATTATAGGCTTTTGACGCACTTTTTATAGTGTCATAGAATATGCCAGTTTGTGTACTTAATAATAGTCTCGATCCTGGATGATTTTCTCCTTTTAGCATACATGCTCTTTGGATATCTCTACGTTCTTCTGAGTATTTTATGCCTTTTCTAGCTATACTTTGTTTTAATTTAGTTTCTTTTGACGCTAATCTACCTGTATTTGCTTTTCTTAGTCTCTCTACTGTCTCTTTTGTTGGAATGTAACCTAAATTACCATCACCTCCGTCAGTCAAATTTACCAGAGTCCCTAATCCTAAATCTTTTCTTCCATATAACTTTATAAATTCCTTTTCTTTGGTTTTAATAAATTCATAGTCATTTGATTCTAGTAGGATTTCTACTTCGTATTCTGTTTTATTCACAATATTCTTCCAGAATTCGCTTCTTTTAATTGTTACAAATGCTCGTGAATATTCTCTTTCGTGCTGAGTGTAATTTTTAGGTTTAGTACCGACTCCTACATAAAAGACTTGGTTAAGATCTTTTCTTATATGTCTATATAAATAATGTTCCTTCATCAAGATATTTTAAAAAGGGGACTTTTAACATCCCCTTATATAGTTCTTTATTAAATACTTGAAGGATCAACCCCTGGAATACCAACTTTTGCTGCCAAACCATTTAATAAAGTCTGTAATTGTAGATGTTTACCCTCTTCAATAATTATCATAAAATCATGTGTTATGTTTGAACGAGAGCCAGGTGATTGAGATAACAATTGATCTCTGTATTGAACATGGAATCTGATTAATCTTTTATGATATTTTAATATCTTTTCCTGACTAAGATTTGCACGTACAAATAGATTCTTTTTATAAGTTGTTTTGTTCGTGTAGTGGGCGCGCCCCATGGCTTCGGCTCCAAAAAATGACTCACTTAAGTTGTCCACATCTTGAGCATATTCTAATTTTTCGACTCTTGCAAATTCAACATCTGCGTCATAATTACTGCCAGTATAGTTTAAGATATCATCTTCCCTCCAACCAAATGACGCAGAACGAACTTTTAACGAAGTTTGAATAAACGGAATCCAGTCCTCTTCTACGCTTTCTGGATAAATATAAAAAGGCTTACCTTTAATATAGAATCCCATCAAGGCTGAGTCTGAGCTTTCGTCTGCTTGCTCTTTCCAGTATATTTCTTCAAAAGGAAGTGGTGCTTCTGCTGTGAAAGGCTGTAAGAAAATGGCTGAGCATTCATCACATACTAAGTTAGATAAAACTGTAGTAGAATAAACTCTTTTACATCCTCCAACTTGTGCTGCTGATACTTGTGTTACTGCGCTTAAAGTTTCTGTCAATCCTCCTGCTGTTGCTGTAACTGTTGGAAAAGATTCTGTTGGTGCTACTATTGTTAATACTGCTCCTGATGCTGTAACTGTTGCTCCTTTTGCAGATAGAATATTTGCGCCGTGTGCTGCAACGAATGCTGCTACTGTAGCTGTTGGGCTTGTGATATAAGTTGTAGCGTAAGTAGTTCCACCAATAACTAAGGACATGTCTCCTGTGCTTCCTGTGATAGTAGCTGTTCTTGAAGAGTTTCCTGTAAAACCTCCTTCAATGATTGTCAATTCTGGATAAGCAGCTTGTAATTCTGTTAAACGAGATTGACCGCACTCATTATCTTTTAAAATAATAGAGTAATTTTTAACAACAGCTGTACAAGTTTCGCCATCTGTCCAAGTATAAGTAGTTGAAGTAGAATCAGAACATACATTTTCTGTTTGTCCTATTACTTTTACTTCTGCTGTTGGGTTTGCTGTTACAAAAGTTGTATGTTCTGCCTGAGTTAAAACGTTATCTAAAACTACTGAATAAGTTCCTTTACCATCTTTATTTCCGAATTTTACCGCTGTTCCTGAAACTGCTCCTGGAATTGCTTGTACAGTTGATGTACTGTTTGATCCATCGTCCTCTAAAGATACATGGTAAACAATACCTCCTGTTAGTGAGTCATAACCTGCTTGGCAAGCTTCACATCCTTTTGCATATACATTATAAATTGTTTTTGTATAATCTGCTAAAGTTGCAGAAGCCAAATGTAAAATTGTATAAGTAGAAGTTCCATCTAATCTTGCTGTTCTTTCAACTTTATAAGCTGGATACTGTGCTTGAATATCTGCTAAATCGTTAGAATCTCCATTATCAATTACATTGATTGTAGAGAATACAGAGTCAACTCCTGTTTGTGCTACTGTTTCGCTATTGATAACACCTACTTCTAAGAATTTAGACAAGCTATCTTCTGTTGAAGTATATCCATTAGCAACTGGAATTTTATCCTCGTTGATTTCTTTTACTAATCTTTCGATTACCGTTTGCATTGATTCTCCTTTTTCTCTGTAAGCACGTTTTTGAATAACATACTCACTTCTTCCAAAAAATAAAGAGGCTACATCGCCATAAACTACGATGTCTACTGGTGCAGATTTTCCTTCTGGAATATTTAATGCTGTGTCTGCGTCAATACCATCGTATCCTACTTCTAAGTAGTCTACTTTTAATTCTACGTTTGTAGGAGCATATCCTTTAATATCAACAATACTTCCGATTGGGAAAAATCCTGTTGATTGTGATGCTACTTCGTTGATACGTAGATTTCCTGGGGTAGTTGTTTCCCCTACTCTGAATGAAATAAGATCTTTTGAGGTCATGCCTGCAAAACTAGAAACTACTTCAGCTCCTTGTCCTTTTACCGCCTTATTTTTGACAATAGCTAATTGTCCTTTTGCTAAATTACCTGCATACCCTGTTGTTAAGACATTGGATACTACGACAGGTTTCGAGATTGCTCCGTGCATAATTGTGTTTAGTTAATTTTTGTTGTTTTTATTTTTGAATTCTTAAAGTCTGCAATTGATACCTTGGGTTGTTCTCGTTTATATCTAAATTAAATACCATCAAACTGATAATATCATCTAGAGATTTGTCGTCCCACTCAATTGGATAATTTTCATCGAAACCTGATTCAGGATTCTCGTCATTTAATAGTCGGATTTGATTAGGATAACGGTAGTAGTTTAGTAGAATTTCGTTAACCTTAAAAGTCTTATCTGTGTAGATTGATAAGTTATTTGAGTTCACTGTGAAAGGTGCTTCTCTCCATTCGAATGAGGGTTTAGTAAACTCGTCTTGTAATACTTCATTTAAATTTTCTGTTCTCATTTCATATAGAGAGATGATATCTTGACAGTTATTTTTTTCTGCTTTAGCTTGGACATCCGCCAAGTCGAAATAATTGTCAGGTAATTTAAAATCGTATTTTTTTTCAGATTTGGATGAGTAAGGTATCTTATTATCTAGAACTAAAAAATTCTGTATATACCTTACATCATCTACTCCTCTGTTTTGTAAATGTAATGTTTGAAATTTGTTTTGACTTTCATTAAATAACAAGCAGAATCTGTAATTGTCAGTTGTGATATTATCATTTGTGCCATTTTTTTCAGCTTTAACTAAATACCTCTCTCTTACTTGTTCTATTGTAGCCATTATTAAACTTCTCTTCTTACTTCTGGGTTCTGTTCAATTAATTCTTCGATAGCCTTGTATTGTGCTGAATTAGTATTCAAACAGAATTCTGCTATTGCTTGCATTGTAAGTCCTAGAAAAACTCCTCCGTTTTCTGTTACATATCCGCGTCTGTCTTTTTTAATTTTTCTTAGTTTGAAAAGTTGATTGACAGCATGGAAAAATTCCATTTTGGTTTGTCCTTCTTTTGTTTCATAATCTTCGCAGGCTGCTATAAATCTTTCTGCGAAATCTATACCTTCTTTAGGTGCATTGATATAGTCAAAATAGATAATCTTCAGATCTTCAGAGTCAACTTTACTTGTAACTTCTCTGTTCAAATACTGTAAGATTAAATCCAATTTATCTCTATCTCCATCCGCTAAAATATTAAACTTACTAATTGCTTGTAAACGAGTCTTAGTTTGTTCTTTTTTCTTGTTTTTAGTCGCCTGTGGATTAGATATTGTAAACTGAGCGTCTTTTCTGTAAAATGGATTTTTCTCGTTTTTATCGCACGCAACTCCTTGAATGATAATTTGAAATAATTCAAAAAGTTGATCAGGTAGATTTGTATCAAACTCTTTATTTACGTAAGCTTCGTATCTGTATGAGTTTAAAAACTCATTTTTTTCAGATGGGTTTAAGTCTACGTTTCTAAACTTTTCAAACGGTTCTTTAATCTGTTTATTATAGATGGGGATTAATTCTTTTCTATCTTCTGCCGAATAATCGCTTAGACAATAAGATCCATCGTAAAATCCAGTATCGTATATATTTTTTTTATAGTCGAAATTTATACAATCCATAACTCCACTGCCTGTGAAAGGAAATTTTGTAGCCCCTATAGATTGTAATGCAGGGTTTGCATTTCCATCTGGTTTGTGATCTAAAACGTATTTTTGTCCTATTTCAATAAGGACATTACCAATATTAAATTTATTTGATTTTTTTGTAAATGCCATTTCTTTTTTCTTTTGTTTTTCTTTCTTCTTTTTGAATTACAGCCCCTAAATTAATAGGGACTGATCTTCTTTTTTATTCTTATCTGATTCCAGACATTCTATTTTTAAGTTCGATTGTTACGAATTTACTTGGGTCTGGCATCCACATTGCACCAAATCCATAAATCCAGAAACCTTCTCCCATTAATTTTCCTGCTGCTGCAATATCTGAGGCTTTTCTTGAACTATAACGTCCGTTATCTCTACCCCATACAATTGGATTTTTCTCTGGTTTAACCATGTAGACATTGTGTCTTGCTTGTGTTTCCCCACCTACTGCTCTTGTTCCTTCTGGAAGAGTTGCATTAGAAGAGAATCTTTGGTCTGTTACATCCCAGATATATCCTGAATAAGTTGTGAAATCTTTTCCACCTGGATTGATTCCTCTTACGCGTGGATCAGGTGAACCTCCTAAGTAATCTAGTGTCCTGTCTTCTGTAGCTGATAATTTACCTACTCCTGGAATTACTGCTGATGTGAATTTTACTTTACCTAGAGACATATTATCCCAAGTTCCTGTAACAGGGCTTGAATCCATAATTCTGTCTGCTCCCATTAAAGCTCCTAAGTTATTTAATTGAGATAAAGCTTGAGCTGAAATAATTGCTTCAATATTTTGGTATAATTCACTACCTGCATCAATATTCAAATATGTATCTTCGATTTGAGAATCATTGTACATATAAACGTAGTTTCTGATTTGAGTTAAATCTGCAATAGTTAAACCTCCTTTTTTATTATAAGTAAAGATTTTACCACGTCTCATTTGTTGCCAAAGTCCCTCATTAAATTCGATTACACCTTTAGATGTAGAAATTTTAGCTGCTGGCATGAACATCAAAGCACTATTAAATCTTTCTGTAAAAGAACGCATTGTAAGTAACTCTAAAATATCTGCTGCGGAAACTAATTGCTGTCCTGTAGAAGTTGTAGCTTTAATCATTGCAAGCGGTGTGTCTTCTACTCCTGCTGCTGACAATTCTTGTAAATATTTTTGAGTGTCGGCTGTTGTATAACCTGAGTTTAGTTTATATGAGTCAGCTTTTCCTGTAAACCAGTGTTCTGCTCCTTGCCCGCTTCCTAGTTTGAATTCACATTCAATATAATTAGTAGCATCTGGTAAGTGAGGGATACCTAATTTTTCAGAGTATTCTGCAATATAAGAGTTGGAAGTTACTTGGTAAACTACATCGGCTTGTAAGTAAGATGCCTGATAAACTTTGTTTTTGTCGTTTTCTGAACCAATTAAACTCACATAATGCTCATATCCATTTCCTACATACTGAGGTTCTGGAGTTTCAGCGACCATAAGGAAGTCACCATATGCTTTATCAATACTTAGAGTTTGAAAAGGAGCTAGTTTTTTATTAAGTACAATTCTGAAAGTTGTACCATCTGCTCCTACATATCCGTCAGGTGATTGATCAGAAGTATCTTCTACAGTTCTGAAACAGTTGTCTGTCTCTACTGCCATTTTATACTTAAATCCTCCATCCTGTCCGTTTACAGTAAGAACTGCATTTGAACTAGTTACTTTCTTATAGATTGAGCTTGAAAATGAAGTTCTTTTCATTACCTGCTCATCCCATTTGTTTTGTAACATTAACATGTTACGGTTAGGATCTAATTCAATAAAAGACGTAAGCATGATACTAGAATCTAGGTATCCTTGTTGCGCTGGTATTAAATTAGCCTTACTAACAGGAGCGATAGACATATCGGTAATGGCTGCTCCATTAATTGCTAAACCTTGGTTTGAATACATTCGTTTTTATTTTATTTTTGTTTGAAATCATTAATAACTTTATCTGCGTAATCTTCTAAAGATTCTTTAGCTAAAGTTGGTTTTTTTGTATTATTTAAATTTACTGTGAAAAGTCCTTTTGCGTTCTCTACTTTTGTTTCTAATACTTTCTTAGATGCTACCCATTTTTTAAATTCTGCTGGATTACTTAAAAAATAAGTTAATTCTGCGTACATTTCTGGGTTTTTAACAGCTTCAAAATAAAGTTTATCTGTGTTTGATATTTTATCGTTATCTAATTTTGTAGCGTTTTCTACTAAAACTTTTTGAATATTATCTGGAATTCCCCATTCCTTATATTTACTTGAAATATTCTTTCTAAGATTCTTTAACTCTTCTTTTTCTTTTTCTATACGGGCAAACTCGTCTCTTCTCTTTTCTTCTATTTTATCTGCTTGGATTGCTAAATGTGAATCTATAATAGTATTTGCTTCTTCTTCTAATACGCCGTTTTCAATATATTCTTGAAGTTGAGCATCAATTAACTTCTTACTAAGTCCTTTTTGTTGTAGATTATAAGCTACAATATTGATTTGAGTGTTTTCTCTTAAATTAGAATTATCACTATTTAAATTAGCTTTTAAACCTTCAAGTTGTTCAATAGCTGTAATATTTTCTTTAATGATTTCTGAAATATTTCCTCCAGCCTGTTTTACTTCTATAAGCTTTCTGGTCTGTTCATCTAGGTTTTCTACTGGAATATATTTCTCTTTTCGCTCTTTTTCCTTCTCAGCTCTATACCCTGCTAATATTTGTTGATAACCTTCCTCTGTTAAATCTTCTATGTCTTCTAAGTAAACCTCTTTGTCATTATATGTAATTGCGAAGTTTTCTAAAAAACCGTATTTAATATCTGACTTTAATCTATTACTATAGTCAGAACTAATTATTGTTTGACTTACTGGGGGTTCAACTACTGGCTCGGTTTCTAACTTGGGTTCTACGGCATTCTCTTTTGTAGTTGGCTCAACTTGGTTTACTATAGGTTCAGTTACTGGAGCTTGTGTTGTCTCTCCGAATATGCTGGCTAATAATTCTTGTGAGTTTACTACTTGTGCATTTTGGTTTTCCATCTTTCTTTGTGCAAATTTATTATTTAATGTTTTATTATACAAATGTGTTAAAGCTGTTGTAATTTGTTATAAAAATTTTTGTCAATTACAAATTTTGTCAAATCTTATTTTTAGTTCTTGTTTTGAATTGCAATTTGATAATCTATATTTTTTAACTGTGCTCTTTGAGCTATTTCAGCTTCTTTTTGTTTTATTTTCTGAAGTTCTATAAATTTAGTAGATTCATCCATATCCATTTTGCGTTGTAGTTCTTGAGTTCTTAGAGCTATATCGGTTTGATAGGATTCTCTTTTTAGATTTAATTCAAAAGCTTTTTCAATATCAGCAGTGTTATCTTCTTTAGTGGATGCTGCGTCTCTACCCAATGCTGTAAGATAAGCTTCTTTATATTGCCATTCTCCTTTTATATTAGCTAGATTTACTTCATGCGCTTGAAGATCTTCTCGTGCTGCGGTTTGAGCTTCTATATTTTTTGTTAATTGACTGTCTTCAAATTGTCTTTGCTGTTCTTGATTTTGATTAGTACGTGCTCTCATTTCCTTACTCAATTGTCGTAATTTAAGCGTATAAGGATTAGTGAAAATATCTACTAAATCTCCAAAATCTTTTTGAATTGTGTTATCTGACAACAACATTTGTTGCAATGCTTTTACTAATGCTCTATCTTTAGAGGTAGCTACAGGAAGTATAGAAATTCTTCTTAAAGGGAAATATTCTGGGTCTTCTGCTAGTATATCTATAAAGTGATTTGAACCATCGGTATTCTTAATCAATCTTGTAGAAGATTTTCCATTTACTTCACATTGTTGGGCTATTGCTATATGAAGTTCATTAGCTTTAGATTTAGAAGTATTGAATTCATCTATGTAATTTGAGATAAGAGCATAGCTTGCAGTAGCTTGTTGAGTTACGCCTTCTGCTGTTTCATAAGTTGTTGGTGCACCTAACATTTGAGGTGTAATTCCTACTTGCTGGAATCCTTGTTGTCTGAATGTCTCAGCTATTTGCATTCTGTATTGAACTTGTGCGGCGAAAACAACTTCATTTCTTTGAAATACGTTCGGATAAACAGAACTTCCTTGGGTGTTAGTTCGTGATAAATCCATTGGCATCATCTTAGTGAGTTTAATAGTATTTGAGAGAGAGTATAATGCTTCTTCTGTAGTTTGATCTTTATATTCCTGTCCTAAAGCGTTTATATCAAAAGAATAGAAAACACCTAGTTCATCAGCAAGTAATTCACTTACCTGGTTAAGGCAAATATTGTGTAATTGTTGATAAGGAAAAGCTTTTTTAATAACGCCATTAGTAATAATTCCTCCAACAGGATGTCTTACCTGATAAATATTACTATCTCCTTTTATTTGTTGTTCTATAGGTTTTCCCCATAAAATTAAATCTTCTTTTATGTTTAAAGAGTTATTAGATTTAATAACTACCATATAACATGATTGTGGTCTATAATGCCAAGTTATTGTGTTAGCATAATCGGATATAGTTCCTTTTTTAAGTGCATCTTGCAATCCTTGAATACTTACATTTCTACGTAATTTTAATTCATTGTCAGTTATGAATTCTTTTACAATATCCTCGGTTACTATCTCTATATCTAGACTTCCTACTTCATTTTCATAAACTACTATTCCAAACCTTTCCATTGAAGTCCAGTATACTTCCATTATTTCAACAGAAGAGTTACTTACAATAATATCTGATCTTAATTGTTGAGCCAATCCTTTAGAAGTAGAATTAAAATCTGAACCTGCTCTTGGCATCCATTCATTTACTACAGTACCGTCTTCTTTTTTAGTGTAAGCTATTGGAGCACCTAAAGCACTCTCCATTTGGAGATTTATGTTATGATCATGATAATTATGAAAAGGTAATATTTCATTATCAGCAAATGGGGCTTTTCCTTCTCCGCTTAAAGGCATTATACCTTTTTCGTAGTCTGTTCCTTGCCCCCAAAAATCTCCTATTTGTTCTTGTTGTTTTCCCGTCATTAAATGACCGTACTTTGATATAGTATCTGTTAATGACATTTCTGTCAATCTTCCTATAAAAGAGCAATCCTGTGGATATTTAGTATTAGCATATTCAGAAAAAAATACTTCCTCTACTTGCCAGTCTTCTATATCATAGTAATCGAATCCTACTCTGTAGTGTCTGAACCATCTTCCTGTTAAGATATAATCTACTAATCTGTTTTTATCGGCTTCTTCTAAATGGAATTTCTTTTTATCTGCTGTTAAAACATTTGAAGCCCATTCAGATGCAATTACTTTGAAATTTTTGGATAAATCTCTTTCTATTTCATCAGGAGTCAGTTTTTTAACTTCTGCATCTAATTGTGCTAAATATTGTTGCTTCTCTTCTTCTGATGAAAACTCTTGTTGATTAGGATTAATTCCACGCGCAATAAGCATTCTGTCAATTTCTCTCTTGAATAAAGCTTGTGCATATTGATTTAATTTTTCTGTCCTGGCGCGAATATATTCGTTGGTATAGCAATCCGAAACATCTTCTATGTTATATTGACTGTCAGTTTCTGCAAATACTCCTTTGATGGCATTAGCAATAATTCCAAGAAAGTCAAAATGTTTTAGACTTGTTGGAATAGGTACATCAGAAGCTAAAGCTTGAAATTCTTGTAATTCGGTATTATTTAAAGTTTTTTCTATATCTACAGAACGGTATACAAACTCTCCTTCTGTCATTTTTCTTATTTCAGAAAATACAGAGTTTCTTCTTCTTTGTTGTGTTGCTTGCCAATATAGGGCATCAGCATTTGCTTTCAACCAAGCATCTGTCTTCTTAGACTTTGGAAGTGTCTGTACAGGAAGGTCTCTAAATGTGGAACCTCCGTTAATTTTACTTAATACATCGTATTCTTGCACGCGGATTTATTTTAATCTACAAAATTAATTATAATAGTTTATATCTACAAATTTGTTAGATTCATTGTCAAAGGTTAACGTCTATTGAAATGACTTCTTTTTGGGTTTTGTTTGAAAAATTGTAATTTTTTGGGTTGTTGTGGTTGAGGTGTTTCTTGTTGTGGTTTTTCCTTTTTGTACTCTTTAGGAATCCAAAATAATGCGCTTCTTAGATAATGGGCATATGCGTAGGCGGCCATAGCGGATGTAATCCTGTCCACGTTCAAATTCTCTGACCAGTTGATGATCTCTTCTATTAAACCAATGTCATCTATAAGTTGTACTCCTTTTAATAATTTTGTTGTTCCATCTTCTTGCTCTACTTCATAAGTTTCATTACAAAAATCTACAAAAAGGTCAAATAAGAATTTCTTACTTGTGGTTGGATTCCAACCTGTTTTTCTTTTATTATTATTGGGTATATTAAAACTTGTTGAAAAATCTAAACTTGGTGCGAGATACTTTTCTGATAATTGTCTCTTATCTAAGAAATCTTTTATTCCATAATTGAAATTTTCTCCGAAAGCTGTTCTATCTAAGTTATAAGCTTCCATTAATAATTGCCATTTTTCCCAAACTTCTGTATGTTTTTCAGGACGGAAAGAAATAGAAGCCACAATTTTTTCAGAAAAAGGATCTCCTAAAACCTTATTCTTAACTACATAGAAACTAGACACAGAAGAAGTTTCAGAGTCATCGGAAGCATAGTCATCAAATCCAGCAGTGTACATTCCATAAGGAGGTTTGGTTGCTGGTATATCTTCGAAAATTAAAAATGGTGCGTCTACAATTCCTCCTTTGTGTGGAAAATCAGCTAAAGGTTTTTTAGATATTGTAGAATGTATTTTACCTTGCGAATCTCTGTATAAATCTCTTCTTACATCCCACAATCCTGTTTCTAATAAGTAAGCTTTATGTGCTTTTGCTTCATTGACTGGGAATCTATTTCTTGTTCCTGATTGTGTAATTTCAGAAGGTTTTATAGGAGCATATATAGTGGTTTTATGTAATTTTACTTTATCTTTTGAAGCGGCTTCTCTTTCTTTTTCTATTTTTTCTTTGGCAGCTTTCCAATCAGTAATTTTTATTTTTATTTTTCTTAATTCTTCACTCTCTGGTTTACCTAAATAATCTGCTAAAGTGCTTTCTATTTTAGGCATATCTACCCTGCACTGTCCAGGAATAAAAGAACCAAAAGGTTTTAATTTATCTTCTTCCCAAGTAATATGCTCAGGATCAACTCCTCTTTCTAAAATATCCCATTGCATTGGCATAATACTGTAAGTTTCAGGATCTCCTAATGCTTTTACACCATCTGCTGAAAGCTCTTCTGTTCCTGCTGTACCACTTAAAATAACTCTTGCTCTTAAGCTTCCATCTGTACCTACTAATGCAGGTACTAATGATTCAATAGCTTCTAAAAAAATAGATTTCATTGCCTCATCCAAGACTACGACCCCTGTCGGTGTAAATCCTGCAAAGATTTCTTTATTATTTCCAGAGTCAGTGTTTATAATATGTAAAGTGGATAGTAATATCGTTTTATTTCCTTTAGTCTTAATACCTAACTCTACTTTTTTACTCCAATCATTTGTAACATTGAAAACTCTAAAGGCTGGATTTTTATTAAGGTTATCTATTTTGAAATTTTTAGATAATTGTTCTAGGTCTTTTGCTGAAGCCCCTGCACATAATAAAGTTTCTTCTCCTAAAGTTGCAGAATGTGATAACATACTTGCTTCTGTTGTTGTTTTAGCAACACGCCTGGAACAAGCTAAAAAAAGCATTCTATAATCTGTATCCTCTAATCGATCTTTGTTTTCGAAAATCATCCAATCACTATCTCTAAGTGGAGGATTCATTTTTACATCTTGAGAAAAAAACTTTTGCTTGGTTTCATTCCATAAATTTACAGGTATAGGTGCTATAAAAATATTTATATGGTAATATGCCCATCCAGATATATAAACATCATCTATCTTTATTCCACTTTTTATTTTTTTAAATTCATCCACATAAAATTGAAGAGTTTCAGGAATTTGTTCCCAATAATGCAAATTAGTGTCCCATTTAGGCACATTTTCCATATAAATTAGCATCTCATTTTTAGGTGGAGTTGTAAAATCTATATTTCTATAATCTAATTCTTTTTGTATTATTTCTGCATATTCAGGTATAGCTATAAGAACCTTATGCATAGATAGTGGAGCTTTTGCATCAGATAAAAATTCAATTACATTTACATTTTCTTCACCAAATTTAATATCTAAAGATTCAACAGCATCATCGATAGCATTATATTTTTTTTGCAATAGGTTATGAAAATCCATTTCTTCTAACTTCAAATCATTAGTTGCAATTTCATCTAATGAAAATCCATTAATATACATATCAATTCTGTCCATATGTTGGTTAATAACTTTATTAACACGTTTTACATATTTTTTAAATTGGGGAAGTCTATGATGTTGATTTGCTTTTTTGGCAAAAAACTTAAGCCTATCGATTAAAATAAGTACAGACTGATCCTGCACCATAAATTCATCTTTTTTAGGATTATAGGCTTTTCCATTTTCTATTTTTATGTCACCCAGTTCTGTCCAATCATTATCCTTTATATATTTTTCAGTTTTAAGCAGAGATGGGGTGTACTTCTTTATATATTCATCTACGTATTCGCTCATTTAATATCTTTATATTTACACTAAAAGGGACACGAAGTCCCTAGTTAATTTTTATTTTTCTCCTACAATACTTTGATATTCCATAAATCTAGCTGATTGAATTGTTATATCTCTGTATTGTTGTTTATAGAATTCGTAAAGTTCTTTATCAACTGTTTCTCTTTTTCCATTTTTTATGGCGAAAACTGACTTTAATTTAAAATCCTTTATTTCTTCTGAAATTTCTTCAGGAATTTCTATCAGATCTTTATAAAATAAGTAAGCATAGTAGAGTTTCTTTTGGAGTTCTAATAAATCTATTTTTAGTATATTAAGTACTCCTATTGTTTCGAATACTAAATCTATTTGTTCTTCTTCTGTTAGTCCTAAAGATTTTTCTGCTAGTTTTTTTCTCTCTTCGATTATATTTTTTTCACTTTCTTGGACATGATTTTTTAATTCTACATAGTCCTTAAAAGTTTGCTGAAGATTATTCTGTATTATATTCATATTATTCGAAGCTGTCTGTATAGTAATCAGTTTTTATTGTTTCTTTTAAAGCATTATAAATTTCTTCATCAGACATATTATAATACTTTTTCTTAGCTGTTTTTTCTATTTGAGTTAATTTTTCTCCTGCCGAAAATCCATCATTAATAATAAATAATTCTGTAAATAATTCTACGATTGCTCCTTGTAAATTTACGCTGTGCATTGTCCTGTGATTTTAATGATTCCTATTTTTTGATTTTTGTAACGGATTTCCATAACTTTTGAAACTTTTGTAGAGCATTCGTTGTAGGAAATATTAACTTTTTGAGTGTTTTTGTCTATTATTTTCTTTTCGCTAACTGAGCATTGGCAAGTTGGAACTACGTCTAATAAACTTGAATCTTCTATTCCTGTTATTAGCAAATCTATAGAGGATTGACCTTTTTTAAATGTTCCAAAGTCTATTGTATAATTTCCATTCTCCTCGTAGAAATTAAATTTTTCTGTTGTGTTTTTTATTTTCATTTTTTACTTATTTTAATCCCAATACCCTTTTTCACAATTATCTTCCATCAAAATTTTATAATAAATACTACAAGACGAGCAAAAAGTACAGTTACCTAAAACATCATCTTCAGATTTCCCTGTAATCCAAGAATAAAAATCAGAAAGTTTCTTTAATATTCTTTTTTTAATTGGAATTTTTTCTACATTTAAAGAGTTAAACTCGCAACCTTTACAAATTTTTCTTTTTCGTAATGTTTCCTCATCCTCTTTAGACTTTTTGAATCTGCTTAGAATGATGATTTTTATAGTTTTAAACATAATTCTTAATTTTGATTATCGGCGAGAGGTACTGAGAAAAAAGTAGTGACATAACTAAGATGTCGAAATTATTGCCTGAGCAACCTAAACATGCACTCTCTCGCTTCAAATCAGTTTTCTATTTTCAATCTTTGATGCCCGCTCAACCAATGATGAAGCTGTTCTTCTGCTCTTTTATATTGTGGCGAGTTGTGGCTTTTTCTTAAGTTATCTATTTTTAACCTTTTATGGAGAAATGAACAGAATGCTCTTATGTGTATCCCCATCTTTTCTGCTTTAGGGTCTTCCAGCTTTAAAAGAATAAACTTATAAAATGCCTTGTACAAATCCTCTACTTCTTCTCTAGGCATTTTTCTTCGTTCTGCATAACGATCTATTAAATCCTGCTCTGTATAGTATTCTATGAATCTACTTTCCATAATACGGCTAATAATGCTGTCTTATTGTTATGTATGTACAGTTTTATTAACTGTTCGAAAATGTTGTGTAACTCTTTTCCGTTTCTGTGGTCTTTATTTATTAGAATTCCTTTGTCAGATAATCTTTTTATCAATTGACCATAATTTTCTTTGGAAGTTTTGTAATTTATAAGGAATCTTTTTTTAGACTGTTCATTTACTCCTCCGCTTGCTAATAGTTCACATAATAAATCCAGTTCCCTGGCTGTAACATCAGCAAAATTAAATATACAGACTGTTTGTACAATCTGCCTTATTGCAACTTCTTTATTTTCAGAACTAATTAACGAGATACAGTCTTTATTATTCATTGATCTTACAGAATATTCTTTTTGCAGTAGGTAGTGAATATGTGTCTTTTACTATACCAAAACCTTCTATTTTTATTTCTGGGTCTAATCCATTTTGATTTACTAAAATAAAATCTCCTTCTTTTATTTCCAATTGCTGTCTTCCTACTTTTATAACTTCAAATCTACGTAGACCTTGTTTTTCATGGGGCATGTTACTATTACTCCATATATCATTTTCTATTTTTGATTCTAACTTACTTAACTTAAAGACAATTTCTTCACCTAAAAAATCTAATTTATCTATCATCTCTTTTTAAATTGCTGTGTTTTAATATATTTAAATGCGCGTTCTTGCTTGTAATTATATGATCTGCGTTTAGTTAATTTATCTTCCCAGTAATTAGGATCTTCTTGTATTTTAGTAACCATGTTAACTATTTTTTTTCGTATAGGTCTAACATAATATCCGTGAAAACTTGTTCGATAAATCTGTTTTATGTCTGTTTTGTAGAAAAATACTAGTAACCTTCTATTTTCGTAATCATTTAAAAGGCAAACTATAACTCCTTCAAATCTTAAAATAATCATTCCTTTTTTCTTTGATCGGCGTATCATTCTGTGAGTATAACCAAGAAGAAAGTAAAGATATTTATAATATTTTTCTAACATTTTTATTCTTTATATTGCAAATATAAGGTACTTATTTGATATCTCTACAATTTTTTATGTTATATTTTTGTTAAACTTTTATTTTTCATTTAAAATTCATTTTTTGGGTCGAAAGTTTTGACAAATAATCTAATAGATTTGGAGGTTAAAAAAATATTTTGTAATTTAGCGGACTAAAGAAAGAAAAATGTATTATCAGGAAGAACAAAATTTAAGGAGCAGATTAGGATATTCAGAATTTAACGAGATATTTTATGAGCTCTTAGATACTTATATAACAACATCATTGGTGCATGTAGAAGCAAATAAAGAGTTTTATGATGATGTAATTTTTAAGATGTTTGATGTTTATCAAAGAGATAACAAAGAATATTCAGTTAAAGAATTAGTTTTATTTTTCCATATATTTCTTCACTCAATGTTTAAAAATAAACCAAGTACAGATAGAAATGAAGATGAAATAACTTTAATTTAAAAATAAATTTGGAAGTTACAATTTAATTTCGTATCTTCGCGCATGTAAAGATGAAAGTTAGTATTTATATTAGTTGTGACGATTTAATATAAGTAGAAAAAATATAAAAAGAAAAGTCCTTTAGAGAATCAAAAAGCAATTATCGTCACCCTGAATTGCTGGTTCTTTAGAGGCTTTCTCATTTTATACTATGAACAAAATATTTAGATTACCATCAAGGCTTTTTTATGACCTATGGGACAAGGGAAATAACTTCTCTGGTCTTACTGGCGAAAAGCTTATTGCGGTATACTCTATTTTAAAAAGTTCGAGAGAAAAAGAAGTAAAATATTATTCATATAAATCAAAAAACAATAAAATAATTAGTGGTTACTCTTTATTAAGAGCAAAGACTAATTTAAGTCTACATGTAATTCAAAAATATGTTCCTGTTTTAATTGAAATGGGACTATGTTTTATTGATAAAAATGGAGATTTTGTTTTACTGGGTAATGAAAAGGTAAAAGAATTATATAACTGTACTAAATTAGTTCCTATTCGTATAGGAAGAAATTTAATTGATACGGCGGATAATATTTTATCTGTTAAACTTTTTGCAGCCGAAAAACAACAAAAATTACAATACAAAAAAAGACTAACTCGAAGTGAAATTATAAAGCAAGGGGTTGATCCAAAAAATTCACAACAATTGAAGAAAGCTCAATCTGTTTTGAAAAGATTTGGTGATATTACTAATTTAAACGAGAAAACTGTTTTATCTGTAGAGGGATTTGCTGTTCTTAAACATGGCGCGGAAAATAATTTAAAAAATATTAAATCAAGCGGTAATTACATTAAAAGAAAACTTAAAATTAAGGGGCTTGTTAAAACTAAAAGACAATTTGAAAAAATACAAAAAATGTCTTATGAAGATTATCTTAATTTTAAAAAATTAGGAATGCTAACTTATAGACATACCTATTCAAATGGTTTCTTAGTAGAAGAAAAAATTTCATCGTTTTCACCTGTTGATTTAATTACTACAAAAGAAGAAAAAATAGTTGAACCTGTTATTATTAAATCTGAATACAATAATAAGCCTTATTTAGAGTTTGATATGATTGGGTTCTGGATTAACGGAAAAGGATAAAGCGTACCCTTGCTTTAAGTAGGTATAAAGTTTTTCCACGGACTATAAAAAACTTAAATAAATTTGCATATTAAAAATAAATATATTATATTTGCTTAAAATAAATAATATGAAAATAGAATATAAAAAAGACGGAATACAAATAGGAAAAGAATTTTTTAGTTTAGAGAATATTACTAAGAAATGTAATGAAGTAAAAGTAAATGAACAGGAATTAGTCATTTTAACTATGGGATGGGAAGGAAGAGGAGGAAACGCTTACGAACAAAGAGTGTTACCTTTAAAAAATGCTTTAGAATTACAATCTATTTTACTAGACAGAGAAGTTTATTTTGGAGAAATTTGGGGAAAACACTCCGAAGTTTATGGAGATATGTGTAAAGACACTTTTGAAATAGAGAGAAATGAAAATGAAGTAAAAAAGTTTTTGAAAAGTCATCCTAGTGGAGTTGATTATAATCATAGCTTTATCGATACTTATACTAATAGAATAATGGAATATTTAGACGAAGATCCCGATAGTTTGCAAGAAGATGAGAATGAAGAATTAGTAGATAAAATTTACTCATTATTAAATTACTAAAATGTTATATAAGAGAGAAGAGTGGAAACAATATAGTGAAAGACTAAAATCCTGGAATTATACAGAAGAAGAAATAGAAGATATAAGAGAGGTTAGAGAAAATTTAGATAATTGTCCAGACGATCAATTTAAAGAACTTGTAGCGCAAGGAGTAGTAGTTAGAACGCGTAAATTAAAAAAGAAAAGAAATTACTACGTAAACGAGGAGGGTCAGTTCTTGTATTTAGACAGTTATAAACGTAAATATTTAATAGCAGGGTATTTTAAAACAGAAGATGATAACGGTAGTAAACAAGTATAAGCACAGTCCTACTGAAAATGATGTTTATATAGGTAGAGGCAGTATTTTGGGAAATATCTTTACTTCAATACAAGACAGGAAAACTAAAGCAGAGTTTGTTTGTAAATCGGTAGAAGAAAGTATAGAAAAGCATAAACAAAAATTGTTAAAAGATATTGAAAACAAAAATTCTGATATATGTACAGAACTAAATAGGATATACAAATTATCTTTAAAACAAGATGTAAATTTAGTATGTTTCTGTAAACCTAAAAAATGTCATGGAGACACAATTAAAGAAATCATAGAATCAAAAATATATGGATAATAGGTTACAAAAATTAATTTCAACGCATAGATTAATCTGCGGGGAAGTATTTCACGAATTAAACGAACTGAGTAAAATAGATATATCTAAGTTCAATAAAATAGATAAAGAAGATATTGAAAAATCTATTGAAAATTTATCTGAAGAGTTATCGCTTAGAAAAGCGTTTTTGTCTGATTTGGAAACTTTAATAGACTAACTATGGATAATTTATTTATTGATGCCGCAGAAGATGCAATAGTAAAACACACAAGAATTATAGAAGAACTCGAAAATTTGATATCTATTAAAAGAGAAGATTTTAGAATAGTTGATAACCAAACGGAAAAAGAAGTCACTGGTTTAGATTTAAAAAGTTTTATAGAATTGAACATAATTAAGAAAGCCCGCACAATAAAAGAGAATATGGTAGATATTGAAACTTGTTATAAACAAATGGAACTTTTTAGTAAAATTTAAAAATCATGATGCACGTAAACGAATTAACATTTGAAGGAGAAACCCCTTGGATAAAAGCTATGAATGAGTCTAATTATTATTGGACAAAATATTGCGACGAAAGTCTAAGTAAAGAAGAGCAACATAAAAACTTTACTTTATGGCAAGATATTAGAATGGATATTGAGATGGGACTTTATGGTAATAATTCATAACTTAATGGGATATTGGAATTACAGAATATTAGTAGATATTTATTATAATGAAGAGTTTTTTCAAATCCATGAAGTTTATTATGATGATGAAGGTAAGGTAAATGGATATGGAGAAAATTCTGTTTCAATTTATACAGAGGAAGGATTAGATGGAGTTAAGTGGCAATTAGATATGATGAATAAAGCATTGGATAAACCAATTTTATGGGGAGGTGAAAGATTTCCAGAAGAATATAATTAATTTACTATGCCAGCCAAAAATAAAGAAACAGGAGAAAAACTACTTATACGTAATTTTAAAGATGGCAGTAGCCACTTCTGGTGTGGATTTGCACATTTTTATCTAGATGAAAACAATAATCTTTTATGGGCATCTGGAGAACAAGATAATCCACAGTACAGAACTGCTATGGAAGCATATATAAAACGCAATAAGAAGAGTTTTAAGCCACGTTTACAAGTTATTGAGGTTGATTATAGGTAAGTTATTCCTTTTGGAGCTGATAAAGGTAAACGAGTTGATGAGGTAGAGAAAAAGCTGTTAAAATGGATGTTACAAAAATATACATTCAAACCTGGCGAAGAAAAACTAAAAGAAGAGATAATAAGATATTTAAAATGATAGCAACAAAATGTAAAAAGTGCCAACAAATAGGATATTGTGTTTGTAGATTTTCGGCAAAAATAGTTAAAACAGAAGATATTAAAGAACTAAAACAAATACTTTACGAATATTCAGGATATTCTTTTGACAGAATACTAAAAGAATGGAGTGATAATTTAAGTGTATATTCTCAAATAAATGATTAAAAATGAAAATAGAAATTACAGAAGATAAAAGTAATAAAATGATTTCAATATATGTATTAGACAAGTGTTTATTTGAAGGAAATTACTGGGATTTTGATAGAAGTGGAAAAGGATTTAAAAAACTTTTTGAAAGTGCGGGAATAAAAGTTGAAATAGAAGAAAAACCATATGAAGAGTGGTATGATTAGAAAATATAGTAAAAAAGGATTAGAAAAACGTAAAGAAGAGCGAAAAGACTTTCCAGAATTTTTTCAGAAGCATATTGAAATAGCAAAAAATAAATTTTGCGAAGAATGTGGAGAAAAATTAAAAGGAAATTCCAGCGAAATAGCCCACATACTTCCAAAATCTTATTATAAGTCTATAAGTACTAACGATAATAATATAATTTATTTATGCGGAATTTATTCAGAAAACCAATGCCATACAAATTTCGATAATTACGATGAAAAAAAATTCAAAAAAATGCATTGTTATTCAAAAATAAGTAGTATCTTTACAGAATTAGAAAAAGAAATTACAGAAAAAATAACTTATAAAACCTACGATAGGTATACAGATTAAATATGGCTACATTAGAGGAAACACTTAAAAAACTGAATAAAAATAAAAAAGAAGAAGATAAAATCGACAGACTTGGAGATAAAATTATTATAAGCACTAAAACTTCTACTGGAAGCCCTTATTTAGATTACCTAACTGGTGGTGGTTTTGCGAATGGTGGATATAACCATATTATTGCTTCTGGTGGTGTAGGTAAAAGTTCAATATCCTTATTAGCATGTAAAGATACAATTGAGAGGCGAAAAAAAGTTGCTGTATATTTCGATGCTGAGGGAACATTAAATGAGTCGTATTTTCAAAGAATGAATGTAAATAAAGAAAATTTCATTCATATTAAAGGCAGAAATCTTGAAGATATGTTAGATCAAGCAGAAGCATTTGCACAAACAGATGAAGTAGGGATAATTGTATTTGATTCAATCCCTATTTTTGTACCTACAGCAGTCCAAGAAAAATCTGCATCAGAAAACAGTATAGGAAATGCTGCTAAAAGATACACGGAACGCATGCCTATTGTTGAAGGATTTGCAATGAACAGAGATATATGTCTTTTAGGATTAACTAGTTATAAGCTTAACCCAGGCGCAATGGGTTCTGACCCGCGCACACTACCAAGGGGTGAATGGCAAAAAACTATGGCAAACGTTACTTTAGATTTAACTAAAAAAGAAATGCTAAAAGACGATAAAAAGAATATCGTTGGGCATATTGTAGATGTAAGGGTTAAAAAAAGTAAAAATAGTGCTTATGATCCAAAAGCAGTTTTTAATATAAATTTTTATAATGATGGAGGATTTAATGAAATCGATGAATATGCTCAAATATTTACTGAATTAGAAATTGCTAAATCAGGAGGAGCTTGGATTAGTTTTCCAGATAGATTTAGTGAAGAAAAGAAAGTAAACGGCTTAGCAAAATTTATAGAGTATTTAAAGGCAAATCCAGAAGATTTTGAATTTCTAAAACAACAAGTAGTATGAGACCTTTAGAAGATATATTAAACGATTACGAAGAATTAAGAGAATCTTATAGAAATTTTACCAGAACAGGAGATAGTAACAAAAATAGTCTTATAGAATTTCAGGGAAGATTTATAGATATTAAAGCTGATCTAAAATATTGGAGAGTTAAATATACTCATGAATGGACTAGAAGGGACGACAAAGCTGCCACAGCGATCAAATTTAGAATAGCAGTTGCTATGACCAGAGGAGAGTACCCAACAGGAGACGAAGAAACTAAATTACCTACGATTACTAATGCTGAAAAATTAGCCAGTGGCTCTAAAGAATACAGAGAATTTGTGGAACAAAGAGGTTTTTATAAAGAATCTTTGACAAATTTAAGTGACACTAGAGAAGATATTAATTCGTATATTAACGAGATAAAAGACAGATTAAAATAAATATGTTACACATAATCTACATATATGTAATAATTAATAGTTTTATAACTTCTAATTACTTATTTGACAGTTTCAATGATGATGGATTCTTAAAGAAGATACTTATTTTTCTGTTTTTATTCTTTTTTGGAGCGATTTTTATACTGTTATACTTAATTTTTCAAATCCCTATTTTTGAGTGGTTAAAAAATGAAATTAAATTTATATATCATTTTTATTTAAGTGACTATTGGAAAAATGCGATAGAAAATAATGAAGAAAGAAGTAAAGAATCAGTACTAGAAATATTAAGTACTTTTGCAAAAAATAGTAATAAACAAAGCAAAAGACATAACAGATTAATACAGAATAGGTATGAGCAGATTTAAATGGTATAGAAAATTATTAGGAGGAACTTGGTACAAACATGAAAATACCTTTCAGTTACCAGGTTTAATATTTGATTATTTTTGGGCTAGATACAATGAATTAAATAGATATACAAAAGTAATAGATATAGAAGAATGGCAATAAAAAAGAATAAGATTATACATTGGAAATACGGAAATGAAATTATAGATGATATTTGTAAAACTCCAGAAGGAAGTATCTCTTTTATTTATAGAATTACTTTAGAAGATGGTAGATACTATTTAGGCAGAAAGACAATGAAAAAGCCTAATTATACTAGCGGTAAGATGAAAGGACAATGTAAAGGCGAGTATAGCTGGCGTAGTTATACAGGGTCTTCAAAAGAACTAACTGCACTAATTAAATCTGGAATAAAGTATGAAAAAGAAATTCTAAAATTTTGCTATTCAAAAGCTGAAACTACTTATGAAGAAACAAAAACCATACTTTGTTCAGGAGCTTTAACAGATCCTAACTGTTTTAATTTTTGGATAAAAGCTACAGTATACTCGAAACACTTAAAAGAAAACAGTTAATATGAACTACGATAGTAAAGCAGATACATTAGAGCATATTAAAAGAGTAAGTGAATTACTAGGAGAATGTGCAATAAAATTAATAAAAAGAGCATCATTACATGATAATTCAAAATTAGAAAGCCCAGAAAAAGAAGGTTTTGATAAAATGACCCCTATTTTAAAGAATTTAGTTTTTGGCACACCTGAATATACAGGATCTCTAAAAGAGCTTGAAGTAACCCTAGAGCATCATTATGCAAATAACAGCCATCATCCACAGCATTATAAAAACGGAGTAAATGGAATGGATTTGTTTGATGTCATAGAAATGTTTATGGACTGGAAAGCAGCAGGAGAAAGGAATAAGAATGGAGATATTTATAAGTCAATTTTAATTAATAAAGATAGATTTAATATTTCTGAACAGTTATGTGATATTTTTAAAAATACAGCCGATAATTTAGATTGGTATTTTGTAGAAAAATAAATTAAAAAAGTCTTGCGTATATCAAATAAATTCCCTAAGTTTACAGTAATAAATAAAATATCAAAATGAGAGAGTTAAAAAATGACATTCATTACAAAATCACTTTAGACGAAGATCAAAAATTAGTTAAATCTGATATTTATGATAAAGAAATTGTTGTGATTTCAGGAAGAGCAGGATCAGGTAAAAGTTTAGTAGTTGCACAAACGGTACTTGATTTAATTTTTAAAGGATACGTAGATAAGGTGTATGTAACCCGTGCAGCAGTTGAGGTTGGTAAAAGTTTAGGATTTCTTCCTGGTGAGCTTTCTTCAAAATTCGATCCCTATATTGAGGCATTTAGAGATAATTTATATGCGTGTTATGATAAGAATAAAGTTGATAAGCATCTTACTCATCTAAGTGGAGGTGAAGAAAATAAAGACAAAAATGCTAATAAAACTACAGTTGCAAAAATTGAAGGTATACCAACACAATATATCCGAGGAAAAACAATAGGGAACAGAGAGGTATTAGTAATAGAAGAAGGTCAAAATTTAACTGAGTTTGAAATGGAGGCTTTATTAACTCGCCTAGGAAAAGGAGGTAGAATTGTAATTAATGGAGATAATGCACAAAAAGATATCAGAGAAACTTATACTGGATTAGATTTTGCTATAGAATTAGCTAAAAATATTGAAGGCATTGCTTATCATAAATTGAAATCAAATCACAGGTCAGATTTAGTTGGTAAAATACTAGATTATAAATATAATAAAGTTTCTAAATAAATATTTGCATAATTAAAATAAAAGTATTATATTTGCAGTATAAAGATTGAGAAAATAAAGTGTGGCTCTTATAGATTAGTTGCGGGTTGATCAGTGTTCCGCGTAAAAAATTAACGAGTCGGCGCAAGTTTAGCTTAGAAATAAGTTCCAAGTATCACGAAGGCTGGATTAAATAAACTAAAAAACTCTAACCATAATCAATTTTTAACAGAAACAGAAGTTGCCCCAAAATAAATATTCGTAACGTTAAATCGTAATAGGCGCACGAAGGAGTTATTCCGCGATATTTATCTTCTGTTTTTATTATTTTGCGCGAAATCTAAAAAATATAAAGATCAAGCAGTTGTATATATTTCAGAATTAGGATCGTAATTACGCAACTTAAAATAAGTAATTCAAAGAAGACTATGAGTTTTTGACGGTTGAGCCTTTAAAACTGTTCCCTTCCTGCCGATGAGAATGGCTTATTTGGGTTAAAATAATAAAATAACGTATAGAAAGTAAGGGAGTGAAAAGCTTGAAAGTAGCTCCCTTTTAAATTAAAAATTATGACAAAATTCACTAAAGGCTTCACTTATTTTTATAATGGTCGGAAATTAAAAGATTTCGATGAGTGGGAAAAATATTTTAAGAAAGCTCCAACAACAGTAACTACAATAATTAAAAACCTAGAAGTGCATTTATATGATTAATTTTACAGAAAGTAATACAGGAGGAATAATTTTTATTTCAAATTTAGGTTTTTCCACAGAACAAAGTAAAAAAGAACAAGAAATGGGACACCGATTATATGATGAAGCCAGAGAGCAACAAAATAAAATACAATATAAAAACTACTTAACTTCTAAAGAATTAAGTGACATGGAAGAAGTAAAAGAAACAGGAGTAAAACTAAACCAAGGAAAACCAGAACTATCTTTGTTATTTAAACAGTTCCCAAAAGCTTTAGAGGCAATTGCTAAATGTTCCGAATATGGTCATACTAAATATAAAGAAACAGATACAGATTATTTGAATTTTAAGCGTGTTCCAGGAGGAAGTAAAGCCTATGCAGATGCTGGATTAAGGCACAGACTTTTTAAGGAAGGAACAACAGATTTAGATAGTCAATTACCACATTCTTTCCATACTGCATGGAATGCTTTGGCGGAGTTAGAACTTATACTAGAAAATAAATAAAATTAATTATGAGACTAAAAGTCCATCTAATATCACAATCTAAGCCTGTAGAGCATATAGAAGTTATAAATACATATATAAAATCAGGTATGTATTGTATTTTATTACCTAATGAAGAGGTATATAAATATCCAATGATAAATATATTTAGAGTAATTGAAAATTAATAAAAAAGAATGACAAAAATTAAACTATTATATCTAACTAAAGTAGGTATACGACCAAACGAAATCGGCGAAAAAAGAATTCAAAATGCTTTAGAAAAAGAAAAATCAGCAGGTAAAACAGATGGTATGCCTCTAAGTTTCTATATAGAAAATAATTTAAGACCGCCAGATGATGTTGAAGACGATCAATCAGAGATAGATGAAGACGGAAATATTACTTTACAAGACCATGAAATGGAGTCATTTTATACTGAAGCTATTCTAAACCTGGAAGATTTCTCTATGGTAGTTGATGATGAAATGGAAGGAGCAACCGTTTACACTAAATCAGGTGCTTTTATCAATGTTGAACAAGATTCAGATGATGTGCATGCCCAGATAGAGTATTTAAATAGAGGTTGGGCGGAAAGAGTTAAAGACTGGATTCAACAACAGATAAGAATATATAGATACAGAAAACAACAAAAAAAGTTGCACAAGTAAAATAAAAGTAGTATATTTGCATTAAATAAATATAAAAATGGAAAGATTAGTAACACACACTATTGAAGAAAAAAGAGACGGAAAGAAGATAGTTAGAAATTTCTTCTTTAATGAAGATAAGACAAACTGGCTAGAAAAAGCCCAATCTTACTTTACAAAACATCAAAAGAAAGTAGCAAAATTAAAACATAAAAATCAAATTAAATAAAAATGGCGTTAGAGAAAAATTATCTACAACTTGAATTTGGAACGGGGTTGTTCTTCGACTACAGTGGTGAGGAGAAACAAGGTTATGAAAAACACACATCATCAAAAGGAAATGTGTCTTATAGAAAGTATTATAAAGACGGAGTATCAGGAGTATTAGAATCTGTTTCTATCTATCAGGGAAAATTCGGAAATCAAATTTCTATGAATATTAAAGATGGGGAAAAAGTATTTTATGTTCCTGTAGATATTGCAGACCAAAAAGGTAATGTCGATACATATGCGGAAAGCTTGACTAAATTATTACCTCAATTAGTAAAAGGTAAAACTGTAACTGTAAAAGCTTATAATTTTACTCCAGAAGGCGAAAAATATGCTAAAATTGGAGTTTCTATTACTCAAGACGGGGAGAAATTAAAAAGTGCTCTTACAAATGCTTATTACAAGGAAGGTAAACTGGTTGAAGGAGATATTCCAGCTATTGTTTGGAAGGAAGATGCTTTAGGTAAAAAGAAACCATCTGCGGTATCGTTAGAAGCCAAAAACGATTATCTACTTAATGTAATTAAGGAACAGACAGAAAGATTAAAATGGGTTCAAGGTGAAAACCAAACTCCAGATACATCCACTAAATCCGATCCAAAAGCAGTAAAACCTGTTGCTCCTAGCGACGCATTTGAACCAGCCACAAATGTAAATACTGATTATGAAAATTTACCTTTCTGATATGAGTAATCAGATTTGTAAAAAATGCTTTCTAAATAAATCTTTTGAAGAATATTATAATCAACCTAATTCAAAATCAGGTATTCAAACAACATGCAAATCTTGTGTAAAAGAAAGAGTAAAAATTAGACATCATAAGGTTAAGTCAAAACTCAGAATTTGTTGAAAAGGAAAGAATTAGACACAAAGAGAAATACTCCAGATTAGGGTATAAAGACTCTCAAAAAGAATGGGATAAAGATAAACCTTGGAAAAATTCACGAATTTATAAATCTCTTAGAAAAAATTACCCAGATTTAAATAATAATCTTGAATTACACCATTGGAATTATAATGACGAATTTTTAGAAGATATTTTTATTTTAGATGTTAAGGAACACAAAAGTTTACATAGATACCTAAAATTAGATATTGAAAAAAGACTGTTTTATTTAGAAAATGGAACTTACTTAGATAGTAGAGAGAAACATAAGAATTTTATAGAAAGTTTAGATTTTAAAATTATTGAGTATACTCCTGTCATGTAAAAAGTGATGGGAGTTTAAATTAAAAACAAAAAATGACACAAGAAAAAGAAATAGTTAATAAATACGATTATATTTACGATAAAGATCAAGTAATTGCTATAAATGGAAACGCTTTATTAAGTTTTATGACGTTCCTGGAGCAAGTAGTTGAAAAAGAACCAAAAATTGCCGCTTTAAGAGTTTACCCAAAAGAAACTTCTGAAATTAGAGATGAAAAAGGAGAATTGGTTAAGGTAGAGGTAAATTGGGAAGAGCATAACCCAAACAGTTTCTTTTTTACTGCCGCAGATAATAACGGAGGTGTACCAATAATGACTGAAATAGCTTTAAAAGCCGAACAATTATTACATGCCTTTACTTTAATTCACCAGGAAAATATCAACAACAAAATCGCCAAAAAACAACAAGATATAAATGCAGCAAACATTTTTAAAGCATAGTGAATACCTGAAAAGAATAAAAAAATTACTTAGTGCAGATTTTGTAGGCTGGGTAACAGAAGGTAGTAAAAAATCCCTAAAGATTAAGGTAGGTAAGAACGAGCATTATTTACCTCTTGAAGGGGAAATTATAAATGAAGAAACTTATAGAGATTTGATTACTAAAATACTAAGTCCCGATGAAAGAAGAGAATTATAAAAAACTATATACCTACCTGTTGGAGCAAGGAGAGATTCGTCGAATGAAAAGAATGACAGGAAATTGGGAGCAGGATCGCGAAAAATTTATTAAATACCAAACAGAACTAGAAAACCAAGCTAACATAATAAACGTAGATGAAGCCGAATAATATATTAATTGACGATCAAAAATTACTAGATGAAGGGTTTATGTTATCTTGTTATGCTATTCAAAGGACGTTAGGAGCAGAAGGAAGATTAGCTTTATTGGATAATGTAGATAAATTACCAAAATCAACCAAAGATGGTGTTGGAATTATTAGGCACATTAGATTTCCTAATAAAACAATGAATTTTGGAGCATTACAGGCTATTGCTGGCTCTCTAAGAACATTAGAATTATGTGGAGATGCAACTACTACGACAGCTGTCTTTATGTTGGGTTACATGAAAAACATAAAAAGAAAGTATTTTAATAAAGCAGTTGAGAGAGGCATTCATATTGGAGTCAAGGAAGCTTATGAACACTTAGATATGTTATCAAAAACAGCTACTCCAAATGACTTGCTTAGAATAGCCAGGGTTGCGTGTAATAATGATGAAAAATTAGCCAATACTTTAATAGAGGCTTTTGATTATGCAGGAGAAGATGGAGTAGTAAGCTATTCAGTAAAAGAAAATAAAGAATTTACGGAGTTTGTAGCAAGAGATGGAATGTTTTTAGACACTCATGGTTATACAAGTCCCTTTTTTATTAATAAAGAAGATAAACAAGCTTGTTTTGAAGGAGAGAAAGTTGCTGTCATATGTAGTGCAACGTGGGAATACTCTCAACACATAATTAATCAAATCCAATTATTCTATAGTCAAAATATTCCAAGATCTACACCTCTTATAGTGTTTATTGAAAGATCTAACTCTGATATGACTGAAAAACTAGTTTCTTTAAAGGAAGTAGGATTTAATATATGTTTAGTTGCAACTAGTGGATATGATGAATTTGAAAGTGAAACCCTTTTAAACGATGTGGCTAATTTTACAGGAGCTTCAGTTTACAATCCTAGGAATCCAGATTCAAAAGTAATCTTTGGGGTAGCAGATAAAATATGTGTTACCTTAGAAAACACCAGCATTGTAGTAAATGATGTTCCAAAAATATTTAAAGAAAGTTTAGAAAAATTAGAAAAATCTGAAAAACCAGACCCGAGACGTATAAAAAGATTAAAAACAAGAGCTGCTATAATTGAAGTAGGAGGTTTAAACTTACAAAATGCAGTGGAGATTGGAGACAGAATCGAAGATGGTATTGGAGCTATAAAAAGTGCTAAAAAAAGTGGTTTTGTTGTAGGAGGAGGAGCTGCTCTAGTCTTTATCAGTAATCTAATGACTAAAAGAATTAACAACAAGGAGGAACAAAGAGGATACGACTTAGTAAAAACTGTACTTAAACAACCTATGTTAGCCATCCTGGAAAACTCTAATAGAAAACAGCCTAAATTTTATGAGTTCTGGAAGAAAGACTATTTAGGTGAGGCTATGAAAAAATATGGAAGGGGTTATAATGCTATTACTGATGAAATTACTAATTTATTAGATGATGGTATTATTGACAGTAAATATTCTTTAAAAGTAGCATTGGAGTCAGCTACGGAAAGGGCAATACAGCAGTTAAATACAAGTATTATTATACACTTTCCAGAAAATCAAAGTTTAGATTAACAAAGTTTAAGAGAAAATGAGTAACTCAGGTGAAAATTTTCTCTTTTTTATTTGTGTATATAAAAAATAATTACTATATTTGCTATATTAAAATTAAAAATTATGAAAAATTACACAAGAGACGAGTTAATAGCATTTGGTAAAAATTGTTTTTATAAAGGTTTTGATAAAGGTTTTGATAAAGCAGAAAACTACGATGTTAATTGTTTCACAGCTTGGAGGGAAGAAATAGAAAATTTACTTTCTAACCTATACTCAGAAGAATGTTAGTACGCTTAGAAAAAATCAGAAAAACCAATAGTAGTCTAGTCATAGATGAAGTTGGTAAATTACTTGGTAAGATCAGAGAGGATTTGTTTATAGATTGTATTTTAGATAGAGATTTATTAGAGGAAGATGAATATTATTATTTTTGGGTTGATAAACATAAGCTAAATAAATGTTTGATAAAAATTATATAAAATAAAAATAAAATTATGTAACATAGCTAAATTTTAATAAGCTAGTTTTGCCACATTATTAAAACAAATTAAAAACAAAAATGGAAAAAACAAAAGTAACAACAAAAGAATTAATTGGAAGATATAAGTATTTATTAGCTGGCATTACAACTTTATTAATATTTTTTTCAGTAAGGTCATGTGTGAACAAGCAAAGTGCTATGTTGGCTGGAATTATTTCCAACCAAAAAGAACAAATAGCTAAGCTAGAGGACGGAGTAAAGGTTTCAGAAAATGATCGGCTTAGAATTAAAGATTCGGCGAGACTTGAAGACATTAAAGCACAAAAATATATTGCTTCACTACAAGACAGAATCAAAAACAGTGAGAATAAAGTCAATTCATTAGAAACTGACGCTAAAAAAGCTAAAGAAAAAGTAAAAAACTTATCTTACAGTGAATCAGCAAAAGAATTTAATGAAATTTACAAAACAAATAATGCGGAAGCTTTAACCACTGGGGTTAATTTAAAAAATAATTTACCTAATTTAGTTCTTGAAACAGTAGTAGGAGCAAATTACGCGCAAGATATCATAAAAGAAAAAAATACCCAGTTATTTGCAAAAGACAGTATTATTTTAAATAAAGATTCACAGTTAAAAAACTCATCCCTAGTTCTTCAAGCAACAGAAAAAAGTTTAAAAGATAACCAGGAACTAAATAAATTACAAAAAGAGTTTAGTAAAAATCTGGAAAAAGAGAATAAAAAATTAAAGCAAAAAAATACTTTAAATAAAATACTAGTACCCGCTGCTGCTGTATTAGGGATTATTATCGGAGTTAAAACATCTGGGAAATAATGAATTGCTTGACTTATTTATTAGATTTGTGGCGGAAAGGAGAAAGATTTAAAATCTTATATTCAGGAGATCATTGCATCGGGTATAATTCAGAAGATTATTTTGATTTTGGAAATTACACTTATAAAAAATCTGAAACTTTTATCTCTTTAGAGAAATGCCACTCCAAAGAAACAGTAATTAAGATATTTGATTTACTACAAAAAGATATTGAGACAATAAATGAATACTACACATATAAAAAAATTAGAGAATAAACTGAATTCAGTGAAAGAAGTAGCGACTTTGACACAATTACAAGATGTAAATACTGATCTAATATTAACTTTGTGCGGTAATAAAATAGGAGCAGGTAGTTATAGAACAGTCTATGAATATAATTTAGACTCAAAATATGTAATAAAAATAGAACCTAACGCTACAGACGCAAATATTACGGAATATATTTTGTGGGATGAAATACAAGGATTACAAAAAGAATTAGCTTGGGTTAAAGATTGGTTTGCCCCAGTTCTATGGATAAGTCCTAATAACAAAATATTAGTAATGCAAAAGACTGAGGAAAAACCTCAAAAGCAAAGACCTAGAGAAGTTCCTGCATTTTTCACAGATTTAAAATACGATAATTGGGGATGGATAGGAAATAAATTTGTATGTCATGATTATGGGTTCATATATCGGTTTATAAAGTACGAGAAAAAATTTCAAAAAATTAAAAAAGATGCTTGGTGGTAATGAGTAAAACTAAAATTAAAGAAAATAAAACATATTCTACTATATCTTCGGGAACATTTATCGTTACTAAGTATATAGATTGCTTTAATATAGAAATCTTATTTGAAAATGGTTATAAAACAAAAGTTACGACTTCACAAATAGGAAAAGGAATAATAGGAAACCCTTACTATCCAAAAATTTGCAATGTAGGTTTTATAGGAGAGGGAAAATACAACTCTACAAACAGTAGGAAAATATATAAGACTTGGTCTTCAATGATTGAGAGAGTATATGGTAAAAATCTTCCAACATACAAAGATGTAACTGTTTGCGAAGAATGGCATAACTTTCAAAACTTTGCCAAATGGTTTGAAGAAAATTATAACTATGAAACTATGAAAGATTGGTATTTAGATAAAGATTTGTTATCAGAAAAAACAAAAATATATTCTTCCGATACTTGCTGTTTTTTGCCACCCGCTATTAATTCACTTATAGGTTTTATACATTCAGATTTAACTATCAAAGAGTTAAAAAATAGATATTATATAAGAGTTATGGTGGATGGTAATAGAAGGTCATTTGGAGGTTTTTCAACAAAAGAAGAAGCTTTTGAAAGATACTTAACTGAAAGGAAATTACAAGCGTCAATTATTTTAGATAAGTATAAACAGTATCTTAGTAAGGTGATTTTAAAAAAGTTAAATAGTTTGGCAGATAATATAGATAAGAAAGTACACATTAAAATAATTAAGGACAATTTATAAAAGATGATTAAAACAAATTTTACTTACACAGATACAGAAGATTACAAAACATGGATTAGTTTTTATCCAAAAAGAAATAAAGGAACAGGATTTTATTTATGTTATGAAAATAATGGATATTTTGATCCTAGACCTCAAATAAATACTAACGTAACAACTCTGGTAAGTCTAGTATTGCCATTTATCAGTTTATGGCTGATACCAATTACGATTATCTTATGGTTTTATTCTTGGGGAAGTCTGTATATTCATTTACCTTACGATACAGGTAGAAATAATACAGCAGAATCTAAAACTTATGGTTTGATGTTTTATCATATAGATTCTGGATTTCCTAATCAAATGTGGTTTAGACATTGGAAATCTTTTGACTTTCCTTGGGCTTATAAATTCCACAAAAGAGAAGTGTTACACAAAGATGGTTGGTACACAGAACAAAAAGGAGATAATTTATGGGACAAAGAATTTTGGAAAGATCATCTTGTTGTAAATACATACCCTTATACTTACACTCTAAAATCTGGTGAAAAACAAAATACAACAGCCGAAATTTACGAAGAAAAAAGAACTTGGAAAAGATGGTTTGGATTATCTAAAATGACAAGACATTATATAGAAGTAGAATTCAAGGATGAATTAGGTGAAAGAGCAGGTAGCTGGAAGGGAGGCGTTATTTCAACAAGCCATTCGCTGAATAAAAATGAAACAGCTTTAGAATGTCTAAGAAGAATGGAAAATGAGAGAAAGTTTAATTAAGCCTTTTTAAGACAAGAAAATAACATTAGGTATATCTAACTATCAAAAATATAAAACAATCTCTTAAAATGAAAGAAATAATAGAAAAATTAAATAATGAGAATATAAAGCAACACTCATATGATTGGGAGGAAGACTTACCTGAAGAATTTTTGCAGTATTTTGAAAATGCAGAGTGTGTTGACTCAGAATTATATGTAGATAAACATAGATGGTATGAAACTTCAACTTCGGTTTATAAAATTGAAGATAAATTTATAGGAGTAGATGCAGTTACAGACGTATTTTCAGAGCAGATGGGTTATAGTGATTGCTATCATACTTTGTATTTCTTTGAAATGGAAGAGTTTATTACAACTTCTTACAAAATAAAGAAATAATGACAAGAAAGGACTATCTAGAACTAAAACATAAACATGGTTCACGACATTTTGAGTTGTGTTATGAAGTATATTTAGAAGAAGCGCGCGGAAATAAAATAGATAAAGATAATTTTGATCATTTATTTAGTATGTTTGTTAATATTACAGGTGGAATGCAAAGAATCATAACATTTCTGGACGAAAAATATAAGTAAATGAAGAAAATTATACTCCATCTTTGTGCAGATTTAGGATCTGATAGTTATTTCTATCAAAAAGACGATAGTTACCAAGTTATAATGATTGGAGAGGACATAGGAGTTGAGAATTACAACCCTCCTCAGAATGTTTACGGCGTTATAGCTAATCCAGTTTGTACTGAGTTATCAACAGCGAAAGGTTTCCATAAAGAAAATGATTTAGAAAAAGGTATGTTTCTAGTTAATCATTGTCTAAGAATTATTAAAGAAGCCAAGCCTAAATGGTGGTTATTAGAAAATCCTGCAAATGGGAGACTTAAAGATATATTAGGAAAACCTAAGTTTATTTACCAACCTTGGGAATATGGGAGTCCTTGGACAAAAAGGACAGGATTATGGGGAGAATTTAATATGCCTGAAAAACTCTATAATAAATGGGAATCAGTTCCTAAGAACGATAAAATATATGTACGACCAGGAAGACCTAAGCCAGCATTAGCTTTTTTACATAAATCAGCTATAGAAAATATACCAGAGTTTGAGCCTTTCAAAGAGTTTATTAAAAACGATGCAGATTTTAGATCACTATGTTCACAAGGATTTGCAAAAGAATTCTATAAAAATAATAAATAATGAAAATAGTACAGAATAAATTCACTTATAATCAAGAGACAGAAGAATGGATTTCTAATAAAACTTATTTAGGTTTAGGAACTGGAGATGATAAAAAACTCATAATTTATTTTGGAGACAAGGTCACTCTTATTTACTGGAGAGAAAAAAGAGGGTATGAAACCACCATTTTTCAAGGAAGAGAGATTGAAGAGTCAGAATTAGAAAAACTTTTTAATTTATTAGGAATAGAATGGAATATTTAGCACAACAAATTATAGAGGACTTTGAAGAGAATTATCCTATTCCAACCTCATTATCTGATTGAAGAAGACAAGTCAGAAGAAATCTTATTATACATAACAGCCAAAAAATATATACAAAGACACGTATGAAAATAACAAAAACTAAAAAAGTAGAAACCATAACGGAAGAAATAGAAGTTTTAGACGGAACTTATTACTTTTCTTTAGGTTATAGAAATGAAGAACCTACATATTACTATAAAGTTATTATAGATAGCGGTGATTGGGATGAAGGATTTGCCGATATCCATGTAACGAAAATAAAAGATGATTGGCAGGATTATTTTATTTCTCAAAAAACATACTTTGAAAATGGATTAATATATGACATTGAAAACTATTTTAAAAAGGAAAATGAGTTTGATAATTGGTACGAAGATATCTCTGAAGAAGTTTTTATTGGCGCAAAAGAAAGAGTAAAACAAAGATTATGTTAAGTAGGGAAGTAACTCGTAAAAATATCCAGGTAAAAGAAGACTCAGGGATACCGATAACAGATTATATTCCACCTAAACCGATAAATAATATGACAGATAAAAGAATAGTGTTTGTACCAAAATATGAGCCTAGTTTTGAGACTAAAGAAAAATTAGATAAACTAATGATAGACAAACAAGAAAGAATTAGATCTAAAGTGAAAGTCCTTTCAAATTTCTCACATGAGTTTATAAAAAGTGATGCTATGATTAATCCTATAGTTATACATTCTATGGAATTACTAAGACAAGGACAAGATGTTTATAAGGTTATGGAATTTATGACCAATGCATTTATAAAGAAAGATAAAGAACAATTCGACTTAATCAAGCAATTAATTTCGGGAGAAAAGATAAATTATGGGAACTTATAAAATGAATGGTAGACAAGTAAGTTACGGATCTTTTGAAGAACTCCAGGAAGTGTGTTCAACAGTGAGAAAGAAAATGTTTGAGTATATTACAGGTAAAATAGATGAACAACAATTTTTCACAATATATTGCGAATTAGAAGGATACCTTTTAGAGCATGGCTATACTAATGAAGAGTTTGATTACGATCTACCTGATTATGAACCGTTTTTAAATAGGGCGAAAAATTAGACACACAAGAACATTTACAAAAGAAGATATCGAAGATCTAGGATTCGAATATTTAAGAAAAGAAGGTGATAAAACCGTATACCTAAATAAAAATGGAAAAGATGAATGTATTTATTTTAAAGATGTTGTAGAAAACAATTACGGTAAATATGTAGCTATTGAAAATAATTGCGGGGATTTTTATTTTAAAGGTTGGATTACAGATAAAAATGCACTGAAATTAATTTTAAAACAAATAGGAGTTTATACAATTTCGGGCTAAAAGAAAACCCTCTAAGTTAATTCTTGGAGGGTTTATTATTTTAAGTAAACTGTGTAAACCATTTATCTGTTATATAATTATTTTCATCTATGAAAGTATCCACCATAGAATTTTTCATGGAATATAATAGATTTAGATGTTCTAATAGCTCTGTTTTTGTGTATAGTTTTTCTACTTGTTTTGCGGATTTTGTTTTTAGATATTCTGTGTAAGGTAGGAACACTTTATATTTCCACTTACATTCTGAATGATTTTGGTTTATATTGTTTGGATTCACTTCTCTTCCTGTGGAATTTATTAGTTGGTGTTTAACATCTAAAGTTTCAACTTGTAAATTTCCCGCCAAAAAAGATAATACAGAAGAATCAATTTTCTGAACACCTAATTGTTTATCTGAAGACATAATAACTTTTTGACACAAAATGTTCAAGTTAATTGTAGAAAATCTTTTAAACAAAACTTCTCCATTACACACCCAATCACCATTTAAAATTTTTTCTTTTGGATCCGTTATATAAATCTCTCCGTTAATTCTGTGTATGTTTTTCATATTTATTTTATATTTTCTGTTGGGTAAGCATTGATAATAGACTCTTTGTTAACTTTCCACATTTGGCGTGTTCCAAGTATATCATAGGATTCTCCAAGTTCTACTAGTTTATACTTAGACCCTTTTCTATCTGGTCTTACAAATAAATCAATTCTGTTTGTCTTACTAGCTTCTGATAAAGCTTGTTCTACGTGATATTTTGCAAATTCAATCATTGCTTTTTGCACTCCCTCCATTTGAGAAGTATCTCCATATTTACCAAAGACTTCATCTAACTTATCTAATAAGTAATTTTCTGCTGTCATATTTATTTGTTTTTATATTTTTATTTCGCGCGAAAAAGAATTAAACAGGAGGAACTAACTGCAATCCTTCAAATAATCCAGCTTCTAAAGCATCTTCATAAGTATCGTACTCAATATTAAAATTAGGATTGCTGCCATTTTCACCAGTTTTTAAAATACTAACTAGGTATTTACTATTATATGGTAGAATTTGTATATGGATATCATGGACTTCTCTAAGCCAACGTTGTAATAAAGATTGTGTTGGTGCCGAATACAACTCATCTTCAAAAAACTGTTCGGGATCAGAATAAAAGGGTAATTCTGGTTCAAACTTACCAAACTGATTATAACAACCATATCCTTTGACTAGAATGAGACCTTTTTCTTGTGCTAACTTAGCTGTTTCAAATTTTATTTTTTCTTCTTCCATAATTTAATTTTTAAAACACAAATATACAACATTAAAATAATATACACAACAAAAAGTCCAAGAAAATACCCCACCTTATTAAAAAGGATACCCCCCTGTTTATTAAAACCAAAAAAGTCGGTAGAAAAATTGGAAATAAGAAATAATAATCGTATATTTGTCACATGGATAAAATAAAAGCATTTGAGTATTTAATTCTAAAATTAGTAGAATGGTACGGAGATAATAATGACATGGGAACTCTTAAGAGCCTAAAACTTCTTTGGTTTGTATCAGTTGTTGAAGCAAATAAAGATTCTAAAGATAGTTTAATTGATAAAGTATTTGATAATTTTCATGCAATGCCTTATGGACATGTTGAAAAGGATATTTATGAAGCAATCCGTGGCAAAAAAATAAAAAACATAGAGCTGAAAAGTAATACCGCCAATATATTAAATAAGGATAGAATATTAGAAACCGATAAAGAGATTAGAGAATTAATAGATAAGAGTATTGAAAAATTTAAAATATTAGCTCCTGAATATATAAACCTACTTTCGTTTGATCTGGTTATTTTAAGTCAAAGATGGTATTCATGGAAGTATTACTATAAAAAAGCCAGACAAAAAGATAAGTTCTCAGAGAAAATACCAAATGAAATAATAAAAAACGAATTCAAATACTATGAGACTTATAACGAAAATGTTATTTACAGACTTCTGTGTGGGAGGACTATACCATAACTCTCCAATCAGCCAGGCACTTTTTCCCTCCATACCCACCTTAGTATTGTTTCGGTTTTATCTGTCCTTAGAAAGCCGATTTTTACTTTTCGTTTCCAGATTTATTTTTAGTTGTTAGTTACTTTTATTTTGTTTCTTAGTTACTTGCTTAGTTACTTTTTATCTGTTTTTATATTGTTTTTCGCAGAATTTTTTAGCTCCTGTTTATTTTATATTTTCATTAGTATAATTTAAATAGGATTTTTTGTTTTTATAATCAAATTGTTTTTGCCCGAAATTATAATATATGAACGCATGTGCGCGTACAATACGAAATTCTTTTTTAATATCCTAGTGTTTTTTATTTTTTATTAAGTTATTTTCGCCGTTTCTTTGTAGTGTTGAAAGGGTAGTGGGTTACTAACCAACTAAACAAAGTTCTTATAAGTAAAAGATTTTTAATAAACAAATTTATTTTTAATTATTTTTGTTTTATCTTTACAAAAGAATTAAGGATTACAAGTTATTTGACATATTGACAAGCGGTGTTACAAGTATCATATAAAGCTACTATTAATTTAGAAAGTGATTGCAGGGTGCGAACAAAGGTACACGCTTAATTTATCGGATTAAAACAATACTCTATTTATTAGAGAATCATATAAACATATATTAATGGCTTAATGTAAAGCCTTTTCTTATTCTTTTTTGTCGGCGAAATGCGGGAAAAGAAAACAAAGCCCTTGCAATTTAGTTGTAGCATCGAAGCAACGAGGGCGCAATTAACAATTTAAAACAAAAACATTATGTTAGATATTATAGTAATTCCAGCAAAAAGATTTTATTATTTACATTTAGAAGGTAATAAATACAGATTATTAGAGGATACAGGTAAAACAATCAATAAACATAGAATTATGTTAAACGTTGGCTATCCTAATGTAAAGACTTTTATAAAACAAAGTCAGGTTAATACTTTAAGTAATTGTGAAAGGTTATTCGAAGCTACTTTTAACAGACTACCAATTGACGAAAAAGGTTATCATATTGGAAAGTTTCACAAATTAGACAACATTGATTTTTTTGAAATGTTAGAAACTAAAAGAAAGTTATTATGCAAGAATTAGAAAACTTTTTATTTTTTATATCAATTATAGGCGGTTTAATTATCGCCTTTTGTGTATTCTTATATTATAAATCTAAAGACTAATTTCGGCAAAAAAGAAATAAAACAATGAAACTAACAGACAAAACACAAGTAATAATAGGTTTAACTATACTTATTATAACAATAATAGCAGGATTTATTTCTTTGCTTTATGTAATTGAATTATTAACATCTAAATTTTAGTATTATGGAAGCAATAATATATGGAGTATTAAACAGTGAATTATGTTTAATAGACACTTCAAAAACTGAAAGAGGTGCAAAACAATACGCAACAAGAAACGGTTATAATTTAATCGGTTTTAGGATTGGTTACAATGCTTTTATTTTAGCCGAAAAAATCAACGGTAAATGGGAGCATAAAGATACTGCCTATACAGCTAATATAGTTAACAACTAAAAACATTTTTTATGATACGAGAATTTATAATAGTAATAATAGGCTGTATTTTAGGCGTTTTTTCTATGACTTATTTTGCTTATAATGAGGGGCAAAAGAATAAAGAAAAGGAAATTATTAAAAGAGCATTACAAATAAATAAAGACTGCTACAATCAAACAGATTTAGATATAATAATTTTTAACGAATCACAATTATGAAAACATTAGATATAAACGCAAAGACTTGGTTTGACAAAGTAAACGGTAATAGTTATTTTAGTGCCGTTATTACAATAGATTACGGAACGCCCGAACAAAAAGAAATTAAATTGCCTTTCCAATATGGTTATGGTTCACAATATGAAAGTGAAGCAAAAGCCGTATTAACTGAACATAATTATATAAGTCCTTCTTATGGGCAAAATTTATATACTTATTGTTTAGAGAATAATATAATACTACGTTCAAATAATATTAAAAACTGCCGTAAAAAAGATTTAAAACATGAAAATAACTAAACACCAAACCAAAGAATTAACTTACTATGAATGTGAACCAATTAAAGGCTATCATTTATTTGCTTTCTCTTTTATTGCACTTTTAAGAGATTTATTTATTGTATATAAACTAACTATGTTTAACCCTAAAACAATCAAGAACTAATGACATTTCTAAAATCACAAAGTACACTTGCATACAGGCTACTAAAGAACGAAAAAACAAAGCTTTATTATATTCGCCGTATAAAAGATAAAAAGACAGTTTTAATAGGCGACAACGACAAAGCAGAGCCGTTTATTTTATATGGTTTGGCGGAAAATAAAGAAGAAATAAAAGAATTATTTAAAAATTAAATACAATGGAAAACGAAATAGTATTTGAAGATTGTGATACACCAACAACAATTGCTAAAAAGACGGTTGATATTTTTGTTGGCACTAATGAACTAAAGCCACGACTTAAAAAGTTAGGGATTGATTACGTGAGAGTTCAGCGAGGTTTGAAAGTAGTTTATATTTTGCGGGGGAAACAAATAGGAAAATTAGAAATAACTTTATAAAAAAGATTATATTTGTATAGCAAACATTTAAAAACAAAAAAGACATGAAAGCAAAAATAAAAGCATTAGCAAATTTCTTAGATTGTAAAAAGAAAGAAATTGAACAAGGTTACAACGAAAACACCTTCGAACATGAAGGAGAAGAGTATCTTGTTGTTACAGATAGCGAAGCAGACGATCTTTGGGAAGAGGATTTAGATAACTACATTGAAGAGTTTATTTACCCTCAATTTAAAGAAATAGGTTTACAGGAAAGATATTTTGACGAAGAGGCTTGGAAAAATGATGCAAAATATGATGGTCGAGCACATTCTCTGGCTCGATATGATGGTAACGAATACGAACAAGACGGATTTTATATTTATAGAACCAATTAACATGCAACTACAAACCAAAATCGATTTAGAAACTAAATATAGGTTTATTTTTCGGCAAAATAAAATAACAAAAGCTGATATAAAAACCGCAAACAAAATATTAATACAGTTAAAAAATATAAAGTCATGAACTGGAAACAAAAAATAAAAGCCTATTTAAGAAAAGGGAATATCGAAAGGGCGCAAAAAGATAAACAGGAAAGAGTCAAACAAATCTTAGACTTAATAAAAAAAGACAAAGACCCAAAAGAACAAATAAAGACTTTAGAGAGAGTAACAGAACGTTACAACCTCTACTTATCAGATTATAAAAACAACGCCTTAAAAGAACTACAGACAGTTAAATACAGGGTTGAAAGTGAGGTCGATGTTATCGAATGTTATTTGGGCGGTAAAACAATTTAAAAATAAAGATTATGAAACCATTTGATGAATTAGTAGAAGAAACAGTAAAAAGCCTTATTAATGGAAATACAGAAAACATTTTAAGTGATGATGTATTTAAGGCAGTACAGAAAAGATTAAGAGAAATTAAAACTAATTGTACTCTAGTTTTAAAGCAAATGAAAGAATCAAAATAATTTAAAACTTATATTATGAAAACTAATAAATACACTATGTATTCCAGATGATACTTATTTAAAAACTGTATCTAATAATTTACAAGTCATTAAGGAATATTCTTTTTTTGATTGCACTGTTTCTTAATCACTAACATCTGAACTAAATATAAAATCATTTAACTTAATAGTTTTTATCATGCAAACACAAATAGACAATACAGAAAATAATATATTAATAGCAAAGTTCTTAGGCTGGAAAGAACAAACAGACCCAACAAGAAGATGGTTTACACAGTTCTTTAATGAGTATGGAGAGCGAAAAGGAGGAACAAACAAAGAACCTTTATTATTTCATTCTGATTGGAACTGGCTTATGTTAGCAGTAGAAAAGATAAACAGCTTTGAAAGTGGTCGTTTTACCGTTCAAATTAATTCAATGGATACTTATATCCACGATTTAGTAAAAGGAGGTTATATTTTTCAATCTGAGTGTAAATGGCAAACTTATGAGCTTATTAATTCAGTTTATGAAGCAGTAATAGAGTTTATAAAATGGTATAACGAACAACAAAAGGCGGGATAAAAGAATAAAACAGAAATTACTATGACAACAGACCAAATAAAAGAAAAGCTTTGCGAATATGATGAACGCAATCCAAACTACAATAAAGACTATCCTAAAGTAAAAGAAGAATGCTACTGCGATAACTGTTTCTATGGGGGACATTATTTAGCAGAAGAATTATTAAAAGTCATTGCAGAACTCGAAAAAGAAAAAGAAGATTTTAAAATTCTTGAAAAATGCTATCTTGGTATTGAATAATTTTCTATATTTGCACCTTAAATCAATGTTTAACGGCAAAAAAACTTATTAAATGGGTTATATAGCAAGAGAAATAAGGACAAATAAGGTATATTATAGTAAAGGAGCAAACAAATTAGCGGATAAAATAGGCTGTAACTACTCAACTATAACAAAATACTTCTCTAAACAACAAAATAAAGGAACGGAAAAGGAAATAAAAGGCTTTATTATATCTGAAACAATAGATTTAACTAACCAAAACCGAGGAAATAATATAAAAATCAATGTTTAACGGGAATAAAACTTCCTATTCGGCGCAAAATAAAAAATAAAACAGATGAAAACAATCAAACAATGGTTAGAAACATTAGAAGAACCATACAAAACAGAAGCTTTAAATAACTCATACTCTTCAAATGAAGCTATAGAAGTAATGTCCCTATCAGAAGCTTTGAAATGGGCTTTTACTTGGTCAGTTACCAATGAAGGTCACTACTATTGGTGTAATTTACATTCAATAAATCTAAATTCAGAAAGATTTGAACAGGAAAGTTAATAGGTGTACAACCCCAACCCACAATAAATTTGACTTTCAAACAAGGGCAAAAAAGTGAATTTAACTTAAAAACAACAAAAATCAGGCGAAAATAGTGATTTTTTACCTATTCAAATATAAAGTATGGTTATGAAAAATCCAAATAAGAAGTTTGATAAGCAATTAGACACAATGAGAGAAGAGGCTTTACAGTATTTAAAGTATCTGGTATATAATAAGTTTAAGCAAAATAAGACCTTAAATTGTTTTGGTTTAGCTATGGGTGTTTGCTTTTGGGTTGATTTAGATAATGAGGTATTATATGACCATGAGGTAAATGATAAGTTTGTACAGGAATTTATTCAGGAATGGGATGATGTGTTTAAGCTTACAGGAGAAGGTATTAAATGGTTTAGGGATGGTTCTGTTATTACTGATTGGTAACTATTGTTTATCCTGTTTTAATTTCTTTTTCGCGCGAATTAATCAATTAAACTTAATACTATGAAAACTATAATTAACATAGAAAACCACATTATAAACCGTTTAAAAATTTACTGTGTGGATTATCAAAGCATAAGAGGATTTAACACTAATTATTTAATACATGAAGCTTATAAACCTGAATATTTAACCTTAAAATATAATACAGTTTTAATAGGTTGTAAAGGGCATGAAATAAGTGTAACAGAATTGGATATTAAATCTTTAATAAAACTATTTAGATTTATTGTAAGAGGTGGTAATTAGTAGTATTTTTTATTTCTGTTTTAATTTTCTTTTTCCCGCGATTTAACAACTAATAACAAAACAACATGAAAGACTTAATAATAACAGCTTTAAACGAAGCTAATACGATTTTAGAGAAAAGAGTACCACAAACAAATATAGAAGTAAAGCAGGTTATTATAGAGGATGTTAACCCCTTGGAACTGGTTAAATTTATGAAGAAAAATAATATTCCCGATAATGCTTGGTTCGGGGGTATTGATAACGGTTATGATGGTTTTAGTGATGTTTGTTTAAATTACGATGTTATTTTACCCACTACAGAAAAAGAGAAATTAAAATTTAGACAAGAAAAGTTTAAACAAATAGCATTTAAACCTGTACATGATATTCTAATTAGTAACGGTTATAAAAGAGTAGGGTTTAATTCAGGATTATTAAAACAGTTTTCTGATACTAATGTATTTGATATGTTCTTTAATAAAGAATTTGATAGGCTTGTAGAGTATTATTCGCTATCTTTTATCCTTGCTTAATTTTCTTTTTCCCGCCAATTTTAATAATTAAAATGAATATTTATGAACGATAGTGTATTAGATAGACAAAGAAAAATTGAAAAACTAGAAAATGAACTCCTCTTAATAAAGCAAAACTTTAGATTACTAAAGAGAAATGATAAAAATTATAAACAAGTGAGAGATAGTATTAATAATATGTATAATAAAATAGAGAATTTAAGACAACGTAATAAGCTTTTAATTTCTTTTATCGGAGATTTTTAACTTTTAAATTATTTACTATGAAACTATCTATATCGACATTTAAAATACTGTGCCACTTATGGAATTACCCCGAAGAAGTTTTAGAAGATAGAGAATATCTTAATAAGACTTTATTGGCTTTAAATAGTCAGGATATTAATTTCAGTAAAAAAGAGAAAGAAACTGCAATAAAAGAAATAACTAAACTCTTAGATGTATTATGACAAACTTGCAATTAAAAAACGACATAGAAAAATTGCTATCTTATGATATGTACTGTTATAGTGATATTACAACAGATTACTGCCCTGAACTTGGTTTTATATTAGATGTTAAAGATAATAGTTATTTTTACACTAATAAGCAGGACAGAGATAATGATGATTCAGAGATTATGAAATTATTAGAAAATAAATTTTACATGTAATGAACTTAAACGAAAGAATTTTAGAAAATGACTACCCTGTTAACTGGGGTTATTTGTATGTAGCTGATAACAGAATAATTCGTTCAGATATACAAGGTACAATTGCAGACTTAAAAAGAGATTTAAGAAGTCAGGGAATTTCTTGCACAGTAATTACTTTATGTGATATTGAAGGTAGAAGAAAATTGATGACAGAGTAAATCAGTCAAAAAACAGGCAAAGGCGAGGTGCAGTCCGAAATAATAAGGAAATTGGGTTCGATTCCCTTTTTGCCACTAATTTAAAAACAACTTAATTATGAAAACATTTGAACTAATACCAACAAACGGTAGAAAATCGTTTTACGGAAAAGCAAAAGTAATAGAGTCAGAAAATAAAATAGAACTGCAAAGTTATGATACTATTGTAGCTCAAATTATTGATGGTGTGTTTACTGTAAATGGTAAATATAGCCTTACTACTGATATTCATATCAAGAGTTTTAGAAAATTTTATTCTGTTTAATCTTTTTATGCGCGAAAATAATAACTAAAAACAACGTAATTATGAAATCAAATTTCCAAGTTTTTAAAGAGCAAGTAGGTAAAACAAGAACGTTTTTGTCTTCATTAATGGCTGTATGGGAGTCACCAAGCCACGATTTACTAGCATTATTGTTACAGAATCTTAGTTTTGATGGCTCAGAATGTATAAATTACAATTTCAATAAAGACTTTAAGAAGTGTGAAGACATTGTAAAAGCTTTAAAGGAGTTAAAAGGGAGAAGCGAATCTTGTCCAGTAACACAATATATTTGTGAGGAAGTAGATTTACTTTATACAGGATATGTAGTAATGGGTAATTGTTAAGCTATGAAAAATTACAATCTAATAAGAGCAGAAAATAATGAGCTACAAAAATTGCAAAAATTTAAAAAGCCTTTCACAGATTTTGTAAATACAATAGTTTACTCAGGAGAAGAAACTGATGAAGATATGTGTGAATTTTTTCTATTACAGGACAGCGAAAAAGAATTCGAAAAGTTAGACATAGAAATAGAAAAAACAGCCTTAAAATTAGCCAGACTTTTGGAATTAAAAGAACAAGAATTAAAAAACGCTATAATAAACATGTTATGAGTATGGACTTACTACAAGACGCATTAGAAAAAGTGACTTATGAAATGGCTTCAACAATAAAAAGAGGTCAGGAAATAACGTTAAATGAAAAATATACACTATATTTGTATGAAGCAGGACAAAGCTTAGTTATAGTGGAAACAGAAGACTGGAAAGAAATTTACTGGGTACAATATAATCCAGAGAATAAAGCTATTGATTATGGAGGACTTTAAAATGGAGAACTTACATCAAATTAAGAATTATCTTGCAGAAGCATCAAGAAGAGCCAATGATTTTGCCGATCAAAATAACGTTGAACTAATGGAATACTGGAAAGGTCAAGTTTTAGGAATGATTAAGATAATCAATCTTTTAGAATTAGATATTAATACGGAATTTTATATAAAACAAATACCTTAAACTATGGAAGATTTAAACATTAAATTATTAGAGGGTTATTTAACAGAGGGTAAAGATAACAAAGAAATAGAAATACAAGACTATGAAGATTTAGGAACAGAGATAAAAGTTTGGTACTATTGGTATACTCCAAATTTAGAAACTATATCTTTATTTGATTTAATCAGTTTTGTTTATAGTAAAAATTCAGTTTCTTTTTAACCCCTTTTTTTCGCCAAAAAAACAATTTAAAAAATAAAATTATGACAACAGTAACAGTAGATATAGCAGAAAAAGATTTATTAAATTATACAATAATTGATAATATGAATTTAGAAATGTATGACGAAAACGGTCACAACAATTTATTTAAACAATATTCTTTCACGCTTTATCAAAAAAGAATTATGGGAGATGATAAAGTTACAATGCAAATATCTTTACATAGATTTTTATTGTTTAAAGGTTTTGGATTGGTAAAATAACTATGTTTTTATCTATTTTTGCCGAAAATTATACATACATTTACAAAAAATACTTATTATGAATGATAGAAATATAAAGTTTGCCGAATTTATGGGTATTATAAATACAGATAAAGATTTAGGAAAGTGGTTTTTAGAAAATCCAAAAGACGAAGAAATAAATTTTTCCTTTGATTGGAATAAAGTACACGAACTAAAAGAGTTTATAGAGAGTCAATACGAGGTTTTTGTGCATATTTTAGGTAAAGGCTGTTTAGTTACTACAACTAACTCAAAATTATTAGAAGCTAACGATTGGAATGATTGTTTAGCAATGTTAGAAATTTCTCCTGAGGAAGTACAAAGTATAACAGGAATTGAATGGGCTAACAGGGTTTTAGAAATATTTATAGATAAAATAAAAAGATTATGAAAAAAGAAATATTAAAAGCTATTATGGAAAGATATGGCTCTCTATCAACATTAAAAACAGCAATGTATGAAGATTTAGATACAGTTATTGTTAATCTTTCTGCTGACTTAGATGATGAATATTCAGAGGAGGAAATTTCAGATTACGTAAGTTTAATTCTATAAACTACTAAATTAACGCATATGAAAGATAGACTAACAGATTATGACAAGAATTTCAGTAGAAGAGGCAATTAAAAAATTAGAGTTATGAAAATAGAATTGAAGGACTTAATGAATGACAACGAAATGTTATCTCATATTTTTTTAGGGTGCATCAAAAGGGAGCATATTATTAAAATACGAGACAAATATGTAAATGGTAAAGATTGGAGAACTGAATCGGTTAAAATACCTGTAGAGATGAAAATAGGTGGGATTCCTGTAAACCCTAAAGAATTTTTTGATAGCTGGAAAGACCAAATGCAAGATATGATTTTTAAAAGAGCAAAATCATTAGTTTCTGAAAAGTTAGGTTCTCAAAAGATGATAGACATGCAGAATAAACTTCAAGAATATGAAGAAGTTTTAAAAAGTTGGGAATCAGAAATTAAGTGGGATGTTGAAAACCCTTTAAAATAAAATTTCAATATAAAAAAGGAAACTATGAGAAACTATTTATTATTCAGCCTAGAACAGGACATGCCAATAAAATGGTTTGAAAAGTTCGACAAAGAAGAAATTAAAACAGCTATTATTAATCACCTAACAGAACATAAAACTGATCAATTAGAATTTTGTCGAGAATTTTCCGCAAAAGATTTAAAAAAGTATATAGGATATGAAATTATAGATTTCTATCAAAACAATAATAACAAGGTTTGTAAAGTAATCACAAAAGGAAATAGAGAGTTTTATAAACCGTTAGATTCATACAAATGAAAGAACAATTAAGAGCTTTAATCACCAAGTTAGAGCAGGAGAATAGAAACAGAAGTATTATTTTAGAAGATGATAATACTTTACCTGAAACACATTATAATTTACGTGTAAAGTATAACAATACATTATATATTATTAAACAGTTGAAAGAGATTTTACTTTCTTAATTTCTTTTTTCGCGCAAAAAACTTAAAAACATGACAACACAAACAAAATCAATAAGATATTTCCAAAAAGGAGACTATATAGTAAGAACTGCTCCCTCAAAATCGTATGGAGATAGAAGTTACATAGGAGAAAAGTTAACTTTTATAGGTATTGCAAATGGTAATATTTATTTAGAAAGGGAAGAAGATAATGTAATGACAAAAATATTAGGAACAAAACAAATAGTTTTAGCTTTAGATATATGGAATGAAGATTGGCAATATTGGGAGAATCCAGAAGATTTGTTTGCAAAAGAACCTATCTTAAATGAAAAATATTTACAGTATTTATTAGATAAAGCAGTTCTTGAAGAAAATTATGAGGAGGCAGAAAAAATCAAAAACCAGTTAAAAGACTTATTATGATAAGATATAGAATAACACAGATATTTGCGATGCTTTTAGTAATTACTTTATTTACTACTATTATTGTAGGGATAGCTTGGTTATTTAATGCGCAACCAGAAAATTTATATAAAATCTGGAAATTTTTAGGGGGTTGCTTGGCAATTGCTTTTGTTTTTCAACTTTTATTCGGCGTAAAAATAGATTTTAAATGAAACAGACAGACTTAGAAGTCCTAAAAAGACTAAATAACGAAATAGACAGACAAGAAGTAATACAGTGGTTTAATGAAAACGACATAGATTATTTCACTATGACTGATTTAGAAATGTATATAACTTATATAGAAAAAAACTTATGAAAACAATACAATTTACAGGAACAGAAATCGAGATAACTAATTTAAATTTCGCATTAGATATTTCAGATAACATTTTACCTAAACAAACTGAAACAAGAGTTTATCTTTTAACAGTGGAAGATAGTGATATTTCAGAAGAAAATATGAGTGATGGAGAATTTATGAAATTAGCAGAAGAAAAGGGAAGTGTTTATTCTTTAGAAGGATTTCAACAGGCTTTTAATTGGGAAGAAGTTAATAGTAGCACCGATGTTATTAGATTTATAAATGTAACTATTTAATTCGAGGTAAAATGGAAGAAAACATAAAAATACTACAGACAAAAATTAAACTACTACAAGATATTAAACGATGTGATAAGACTATCCTATATAATCTTAAAAATAAAGCAGGTGAGATTATAAATATCTTAAACTCTACTCGTGATAAAGAGAGTACAGTAGAAAGAAATATCTACATCCTAAGTAAAGAACAAAGACAGACTTTAGAAGATCTTCTATACAGTCTAAAGGCAGATAACTTAACTTCACAAAGAACAGAGCAACATGTTAAAGATTATGTGCGGGAAAAAGAAATAAAACAAGAAATATTAGACGGACTATGAAACCAATAGATAGATTAAAACAACAATACTATTATGTTCTTTATTATAAAATAGACGAAGAGGTAAAAAAATACAGGAAAATAAGGTATCAAGCTATGAAAGAGTTTTGTTTGGACTGTTCTTTACTTTCTCCCGCCGAAATAGAAGAAATGGAGCGAAGCGTAGGTGTTGAACATTAAAGAAATAAGATATGAAAATATATTCAGAACAAGATTTAAGAGAAGCTTTTAGGGCAGGTAGTAGCTACGGTATGAATTATGTAAGCTGGCTTTCAGAAGTAAAAGATGAAGATGAGTACATTGAAAGTTTAAATCCTAAACAAGTAGATGAAGAGAAAATAAGTTTTACTTATTCTTTTTTGCGCCGAAAATTAGAATGGGAAGATTTTTGTGATTTAACAGGAATTAACTACTACGCTACAAGAAACGGGTTTGAAATAAAAGACAATGAGATATTTGAAATTACAGAATCAGAAGCTAAAGAATATGACTTAATTTAGAAGCTATGAAAACAACTTTAAAAGTACTACATAAGAGATTTAATAAACCCGAATTAATATTAGAGACAACTATAAGCAGTTTTAAAATTTCTCAAACAAGAAAAAGTAACAAAGGGATAGACTGTTTTCAATGGTTCACAGAAGAAAGATTTAATAAAGAATTTAAATTTTTAGATTAATTATGATAACAAAATACATCAGACTATTATCTTACGATGAAGCTTGCAAAGTAATAGATTTCGTAAATGAAAACTCCAAACATTATGCTTATATTACTATGGGCGGTGTTGGAGTACAGACAGAAGATTGGGCAGATTTAGAGAAATACATACAAACATTTACAAAAAGATATAATATTTCCAGCGAGCATCCCTATAAAACGGAGCAAAGAATAGTGAGTAATTTAAAGAATTGTTTTGAAATGTAGAAATTATGATAAAAGAAAAAGACAGATTTAGATATTCCCTACAGCCATTTAAAGGTTATAAATTTAGAGCTATATATTTAGTTGAAGATAATGAGACAGGTGAACAATTAACAAATGTAGATGTTTATACAAATTGTGAAAACAAACAAATTGTTTTATTAGCCTTTTTTCGCGAATCAAAGAAAAAATATCCTCAACCACTTACAGCACAAATAATTCATTTTACTTCAAAGGAAGAACAAACACTTAGAGATATATGGAAGCATTAAAAATATTTAAATATTACTCCGACATAGGATACGATGTATTTTTTACTAAAATTTTCGGTAAAGAAGGACTAAAAATGGTAAAAAGGTATAGTTATAAAGCTGAGAGATCATTGGTTTGCACCCAGATATTCGAATACTCTGAGAAAAACGACAAAGAACTAAGAGAATGTTTACTATTCATGTATAATGATATTGAAGAACAAGAAGAAACTGGTAATTACTATGAAGAAATTTAAAACTATACTAGTGGGGTGTGAGGAAAGTCAAGCTGTCACTATAGAGCTTAGAAAATTAGGGCATATAGCTTACAGTTGCGATTTACTTCCTTGTAGTGGAAATCATACAGAATGGCACTTACAAATGGATGTTTTTAAAGCTATTGAGGGTGGAAAGTTAATCACTGAATCAGGAGAACTGATTTTAATAGATAAATGGGATATGGGAATTTTCTTCCCAGATTGCACATACTTAACTTGTAGTGCAGAATGGGCATATAAGGAGCCTCCGTATCATCAGAAAGTAAAAGAGGATACATTAACAGGTAAAAAAAGAATAGAAGCGAGAGACAAAGCAATAGAATTTGTAAAAGCATTATATGACTCTTACATCCCTAAAATAGTAATTGAAAATCCTGTAGGAGTATTAGGGACTAGATTTATGAAACCAACCCAGACCATTCAACCTTATGAGTACGGAGATGATGCGAGTAAAAGGACATGTTTATGGATGAAGAATTTGCCTAAATTAAAACCCACACAATATGTAGCCCCCAGAATAGTAAACGGTAAGGAAAGATGGGCTAACCAGACAGATTCAGGACAAAATAAATTAACACCAACAGAAGACAGAGCAAAATTAAGAAGTAAAACTTATCCAGGAATTGCAAAACAAATGGCAATCCAATTTACTAGATAAATGATAATTAAATGCGTAAAAGAAGGACTAAAATAAAACAGGGAGATGTATTTAATAGATTAACAATAGTTTCATTTGCATATTCTGACTCAAAAAGAAAAAGTTACTTTAATGTGATTTGTGAATGTGGGAACGAAAAAGTAATTTGTGGGGCACTCATGATTTCAGGAAACACTAAAAGTTGTGGCTGTCTTTCAAAAGAGATTAGGGCAAAAAAGAGAATACCCGAAAACTATTCTGAAATAACTTCCATTATTTTAGGTTATAAAAGACATGCTAAAGATAGGGGGTTTATCTGGGGATTAAGGCGAGAAGATGTGAAAATTATTATATTCCAAAATTGCAATTATTGTGGAATGCCTCCCATGAATATAAAAAGAACTAAGAATTCTATAGGAGAAGGTTTACGTTATTCAGGAATAGATAGAAGAGACTCCCTAAAGGATTATACCTTAGAGAATGTTGTACCTTGTTGTAAGATATGCAACTTTGCAAAAAGCAACCTCACTTTTATAGAATTTAAAGCTTGGTTAGAAAGAATATGTGAAAATATTAATAAATGGGAAAATATTTAAATATGAAAACAATAGAAATTTACGGCACATTATACTTAACAGTAACAGCCGACGAGGCACAGGAATTACCTGATGAAGGACATGAAATATATTTACTTAAAGAAGATGGGAGTTTGGACGATATTAACTTAGAAAGTATTTTATACGAAAATGTAGAGTATGTTGTTAAAATCGGCGAAATAGAAGAACTAAGAAGCGAGTACGAAGAAGGACAACAAAACAGATTTAGAAATAATGTGAGAATGAGTTTTGAAGATTTTATAGATCAAAAAGTTGAAATGTGTTTGATATGAATAAAGTAGATAAATTACTAAAAGCATTAAAACCTTGTACAAAAGCTCTTATGAAACTTTCATTTAAAGAGTTTGAGGTTAAAGATGGACAAAAACAAATAAGTCCTACAATAAGTAATCAAAATATATTAATAGAGGATTAGTATGCACCAATTGACATCAGAAGAAATACCACAAGAAATAATAGATAGATATATTCCGCAAGAAATAATATTAAGAGAGAAACTAATTAGAAAAATAAACGAGATGTATCAGTACCATCCAGAATCTTATAATAATGCTTGTAAAGGTAATTACTCTTTTATTCAGGATTTATTAGAGAGACATATTTTTCATTACTGTTAATTCTTTTTTTGTATAAATGGGAATTAATCATTATCTTTACAATTTAATATTAAATAAGTAAAGTAATGGTGGTTCAGACCATCTAAGAGTTCGAAGTTAGAAAAGAATTTATATCGATTTAAGTATAAAGCTGATATGATGAAGTTTTTAAATAACAATTTTTACGAATCAGTAAATGGTACAGTTTCTTTAAATCATAACTCCTTTAATTGTAGTAACACAAGAAGAGAATGGTTTGTTTGGTATAATGATTATGCTATAAAAAACACTCCTTTAAAAATTGTTTTAAAACAAATGGATTTTAGAGGAAGAAAATTTATATCCAAAAATAATATAATTAGTAAAGAAGATAAAAGATACTTCGCTTTTTCAGAAAAAGTAATTAGATTGATGTGCAATATTTACGAAAATGATGAAAGGACAATTCTACCAAGTAAGGCTAAAAAATTAATAAATCTCTTTGAAAAGAGAGGATTTAAAGATTTTGAACCTTCTGAAGAAGACTGGACATATATCAATGGTCATATAGGAGATGGTATCTCTTTTTGGCACTGGAGTGATAGATGTAACTTTTTAAGATGTAAAGTAATTTTAGAATATTTTAAAAGAGAAGGATTATGTTAGAAAAAGCACAAGAACTTAAAGGACTACAAAGTCAACTTAAGATAAAAGATGTACAAATAACTGAGAAAAAAGCTCAGATAGGAGAATTACAAAGAGAATTGAATGTTTTACAGAATTCGCGCCAAAAAATCTTAGACAAAATAGAAAGAATTAAACCTAAAGAACAACTGAGAGTAACAGAACACAGTCTTTTAAGATATATTCAACGTGTGAAGGGTATTGATTTAAAAGAGATTGAAAAAGAAATACTCGAGGATACTAGTTTAATAGAAGCCAGGAAAACTTTAGATACAGATGGTAAGTTTCCTTTAAAAGATGGAGGAAGAGTTGTAATAAAAAATTCAACAATTGTAACTGTAGAAAAGTAAATTATGAAACATTTTATCTATTTTGAATCTACCGAGGGAGGTATGAAATCAAATAAATATTCATTTAAAGATAACAATATAGAATTTAATCTATTTGGTTGGATGAATAAAAAATCTGGATGTAATATTTCAGATACTCAACTACTGAATTGGGCGAAAGAATGTAAAATAGGAGACTATTTTGAACATAGGATGGGGACTTGTGTTAGGGTAAGTAAATAAAAACAGAAATTTCTTTGGTAAATTAAAAAATAGTATTAACTTTGACAAAATTATAAAAGATATGAAACTAAGTAAACCACTTATTTACCACGATTTAGAAACGACTGGTGTATCAACAGAAAATGATCGTATAGTTGAAATAGCAGCAATTAAGTATTTTCCAGATGGAAGTACAGAGGAAAAACATTTTTTAATTAATCCTGAAATACCTATCCCTTTGGGGGCAGCAGAAGTGCATGGAATAACAGACGATAAAATTAAAGACGCACCTACATTCAAACAGTTAGCGGTATCTATGAGATCTTGGTTCGATGGATGCGATTTAGCAGGTTATAATTCAGACCGTTTTGATGTTTTACTTTTGTCAGCAGAATTTGAGCGCGCAGGACTAGAAGGAATAACTTGGAATCCTGCATTGTTAGATATTTTCACAATGTATAGAAAATTATTTCCTAATACGTTATCAGATGTTTACAAAAGATTGACAGGAAAAGTACTTGAAGGTGCTCACGGAGCTATCAATGACATAAGATCAACTAAAGAAATAGCAGATATTTTAATTCCAAGTATGATTGAATTATCTGAAACACCTTTGGAAACTGTTGTTGATTTTGATAATTACATGCAGGGTAGTAATAAGAGGTATGATCTTGCGGGAAAGCTATATAAAGATGAAGAAGGGGTTGTTAGGTACAACTTTGGTAAGGATTTAGGTAAATCAGTTAAAGAGTTCCCTGGCTTCGGTCAATGGATGTTAAACCAATCTTTCCCCCAAGAGACAAAAAATAAATTAAAAGAACTAATATATAATAAATAATGGAAGAAAAAAAGTACCTTTACTGGGCGATACAATCAAGTCAATCAGTAAACCCAACAGAAGAACAATTAGAGCTTTTTCAAGCTAAATATAAAGAAGATTATGAACAAGATTTAGTTTATGAAGGAGAAGATCTTTTAGATAAATTTAGATTAAATGGTTTTAGAAATCCTTTATTCAGCTCTATTACTTCGATCATTTTAGCTTTTGAGAACGGAGGAGAGATGAGAGTGAAATATATTACAGGAAGTGAGGCTGATTTGTTACAGAATTTTGTAAACCTATTACGAAACAGTTTTCAAGATTATACCCTTATTAACTTTGATTCTGAAATTTTATTACCGTTTTTAGGTGTTCGCCTACATAAGAACAATTTTATCAACTTAATCCATCGAGACTTAAAATACCAAGGCGGAATGAGAAGCTGGAACTTTACAGGAATCTCAATAAAAGACTACTACAAAGGTGGAGGTAAATATAGTTTCTCTTTAAAAGAGATTGCTTACATTTTAAATATTGACACACAAGGATTAATCAACCATCGTGATGAATTTACTTATGTAAATGCAGGGGATGAAGAAGCTTTAAAAATTTCGGCTATAAAACAAGTAGAAGTAATGGCTGAGATTTGGAGAAAATTAAATGAACTTCCAAAACTGGAAACTAAATTAATTGAAGAAACAGTTAAAGATGTAGTTGAAGAGGAAAATACAGGGAAAACTCTTCTTAAGTCTATTTATCGCGCCGAAAACATTGACAACAAAACAAAAGAAGAATTGAAGAACCTTTTGGCTAAAAAGAAAATTCTAAAAAAAGATAAAGCTATTATAGAAGAAATTCTGACATCAATTTACATCAGTAATGAAATGTTTAAAACAGATTCAGACGCGACAAAAGAAAGAAAAAAACAAGAAATTAAAGACTTACTAAATGAGTATTAAAATAGACTTACCTAAAAAATATAATTACGAAGAAGGGTCTTCCAGACCAGAATATAAAAAATATAGTGGTTGGAATAAAGTATCTTATAGTCAGATTACAAGTTTTCTGAGTGATGAGTACAAAGGTGATTACTTTATGGGGTACTTTGTAGGTAAAAGAGATGATGGAAACATATTCAGTTTTTTTGGTAGCGGTTGTGGTGACTACTTAAATCGAAAAGATCAGCGAGTAGATGAATACCTATCAGAAGATTGTAAAAAGATTTTAGACTCAATTCAACAACCAGATAATGCTGATTATGAATATGAGATTTTAATTGATTTAGAGCCTTTTGGATTAGAAAAAACTGTTTTGCAGGGGTTTTCAGATATTCAGTACGAAATTGCCCCTAAAGTCCTAGAATTAGCAGATTACAAAACTTTGAACCTTGATAAGAAAAAAGAATTCTATGAATCAGATGACTATCAACAGTTGAATACTTATGGATTTGGATTAGAAGAATTAGGGTTTACTATTAATAAAAGTTCTGTTTTTGGTTTAGGAAGAAAAGGAAATACTTTAGATAAAACTAAATTTAGTTCTGCTGGAAATCCTTTATGGCTTAGATTAAGTGGAGAAGTTGAGGAAATTGACAGACCTTATAATAGAGAAGAAGCAAAGAAATATGTTCAAAAAATTGCTGACACTTGTGTAAAGATAAATGAATATTTTAAAGTTTTTAATAAACACTTTAACTAATTTCTTGCATAATTAAAATAAAGGTTGTAGATTTGCAGTATTAAGTTGAGATGGTGGAATTAGTAGACACTATATTGAATAAAATCCATTGGTATGACAGGTATGCCTATTTAATATGAAAATGTGAATAATAGTAGCATTTATGTAGGTTCAAGTCCTACTCTTGACTTATTCTTTTTTTGCGCGAAAATATTAACAATACAACAAAGAGTACTGAATACAACTTAATAGCGCCATTATCCTTAGGGAGTGAATCAGTGATATAATCGTGGGTAAAATTATCAATAACTCTTTGTTTAACTTTAAAATACTAACATGAAAGAGTATATTAGAAAAACTATAAATGTAGATAAAGATTCTATTCATTTAAAAGAGATTATGAAAACAGAGTATGAACCTGGATTTGATCCACATGATTCTTTTTCGTATGATATTTTTGCAGGAATAAAAGTAACTTATAAAGAATAAATTATGAACGATTTAAAATACTTTTTAATAACTATTTGTGTAGTAATTACATTGATAGTTTTAGGTACAGATTTTGAACATTATTTAAAATCCGCCGAAAAACAAAAAGAATTAGAGATAAAAAGATTAGAATTATTAATTAAATTGAAGAAATAATGATAGTATCAGAATTAATTTCAATAATAGTAGCTGTTTTATTTATGGTTATACTGATTGTAAGATATAGAATAACTAAAGAGGCTAACTTTTTTGTTTATCTCTTTGAAAGAGGAATTGGAGGTTGGTTTCTTAAATTCTTTTCACTGTATTTTATTTTAGCCGTTATTTCTCACTGGTTTGCATTTTTTATCGGCGATATTAAGCTAGAAATAGATTGGAGTTTTTTAAATTATAAAGTATTTTAAATTGAACAAACCATTAATAACATCAGTAGTTTTAGCTATTATAGCAATAACCTTAATATTTACTTTAACATGAGAAATTTATTTTTAGCCGTTTTTATGGCGGTGATTTTAGGAAGTTGTACGCAGAACCAAAGAGCAAGAAATTTTGGCGGAAAAGAGAAGATTAAACTGCCAGAGAATAATATTTTGGTAAACTCTACTTGGAAACAAGACAATTTATGGATTTTAACTAAAGATACTATAACTGATAAGTTTTATTTTAGAGAAAGTTCATCGTTTGGGGTTTTGGAAGGAAGTATAGAATTTAATTAATAAATATGAATCAAATATTTAAAAAACAGAAAACCATTAGACTTGATGAAAATTATCATTTAGTTTCAGATGGAGGTAATGGAGTGCAGTTAGTATTTACAGAAACCCGCGAAAGAAAAAAGAAAGACAGTGAAGAAAAAGAAGAGTTCGAATACACTGAGTCATTATACTTTACCAGGATTGCGCAAGCATTAAACCGCTATGTAGATTTAACTCAAAATAAATCACAAGATTTAAAAGAGCTTATTGAAAATACCAGTAAGATTTATGAAATCATTAATCAGTTTGATATTAATTTTAAACAGTTTTAAAAATGAGCGATTACGAAAGCCACACAGGAAGACTGATCTTACAAAAAAGATTAGAAAACGAAAATGATAAAGAATATTTCCAAAGAGTTTTAGGAAGTAAGTTTAAAGAAGAGTATTGGGCTGAAGAGGAGAGCATGCAAGAATTTTTAGGAATGTGTAATATATTTGAAGAATACTTTTATGCAAATGATAAACTATACTTAAATACCGAGCATAAAGAATTAGATCCTTATGATGATATCCAAGAATTAGATGGAGATGATGAAAATGGTTATACTTATTATATGAGGTTTTATAATGGAGGTACTTGTTTATCAGAAATGATTGAAGAAAGTTTAGAACAGAAAAATAAATAATATGAAAGTTATAGAAACAGTTAGTAAAGGAGAATGGGGAAATGATGGTAGAATTGAAATTCAAGTAGTGACAGATACTTTTATAGGTTCTGTCGAGTTTGGAGAAGGGGAGCCAGAGGATATGACTTTAAACAGAGATTTATCGGATGCTTACAATATTGCATCGTTAATTTCCGCCGCATACGAAGCAGGTAAAAAAGGAGAAATATATGAATCTGTATATATTGATGAAGAAGAGGAAGAATAACAAATTTTGTCAAAAACAAACAGTTTAAAAGAGTTGTGTATTTAATATATTATAACTACTTTTACATCATATTAAAAAGGCAACCGAGTTGTCAGTAAATGAGCAGTCTTGTTTAGAAGAGCTTGATTTATACAAAAATTAATAGAGACAGTTGGGTAATTTCTTCTGTCTCTTTTTTATCCGCCAAATTTAAATAAATATATGTACTTAAAAAACAATGAACAAGAAAAAAGATGGAGTATATTTCCATTAATTCATAAAGATCTTTGGGATTTTTATAAAGGAGTAGAAGCTCAGACATGGGTGGCAGAAGAGATTGATTTATCCAATGATAGATATGAAGAACTAGAAGAAAACGAAAAAGAATATCTTAAAAATTTGCTAGCTTTCTTTGCCGTTTCAGATGGATTAGTTTTGGAAAACTTAGCAACTAACTTTCTTCAAGAAGTTGATGTATTAGAAGCTCAATACTACTATGGACATCAAACATTTATAGAACAAGTCCATGCAAATATGTACAGCTTACTTATAGACACATTTATTAAGGATAGAAATGAACAAAATCAAATGTTTAACTCTATCACAGAAATAGAAACAGTTAAGAAAAAAGCGGAGTGGGCAATGAACTGGATTAATCACCCATCATTTGCACATAGATTAGTAGCTTTTGCTTGTGTAGAAGGGTTGGCTTTTTCCAGTACTTTTGCAGGAATATTTTGGTTTAGAAGCCGTCATAAAATGCCAGGACTGTGTGAAGCAAATGAATTAATAATGCGGGATGAGAACAGTCACTATGGATTTGCCACTTATCTTTATAATAACTATTTGAAAGACGAATATAAACTTCCTGTAGAAGATATTCAAAAAATAATATTAGATTGCTACGAGGTAGAAAAAGTATTTGTTGATGAGAGTATGCCTGAAGGATTGCAAGGAATTACTAAAAAAGATATGCTTAATTATGTTAAGTATGTAACAGATACAATTTTAATCGGGTTTGAATTAGAACCTTATTTTAGTGTAAGTAACCCTTTAGACTATATGACACGTATAGCATTACCAAGAAAAACTAATTTCTTTGAGAAACGGAATACAGAATATACTAGAGTAGAAGTTCCAAAGAATAAAGAAGACATGTTTACCGAAGATTTTTAAATACAAATATGAAAATAATAAAAAAAGACAATAGCAGCCAACAATTTTTACCCAACAAAATTCATTCTAGATTAAAAGCCCAATCAAAAGGTTTAAAAGTAGATATAGATAAAGTATTCCAAAAAGTAATTCCTAATATTACAGATGGTATAACAACTTCTCAATTAGATGAATTATTAGCGTTTTCAACAGCCGATTTTATTAAATTTCACCCAGATTACAGTATTCTTGCGTCTAGGCTCATAGTTACCAGACAAGCTAAATTATTAGGGGTAGAGCCAGAAGAAGTAGACTTAAGTTACGATTTCTTCGGTATAACTACTTTTTTGAGAGGATATTCTCAGAAAGATGAGAACAAAAAACCCTTAGAACTTCCAAGTATGATGTATGACAGAGTAGCGGATTACTTTGGAATAGATAAAAAAGAAGCTGATGAATTCAGAGAAGAATTAAAGGGTAAAAGAATAAGTGTAGCTACTCCTATATTGACCAATGCAGGAACACTAAGAAATTCTTATATTTCCTGTAATATCACAACTAATATAGATGATTCTATAGAGGGTATCGAAGAAACATTAACTAATATAGCTTACGGAAGTAAGGAAGGATCTGGAATAGGGTTATTAATAGACAATGTTAGGTCTCAAGATAGTTTAGTGGCATCTTTTAATGGAAATGCAGGAGGAGTAGTGAGATATGCCGATATGGTACAATCAAAAATGAGGTTTTATAAACAAGGTAACAGATCAGGAAGTGCTGCATTATACTTATCAGTTTGGCACAGAGATATTATTCCGTTTTTAGAGCTAAAATTACCAACTGGAGATGAAAAGCTAAGAGCAAGAGATTTATTCTTAGGGGTTGTTATTAATGACAACTTTATGAAGGCTTTAATTAATGAAGAGGATTGGTATTTGTTTTGTCCTAATGATATTAAAAAAGCAGGATTAAAACCTTTATATGATTTATGGGGAGAAGAATATGAAAAAGAATACAAAAAAGCGGTAGAATTAGGTATAGGTAAAAAAGTTAATCCTAAAACTATTTGGGATGCTATAATTAAAAGTCAGGCAGAATCAGGAGTTCCGTATGTATTTTTTAAAGATGCTGCTAATAGAGGGAATATGCAGGATAATATTGGAACAATAAAGTCATTAAATCTTTGCATAGAGTTTATGGGAGTCAGTAAACCTAATTATACTTCTCAATGTGATTTAGGATTAATACCTGTAGCTTATCATGACAGTTTAGATAGTATAGCTAAATCTACCAGAGTACTTACAAGGCTGTTAAACAGAGTAATTGATAAAAACCAATGGTCGGATCAGGCTGCAAAAAATGCAGGTGAAGATCAACGTGCAATTGGAATAGGTATAGGCGGACTAGCGGATTTTATGGCTAAGAAAAAAATAAGCTTTACTTCAGAAGAAGGTAAAAAATGGAATAAAGATATTGCAGAAACTATTTACAAAAATGCACTGATTGCGTCTAATAAAATGGCTGAAAAAGAAAACAGAGTCTATCCCGCATGGTATGGAAGTAAGTATGAAAAAGGATTAACTTACATTAAAGATTGGACTCCTGGTAAAAAAGGAGAACCTATTAAGATGTTAAACTCTATTTTAAGCTGTTACATGCCTTCTGCTTCTACTTCTATTTTGTTATCAGTTAATGAAGCTTTTGAACCATTTTCTTCTAATATGCAAGTAAGAAGTGTAGGAGCTGGTGAATTCTTAGTATTAAACAGATACTTAGTAAGAGATTTAGAAGAACTTAATCTTTGGAATGATGATACTATGAACAATATTATTATAAATGCAGGAAGTGTGCAGTATCTTGATATTCCAGAAGAAATTAAGGTGAGATATAAAACAGTTTGGGAAATACCTCAAAAAGAAATAATTAATATGGCATCTGATAGAAATGAATTTTGTGATCAATCTCAATCTATGAATCTTTACTTTGAAGATATAAACTACGCTAAAATTAGCAGTTCTTTAAAATATGGGTGGGAAAAGGGATTAAAAACAGGAGTTTATTATATGAGAAGTAAATCTAAGTTAGCTAATCCTACAAGACTATCAGGAAACTTACAACCTCTAAAAGAAAAACCTAAAGAATCCCTTTTCGAATGTTTCGGATGTTCTTCTTAAAAACCAAATCCTCCTTAATTGGGGGATTTTTTATATAAAATAATTTGGTAATTTGAATAATAAGTTATACGTTTGTAGAAAATAATAAGAATATGAAAAGAATTAGAGTAGAACTAGCAAATCACACTTATGAACAGATATCTGTAGATGAAAATATGAGAATTTCAGAAATATTTATTCATTTAAATTTACTTTATGGTAAAGATAGATGGTGTGAATGGGAAGATATAGATTAAAACACAAATGATGAAGAGGTATTAGAATATTATTATAAAAATAAATAAGATATGCAAACACTTAAAGAATATATTTACAATAGACATGATATTGATTGTAATCAAAAATATGGAGGTAATTTACCCTACAGTTTCCATTTAAAAGCTGTAGAAGCGCAAGGTGAAAAGTTTATACATTTAGTGAGAGCAGGTCATGTTTTTAATACCGAAAACCAATTCTCGAAAGGAGTAATGTATGAAGAAATAGTCAAGTTGGCTTTATCTGCTCACGATTTAATTGAGGATGGTAGATTATCTTACAATGATATAAAAGAAATGGCATCTAATCTTGGTAATAGTGTTGCAGGAGAAATGGTGGCAGATATAGTATATTGCTGTACAGATGAAAAAGGTAAGACAAGGGCGGAAAGAAAAAATGAAAAATATTATAAAGAACTGTCAGAAAATAAATTAGCAGTCTTTGTAAAATTAGCAGATTTATCAGCAAATACTTTATTCAGTAAATTAACAGGAAGCTCTATGTACGAAAAATATAAATCTGAATTTCCTAAATTTAAGGATAAAGTGTATGTTCCAGAGTATGAAGAATTCTTTAACTACTTAGAAAATATTTAATTATGAAAACACCAACATTAGAAGAAGTAAAAGAGTATTTTAAAGATGCTGAAACAATAGAGTGTTTAGGTACTGGTAAAGAAGTAATATATTTAAATAATCCAATATTCGGGAAGTATGTAACTATGGATATATTTGAATATGACCGCGGATTTGCTAAATCTACCTTATTTACCACAACAGAAGGATACGCAAAAATACTAACCTACAAAGAAAAACCAAAACCACCAATTTACTAACAATAGTTTACCTCATCAATAAGGGAAACATTTAAAAACTAAAACAAAATGGAATACGCAATATTTATATTGACCTTTATTTTTATACTATGGGCACATCATAGGATAAAATATTCAAAATCTAATTACGGAAAGTTTGAATACTACCTAAACGGAGAAGCTAATAATTTAAAAAGCCTAATAATATTATTTGAAATTTTTATGCTTATAGGATTAATTATTCTGTGTGTTTATTTAGGAGGATTATTAACAAAACATTTTTTATCTATTTTAAATTTTAAATAAAACTGAATTATAAAAACTACACCAATGGAAAGAATAGAATTAAAACACCTTGCGCCTTATTTGGCTTATAATTTAAGAGTGTATAAAATCGGAAGAACACCATTACTTTTAACAGTAAATAATTACAATACATTGATAGACAATCAGGAATGGAAACCGATTTTAATAAATTTATCCGACTTAACAAAAGAAATAGAGGTTAATGGAGAAAAATTTAAACCGCTCGAAAGATTAACTCAAATTATGGGTGTTGAAGGAATGAATGTTTTACGTAGTGATTTGTCGATTAAAGTTCTTTATTCAAAACAATTTATTGATATGGATTTTACAAGTTATTTAGGAGCAATACAAAAACTATTCGAGTGGCACTTCGATGTATTCGGATTAATTGAAAAAGGATTGGCTATTGATATGAATACTCTAAATAAATAGCAATGGAAAAAGTAAAAACAAAATTAGAAATAATGGATGCTGTAAATAAAATAAAACTAACTCAAATTAGTGACGGTGAAAAGATAGCTCGTATAATTGCCGATAAGGCTATAAAAGAATATAGAAATGATTTAATGGAAGATTTAGAAAATCAATTAGGTTTAAAGAGAATAATTCAAGACGCCATTGTGTCAGGAATGCATGAATGGACTAAAGATATGATAGACGGATATTAGTATGAGAGAATTTTTAAAATCTATACATGATTATCCGAATGAAAGTATCGGGTTGATGGTTGTAGTTGTATTTTGCATATATATGTTTTTAACTTATAAATTATATAAAAAATAAAAATGGAAAAAGAAAAACACATATTAAAGGGAATGACTGAATATGTACAGAAATTTTACAAAAAATGGACGGAAGACAATAATCCTGATTGCCAAAGCACAGGAAGATATATTTTAGGTACGAAAGCACTTTCTGATTTTCTACTACAAAAATTAGAAATATGGATGTTTATCCCAGTAAAGCTTGTAGATGGTGTTTGGGTAGTCTTGGAAGAGCCGGAAAGAGAGTATTACGATTCTATGATTGGGTGGAATTGCCCTGAAGATGCTGAAAACTATTATGAAAAATTAAAAGAATACCAAGAAGCAAAAGAAAGGGTTTTGTTTGAAGGATTAAGAGAACAAAAAGAGAGATGGCATCAAAATAAAAGAACATTTTACTATATAGCAGACAAAAGAATTTTAACTAAGACCGAGTATTTTAATGGGGAAATAGAAATCTATTTTGATTTAAAAGATGCCTTTAAAATAATTGAAGATATAATACCTTTGGGATTTATTTTAACCGAATCAACCGCAAAGAAATTAGGACTATGAGTCAATACGAATTAGGAATTACAGTTATATTTATATTAGGAGTTTTCTTCTTATGTCTCTTCATAGTCACAAATACCGAGCCTATAACAGAAGAACATTTAGAAGAACAAAGACAGAGGATGAAAAAGAAGGAAGCTGAATTAAACCATATTTATTGGCAAATTTCCGAAATAAAAAGAATATCAGAAGCTAAATCCATAGCAATTAAATCTCATAATTGGGATGAATATAAGAGACTTTGTAATGAATACGACAATTTAACAATTGATTTGAGATGACAGCAATAGTAGAATATTTTAAAAACGCAAGTATAGGAGAATTTTGTCTAGGAGTATTCCTAGGAGTTGTATTTATTAAAATGATAATTGAGATATTAAAAGATTAAATGGATAAACAATATAAGGAATTATTAGAAACACTTTTGGTTAAAGGTTATTGGTACGATGACCCAAACAGAGTTGGAACAAAAAGATTACAAATAAATGATTATAAAATAACTCATAATTTTGAAGAAGGATTTCCAGTTTTAACTACTAAGAAAACTTATTATAAAGGGGCTTTTGGTGAACTTTTATCTTTTTTACGTGGCGAAACAAACTTAAAAAACTTACATAATAATGGTGTAAAATTTTGGGATAAGGATGGGTATAATTATTATAGAAAGTTATGTAAAGATAATAATTGGATACCACTAAGTTTTGAAGATTATATTAAAGCTGTTGAAGAAAACGGATTATATGGTAACAATATAGTCTTAAAGTTGGGCTTAGGTAAACTGGGTAAAATATATCCATATCAAATGCGTAAGTGGAATGGACAAATAGATCAGATAAAAAATCTTATAAAAACATTACAGGAAAATCCAGTAGCTACAAAGAAGACAGTGACTATGTGGAATCCTAGTGATTTAAAAGATTCAGCATTATCTCCGTGTCATTGGTCATTTGAGTGTCTGGTTACGCCTTTATCAGAAAGTTATGAAGGAGTTTTATTTGATTTAGGAAGCAATGAACCCAAACAAACAATTTGGAAATCACCTAAATATGGATTGATAATTAAATGGCATCAACACTCTGTAGATTGCTTTCTCGGATTACCATTAAACATAATTTATTACAGTCTATTGTGTTATATCTTATGCGAATTATGTAATTTAAAACCTTTAGGAATTATTGGTGATTTATCTAATGTACATTTATATGATAATGCTGTTGAGGGCGCGAAAGAACAATTAAAAAGAGAGGAATATAAACTACCAACATTCAAATTCTCAGAAAAAGCAAAAATTCTATTTAAAAAATATAAAGGATCAGAGCCTAAAGATTACGGATATTATGATAATTTAGATAATGTCTTATCAGCTTTAACGGTTGATGATTTTATTATAGAGAATTATGAAAGTCACCCTACAATAAAAGTAGAAATGTTACCTTATAAGAAATGAAAGATAAAAACTTAGAATATATCAGAAAAGGTAAAACAGGATGTGTGTTTGCAACTATTTTAGCCCGTAATCCTGAAAAGATAGGTTGGAAAAGAATAATAAATCCACAGCTTTTAGACATACCTAAAAATGCTTACATTGTATCGTACATATTCGAAGACAGAACCAAGGAAGAAGTTATGAATTGGGCTTTAAATCAAGGAATGTACTTAGACATTACTTCTAAAGACTCTACAGGATTAAGGTATAGAGGGGAAAATGGTGTAAGTTGGGTACAATACTTTGGTAAAGAAAGTCATGTGAAAACTAGACAAACTCCACATTCAGAACTACTTTTTTGTGTTAAATTACCTAAGAAAATGTATTATAAAGTAGGTTTTAAAGGAGTATTACACTTAGCGCATGCTTCTGTAGAACATTTTAAAGAAAATTTGTTAGATAAAATCTGGGATTCATGTTTTAAATCTACAGAGAAACGATTAGGATATAAACCAACTGTATTAGAGGCAGCGAAAACAACTTTTAAAAATGAATAAAGAGAGATATATAGGATACGGTAATCTATTAGAATTACCTTCAGGAAGAATAGGTTTAGAGTTAACTTTAAACGATTTAAGAGAATTAATTAAAGAAATGGAAACTAAAGATAAAATTAAGATATTAGTTTTACCTCTTAAGCCACATAATGTTACTAGTTATAAATCACACAGTGTAAAAGTTGGCGAATCAAAGTATAAAACAGAATTAATAAATGAGCACTAAGATAATTGTTATTGGACAAGCACCTCCAGCCGTTACGCAAAGTTATCCTTACGACACTACAATGCTTTACAGTTGGTTTGAGGAACTAAGTATAAGTAAACAAGAAGCGCAAAATATATTTGAATTCGATGCAGTTTATGATCAGTTTCCTGGGTATGATAAAAACGGAGGACACAATAAGCCGAGTTTAGAGCAGATGGAAGATTATTGGAATCGCGGGCTAAAAGAAAAAATAGAAAAAAGTAAATCTATTTTAGTTTTAGGAGGAGTGGCTAGGGATTTTATAAAAACCAAACAGATAGATAAACGAGCTGTTTTTACTATTCACCCTTCAAAAAGAAATTACTCTTTATATAATAAAAATAAAGAAAATATTTTGAATCAAATAAAAAGTTTGTTATGAGCAAATACATACCAGTAAAAGGAACTGCCACAAAATCCACTATGGAATGGACATGGGAGAGCAAACCAACTAAAAAAGAAACTTATATAAATCCAAAAATTGCTGAAAAAGAAAGAATAGAAAAAATTCCTTTAGAACACCTGACTTTTAAAGATATATACAAATTTCCATTTAAAAATAGCGGATATGGTCGGGTATATGATGATGAAAATAACTTTATATTTCAATTTCATTTTGGTAATGAAGAAACACAAGAAAAGTGCCTAAAAATATTGAATGGAGAATTAACTGAATATAAAAGACAAGAAGTAGTTAATCAGCATGGTGAAATATTTATAAACGGACATTCTTTTATTTTAATTAGAGGGTGGGGATCACTTACAGGTGTTGGGGCTTATAATTTAAATGAAGAGTGTGCTGCCAAGATTCAGGATAGCTTAGCAGAATTTATTGTAGAAAAATTACAGAAATAATTTGGTAATCACAAATAAAGATGTATATTTGCATAATAATTAATATAAAACAAAGATGAAAAGAAGAGAATTATTACAGTCAACATTAACAGAAGATAAGAATGTATCAACGCTGGTTACAAATGCTTTAGCAAAAGATGCAAAATTTATCAAAAAAGCTAAAAGAGACTTGGACGATGCTCGAGAGGAAGCAGAAGAAGCATTAGAAGAAAGATTAGCTTCAAACACTCCTCTTGACAAATCAGTTGTTGAAGTGCTTTACGCTAAAATCAAAGAATTAAAAGCAATCACTGCATTATACGAAGAGTTCGAGAAAGAGATTTTAGCAGACTAATAACAGCCCTCTTCGGAGGGTTTTAAATTAAACTTATGAAAACATTATATTTTGTTACACCAACCATAATTTCATATCTAGATTTAGTTTCTATGGGAGGCTCTGATAAGGCTGATGATGCTTCTACTTTAGGAAAATATAATTCTGGATTAAAATTCAGCATGGCTCTAGCTTTACAGAATAATATAAAGATGATTGTTAGAACCTATGATAGAGAGTTTTCAGATAATCATGACCGAAAAAGGGAAACTTCTTATTTTGTAGGTACTTATATAGAGTCATGTGAACAAACCGAGAAGGAAAAAGAGTTGATTAAAGTCACTAAATCGGTTTTTTCTGAAAATTTTCATTCTGGTGTTTGTGATGATTATGGTGGGGGAGAGTACCCCGAAGAATATCTAAAGACAGGATTTTCTACTAAATTAGGTGTAGACTGGTCTTTATGGATGCTTTTGAGGGAAATCTACTCTAATATGGTTGATGAGAATGGATATTATTCAGAAGAACTACCAGAGATACATTATGGAACAGTTTTTAGTTTGTGTTTTAAAGAAGACTCAGAATTTGCTCAGATTTGGAATAACCGTCATCTTTATATTAACGAAAAAGAGCCTTTATTCAAAATAAGTAACTCTTTAGATATATTAGAAAACCAGGAAAACTATCTACGAATTTACAAACAGAACATTCTTGTTTACGAAGATAAAAAAATCCCTAGCCGATATGCATTTAATATTAAATTTGGCGACATAGATGAACGAAGAATTCTATCAAATGTTTGGAATATAGAGCAGGAAATAGCTTCCCAAATAATGTCAACCGATAATGAAGATTTTTTAAAAGAAATTATCACACCTAATTTCAAAACAGAAGAAAAGGAATTCTTATCAAACATTGACCCATATAAAAATGCCTCTGATTTAATTAATTCCATAGTGCACAAAGTTTATGAGAAAAATGAAGAGGTTAGATCTTATGTTTGGATTATTGATTCTATTAAAAAGAGAAAAGATTGTAAAATCGCGGGCAAAAAGATTAAAAACATTGGTGATAGCATCTGGTCTTATTCAAATACAGTTACAGTTGAAAGTCTTCCAGAACCATATGCTGAACCAGATATTGAAGTTGAGGGAGAAATATTGGCTACACCTTTTTCTGCGGAAATTAAAAAATACTATAATTTTAATCTAGACGTTGAAATAACAAAAGCTAAACTAAAAGGAAGTAAGTGTATTGCCGATAAATATAAAAATTGTTTAATTATAGACAATAATTTTTCAGTAGAAGATGACTTCCCAGAATTTATAGTGCAATATCTGGATCTCACCCAATCTGGAAATGTAATAACCAATTTAAGTAAATATATCTGTAATCTAATTAAAAAGAAATGAGCGTAATAACAACTGCCGACGAAAAACTAGAAGAAGCAAAAGAAAATATAAATATTGCTTATAAAAATATATTAACCGTATTAGATCCAGATACTTGGGGTTCAAATGAGTTTAACGCTTATTACCTAGATGATTTACATAAAGTATTGCTAAAATTACTAGAAATTAAAAGATTATTAAAATGCCGGAAATAATATTAGAAGAAATAGCAATGCCACCTATAAATAGAAAGTATCGAAAACATCCTTTAGATTTAAATGGTAAGCAGTGGGTGGTAAAAGATGGGTTAGAAGAAATATATAGAGGAAACTTTGAAAATGCTTCTTTAATATGCTACAATTTAAATAAGAAATACTATAAAGAAAATCCCTGGAAATAATGGAAAAAGAAATTAAATACTATAACAACAGACCTGTAGTAGTTTTAGAAAAAGACAAAGATACGGATTTCTACAAAGTACTTGTAAAAGTAGAAATACAAGGTAAGAATTTAGATGATATTGCAGAACAATTTAGAGGTTGCGATGCCTGTATGGTTGGACATAAAAGTAGTTGTTATTGTGATGATGAAGTAGCGAAAGCATATGATGTTTTGGACATTATTTTTACCGATTACAATATTGATGAGGAAAATGTGTTTTTTGTTCGTGGAAAAGAATTAAAAGACAGACCTTTTGAGTGGAAGGAAAACGAGCAGTTGAGAGATAAAATTAAAGGTAATAAAAATGTATTAGATGGTTTAATTGATATTGTGGCAGAAAATAAAGCTTTGATTAAAGAGCAGGAAAAAAGATTAAAAGACAATGAAGATAAAATTAAACAATCAGACGCTGTAGTAGAAAACAGAAAATCTCTTAAAGAATTTGCAATAAAAGATTATGACAAACTAACTGCTGATATCAAAAAACTAGAGTCTCAGAAAAATTTAATCATTGTAGGTTCAGAAGTAAAAGTCGAGTACAAAGATTACCAATATCTATTAAAACGTGATGAGGAATTATCTGCACTTGAATCGGGAGGAGTTGATAATTGGGAATGGTATGGAGAATCCCTTAAAAATTATTTTGAAGATGAGGAATAATAAACAACTAATTTTAGAATCACAATTAGAAGAACAGAAAATGAAAAACGATAATTACATAAATAATCTAGTAAAAGAAATTCATAGTAAGAACTTAGAAGCTGGTTGGTGGAACGATCCTGAAACAGGTGAAAGTTTATTAAATAATAGATTTACACCATATGTAATTGCCACAAAATTACTTCTAACCGTAACAGAAATAGCCGAAGCAACAGAGGGTTATAGAAAGAACTTAATGGACGATAAACTTACTGATCGTCCTATGTTTGAAGTTGAATTGGCAGATGCAGTTATTAGACTTTTTGATGTTGCAGGAGTTATGAATTTTGATTTAGGTGGAGCTATACAAGCTAAAAGAAATTTTAATGTTTTGCGTCCCGATCATCAAAAAGAGAACAGACTTAAGCTAAATGGTAAAAAATTCTAATATGAAATATTCCAAAATAGCAATAATAAGTAATGATGAAGAATTAACTGATAAGGTGATAAATAAATTGGTACTAGAAGGTTATGTAACAGAAGGATCTATGACAAGAAATATGTTATTATATAATTACTATATCCCTGATTTTGATGTAATAGTTTCTCCGCTAGCTTTAGAAGTACATTATCCATCATATGAGGATAATAAAATATACGGAGATGAATTTTTAAAAATGTGAAAATGAATAAAGAACTAAACATCAAGTGCCAATGTGGATCGGAAATAGTTAACTTAATGAGATTCCCAGATGAAGAAGAAACTTATTTAACTATTTACAGCTATAGCTCTGAAAGATATTCTTTTTTAGACCGTTTGAAGATTTTATTCGGCGTAAAAACAAGAACAACAGACATAGTTTTAAGTAAAGAAGATTGGAATAAATTAAAACAGTTTTAAGATGAAAAAAGAAGTAAGAGCGTTATTTACTCTAACAAGTAAAGAAATAGATGAAGCGTTTTATGATTTTTATGTTAGAAAATTCAGAGAGTCTAATTTGAATGCTACATTCTCACCACAAGATATAAAAATAGAGTTTAATGATTTTTTAGAAGTATCTTTAACAATAATAGAAGAGAAAGAGTTATGAAAGCTTTTAAAATCAAAAATGCTGAAGGTAAGTTCTCAACTGGCAGTCAAAATCCTAGATTCACTAATCGAGGTAAAACATGGGGAAGTCTTCAAGCAATTAAATTACATCTAAGACAGTTTTGTGACCAAGGAGGTTATAAAATCGTAGATAGTATATTTTATAGACATCACCAATGGGAGAATAATATTCCGTCAGATTGGATAGTAGTTGAGTTATCCGAAGATGGGTTAAAAGAATATCCTGCAAAACAATTATACCCACCAACAGAAAAAGAAAAAATATGGAAGCAATAGAATTAGTAAACATAATTTATCCTGAACACGACAGAACGAGTTGTAGTGACGAAGAATTAAGTAATTCATTTTGTTTTGAATTAGATGATTGGTACGAAGATAGTGATAAAATAAGTGAAAAGTATTTACCAAGATGTCGAAGATGCGCTTTATTACAAATAAGTCGCGGAAAAATAAAATTAACGGAAGAAAATAAAGAAGTAATTCAAAATTATTTTTAATATGAGCGAATTAAGAATAAACCCAGAAAAAGTATCTCATATAAGAATACACGGTTTACAAGAAACTAATTATTTCTACAGACCAGAAACTATCAGAAAATACTTCTTCGGTCTTTTTAAGGAGGTAGAAAGAGAAGGTTATTATATTACTGGAGGCTTAGAGGATATTTATGGTATGAATTTTCTGTAGAAGATTTTAAAGACTTTGTTTCTATGAGAGATATAAATGGTATATTGTGGAATAATCCTAAAATAGAAATTTTCGTGGGAAAAGAGAGAATAAAAACAAAATATTTCAAAACAGTCAGTGATGCTAAAGAATACTGTAATATAAACTTTCCAAATGTAAATGTGGTTATTTAAAGACATAAAATTCAAATTAACCGTAATATTTTATATTCTAATAATTATCTTAGAGATAGTAGTAATTTATTACGCAATAAAACTAATATTTTAAATTATGTACATCAATTATAATATCGTAAAAACGCATAATCTTGTTCCTGAGGACATATTTTTTCTTTGTGCAATAAAACAAACTGAAAAAGATATCTTAGAGATCATCCCAGAAAATGTTTTAAGCCGATATGAGGCACAATCTCTTTTGACAAGTATCAAAGGCTCAAAGACAGAAAATCCGCGCCATAAGATAAGATTATCCGATAAAGGTAAAAGTCTGTTAGAAGATTTAGAAACACCTGAAATTCTGGAAGAGGATATTAAGATATTTTCTTGGTTAAAAGACATTTATATATCGAGTGGGAAAGAATTAGGTAATCAAAAAAAGTCCAAATTATTTATAGCTTTATTTAGAGTTCATTCAGGAATATCAAAGAATTGTTTAGCATACTTATGTCAATCTTTTATAAACGATGAAAGTCAATTTGAATGGTCAAAAAAACTAGAATTTTTGTTGTTTAAGCCTGCAAATATGTATGAAAAATTCAATATCGAAGGATCAAGACTTTATCAATATTATATTAAAAATCAAGAGCAGTTTGACAATAAGTTTCAAACATTAAATTAAACTATGAATGAAATAATTTTAGATAAAAGAATCCGAAAAGTAGGAGAGGCAGCAACTGAAGCCTTTACCGAACTAAATAAAATACAGAAAAAAGAGAAGCTTATTCTAAGAACAGGGTTTGAGATGATTGACTGTCATATTGGGGGGCTATTGGCTGGGGATGCAGTTTTACTAGCTGGAGCTCCTGGCGCAGGAAAATCCGAATCTTTATACCGAATGATTGAGAGAATTATGAGCGTAGAAATAAATCCTATGGCTAGTAATTTTGTTAGTTTAGAGTATAGTATGGAAATGAAGATGCTTAACAAATTACTTAGATCTTCCCATAATATTTTAGGAAAGAAAAAATCATTAATATTATTTGAATCCTTCAATGAAGAAGAGGCTAAAAAAATAAAAGAATATTATGAAAGTTTACAGGATGATAGAAGGTATGTAGTCCAATCTCCTGTTACTCCAGATGAATTTTATAAAATGACTAGGGATTTTTGTTTAATAAATAAAGATAAAGAAGCCATACTGATTTCTGCCGATCACTTACTTTTATTTACGGGTTCTGATAAACAGTCAGTTTTAGAAAAAATAAGTGAGTACGTTAACTTATTAAAATTAGAATTTAACAACGTTTATTTCCTTTTACTTTCTCAATTAAACAGGTCATATAATGCTATAATTAAAGCTAAATCTAATGAAATGATTCCTACTAATTCATTAATTTTTGGTTCATCTTTTATGGAGCAATTAGTTTCCTATATTGTTATTATCACTAATCCTTTCAAACAGACAATTGATCAATATTTAAAAGTAAGTAAAAATAGGTACGATTATTTGGAAGAATTTTATGGTGAAGAAGATAAAAATGAGAAAGTCTCGTTTAATACAATAGGTAATTTATTTTTCTTTGTAACAAAAATTAGGGAAAGTGATAATGACTGGAAAAACTTGTTTATTACTAAGATGGATTTAAGTGATGAGGCTTTAAATAAAATGAAACAATCAGTTGAATCAACAACTACAAATATTTTTACACCGAACTTTAGTACTTCTACTCCAGTATTTGAAAATCCAACAGTAGATTTAACTAAGTTTGAAACTTCTTTTAGTGATTTGAAAGGTAAAGACTCAAGTCCATTTTAAAATAAAGTGTGAAAAAGGGATTAGAGTAGCACATTTATCTCATTTCAGAATCCCTGCGGTTTAAACTCCAATACCCAAAGTTGTAATGACGAGTAATGCTGTAAAATGAGATTAAGGCAATCATTTATTTGGTTGCCTTTTTTATTTTAGTAAAAATACCAGTTTTTATTTGGTACTTTAAAATATTTGTCGTAGGTTTGTCAGGAATTAAAATTATAAATATGAAATCAGCAGTAACACAAATACTAGAAAACCGGAATAAAAACTTTGATGCTAATAAATTTATAAAGTGGTTTGACGAGAATAGATTAAATCTACTCCAACTAGAAGAACGTCAGATTATAGACACCGCTATAGAATTTGGAATGCATGGAAAAGAAATGATGGAAGAAAAAGGTAAAGAATACTATAATTTAATCTTTAAAAAATAAATTAAAATGAAAAAACTAATTTTAGCATCAGCAGTAATTATTACACTATTATCTTGTAAGAAACCAACACAAGAAATACAACCAACTATCCAGGTAGTTACAGATACAATTGAAAATTTTAGAATTGTAAAGCATATCAAAGAAGATACAGAAACTAAAACTTCTTATCATTATAAGTATGATTGGTTAAATGGAAAATTCAGACAACAACCAAAAATATCAAGTGAAACAAAATATTACATCATTTTCACGGATGGGAGTATGGAAGAAACAACCAAAGAGAAAGGAATGTTCTATGAAAAAGGAGATACAATAAAATACTATACTTACGTTTATAAATAAAAATATGTTAATAGGAAAACAAATAACAGGATTTAAATTCGAAGAAAAAGATTATCCAGAAATAGGGTGGATTGAGGAAATGGATTTATTAATTGGAAGTGTAGGTAAAATAATAATGGAGAATAAATTTTTGAAATGTTATGAAGTAGATTTTGGAAATGATCAAGTTTGGCATTATCCCGCAAAAGAAATTAGAAAATATTTATTATGAAAACACCAATAGAGGAATTAGTTAAAGAGTTACAAAACGGATTTTTAGAAGATAGGTTTAATTGCCTAAGTGATATACTAATACTATGTGTAAAATACCAAAGCTTAGAAGAAAGAGAATTAATCAACGCCTTTAATAAAGGATATGATAATGCAAGAGAAAATTCCATAGGATTTAATGAAGAAATATCAGATGGAGTGTCTTATTATAATCAAACATTTAGTAGAGAATAATTATGGGAATTATTTCAAAATTAGAAATAGAAGAAGGGAATATAATTAGTAAAAATTAGAAATTATGATTGATACATACAATAACCGCGACGAAAAAGAAACTGAAAAAACTTTTGAAGATTTAAAGTTAGAATTAAGTAAAGAGGACAATGAAATAATCGATAATTATATTCATAAGTATGTCCAAGCTAAGAACGAAGCTGATAACAGAGTTAAATATTCTAAACAGAAAGAAGAAGATGTTAAGTTGTTCTTTTCCCTTTTAGATTCTTTCTTTCCCGCCGATATGGCAAATATAGAGTTATTAAATAATTTGGCACAAAAAATAAAAAATAATTATGGAATTTAAAGGAACAAAAGATTTATCATACTTTAAAACAAATGCAGAAGAAGACTATATGTATACACCAATATCTGTTTTAAGGTATATATCAGAGCTTGAAAAACAAGAATCAACTGA